AATGGTAATTAAATGATAATAGATAATTTTAATATAGTATCTCCTTGGTTTGACAATCTCTTAGACCGGGGAGATTTCTTCTTTGTACAAGTAATGCAAAGAAATAAAGAAAAAAAAATAATGTAAGTAGTAGTGGTTATGTTATTAAAGATTATCATTTCTTTGATAAAGAAACTTTCTTATCTAAGAAAGAGGAAATTACTACTTTGTGTGAGGCTTTCAATGCTAGAGCATATTTTTGGGTAAATCCTAGAAATTGTAAAGAAGTACAATATGAAATAATTGGGGAAGCTTTAGAAGCTATAGAATTAGGAACTCATAAATTATTTAAATGTGTATCTAGAGCTCTTGGCAGAAAAAGATGTAATAAGTATAAATCTAAATGGATATTAGATTTTGATACTAAGGATTGGAGTCTTATAAATAAGTATTTAGATTTAGTTAGAAAATGTAGACCTAATGTAAATAAAATATTATATTATGTTCCTACAGTAAATGGCATTCATGTAATTACTCTAGGATTTGATTTAGGGCAATTTAAACAAGAATTAGCTATAGCTAAACTAGATAATATAGATATACATAAAGACAATCCAACAATTCTATATTATTCAAATGAGTAAAAAATTATGGATAGCTCGAGATTCTGATTATATAACGTATGATTACCTCAATGATGACTATGGTCAAAAGCATAAGGGTAAATTACACATATTTTATGATACACCAGAATTAGAGCTTAAAGAAGATAATCCAACAAAGTATTGGGGTTGTTCTAGAAGATATTGTTGGGGATGTGCTAGAGAAATAGCAATAATTCCTAGCTATATGTATCCCGAAATAGAACCTTGTACTTGTTGGCAATTAGATAATTTAATTAAATATAAAGATCAAAATTTTATGAATTATGAAATTATAGGAAATGCCTGATAAATTAGGAGTTTCAATAGTTAAATATTTGTGTCCAATTTGTGGTAAGGAAGCTGATAATGGAATTATTATGAACTCTTTACTTACAGAGGAAAATGCTAAAGAAGTAGAAAAGTTGCACAATAAGGCTATTGGATATGCTGACCATGCTTGTAAAGAGTGTGCCACTTATAAAGATAAAGCTGTATTTTTTGTAGGTATAGATGCTTCTAAATCCACTAAAACAGACCCTTATAGAACGGGACAAATTGTTGGTGTTAAAAAAGAAGCTGAAATTGTCGAACATTGTAAAAAGTTTATTCAAACATTGTCTGATGATTCTCAGTATTGTTTAATAGATAATGAAGTAGGAAAGACAATAGGATTATGGTAAAATCAATGAATCCTCTACTACTAGATCCAGTTAGAGTGTACGTTGGTAAATTAAAAAGTACAATTCAAAGTTTAGAACATAAAATTGATAACTTTAAAGAGTATGATGCTAATCGAAAAGTTTATTATAGTAAAGCTATGAGACGTCTTGGTGAACTAGAATCTTGGATAGATGAATCTGATCCAGAATTTAAGTTACGAAGCAAAATACAATCTCAGAAGCAAACTATAACTAACTTGAATGCCTTAATTAAAGCATCTAAACTTGAAGTTCCAGAAGACTTTGATTTAGCTAAAGCCAAAGTTAAAATACTAGAATTACAGAAAGAAGTAAAGTCTTTAACTAAGCAAAATACAAGTCTAAAGGCTTCTGTTTCTGAATTAGTGTATAAATTAAATAATCAATCTTAATATGAAGTTAATTAAACAGTCATTTGAATTTATCAATCAAACAGATTTCTCTTTAGTAGGAATCAAAAAGCATATCGAAAGATGCGCACGAGTAAGTTATAAAAGCGAAGATAAGATTACAGACACTTCTTATGAGAAGTTTGTAAATATGCTAGAATCTAGAGGGCATGATAGACCTCTTGAATTTGGTACTGTATATTTATCTAGAACTTCTCAAAAAGAGGATAATATGGAATGGCTTGATAAATATGCTTATAATCCTTGGAGTAAATTTAGTTTTGGAAATGGTAGTACTAGAATAAATGGAGAACTTAGGAATACTATTTATGTGACTACTAATTACAGAGTGATTAAAGAGCATCATTGGGAGGATGATTTACAATATCTTTGTGAGCCTACAGAGTATCATCATAAGAGATACACAGTTCACATGATTCTTGACCGTGGAGTTATGGATGAGTTCAGAACTCATGTAGGATTGTCTCATTTGGCTGAAAGTACTCGTTATTGTAATTATTCCAAAGATAAGTTTGGTAATGAGTTAACTTTTATCCAACCTTGTTGGGATATTAGAGATACTAATTACATTGATTTTTTACAACATGCTGAGTGGGGCTATTTTAGAATGTTAAAGAATGGTTGGACACCTCAACAAGCTCGTTCTGTACTTCCTCTAGGCATTAAGTCTGAACTTATCTCTTGCGGATTTGAAGATGCTTGGGAAAACTTCTTTAAGAGAAGAGATGCTCCTGATGCGCACCCAATGGCTCAGGAAATAGCTAATCCAATGCACCAAAAATTTATTGAATTAACTGAAATGAAATGACTACTTTAATTATAATATATATAATATCTATTATAGGAGCTATATTAAGTATTAGATATGATACAGGTTTTGATGAAGATGACTTCATTATCTTTGCTATATTCTGTCCCGTATTAAATAGTGTAATAACTATTATAGAATTACTTGAATATATTCCTAATCCTAATAAAATATTATACAAATTAATTACATATAAAAGAAAATGAACTTTTTAGATAAAAAAGTAGAAGAGATTCTTAAAAATCATCCTAGTGGTGAAGATTTTTTTAATCACTTAGATGATATGATTCGAGGGCATAAGAGTATTATTGATGCTGCCTGGGATAAGTTAGTTCAATGGTGTTACGATGAGCATCTGTGGGTAAATAGAGGTATTCCCACATTTGGTTGGAATGGTTTGATTCTTACAGGTGCTTTTGGAAGAGCAGTATTTAATTACATGCCTTATGAGATACGTAGAACTTTTGAGCAGGTAATACTAGTTAATGGAGGATTGCGACAAGAAGATACTAAAGCACAGATATTAGTTAATCAAATAGACGTTGATGATTTTATCTTATTTGATGACTCTTTTTATTCAGGTACTACTAGAAATAAAATAGAAGAAGCCCTCAAAGAAATTCGTCAAGGTTGTAAAATTATCCAGACTGTGTGCATTTATGACGGTGGTAAAGACTCTAATGTAACTTCATTATATAAATATTACAAGTAAATGGGTAAAAGAATTCTTTATACTTGTGATTTCTGTGGCTCTACTATAGACCTAGATAAGCAAGTAGGAATCTTAGATTACTGCAGTGCAGTAAACTCTATAGATGAGAGGTGGACACTCAATAGACGTAGATATATATGTGATAAATGTCTTGAGAAAATTTCATTATTTTTAAGTAAATGAATCAAATAGGTAAAATAGAAAAATCTTATTCTTATACTATTCCAGAGGGTCCTCATAAGGGAGAAACTCTTTGGAGTGGTAGATATTGTGCAGTTAGCTGTGTAGTATTAGCTAAAGAAAAAGATGGTAAATGGTATGTATTAATTAATAAAAGAGGTAAAGGAACACCTGATGACCAAGGTAAATGGAATATGCCATGTGGATATTTAGATGGTGGAGAATCTGCTACTGAAGCATGTTCTAGAGAAGTTGCTGAAGAATGTGGGGTTAGTATTCCTTCAGAAGCTTTTACATTAATTAACGTGGAGACTGACCCTAAAAAGTGTAATAAAGGTAATGTTACTTTAAGACATTTATGTATCCTAAGTCTTAGAAAACCTATTGGTAAACTTCAAGAAGGCGGAGAGAAAGATGAGGTTGATGGAATTAAATGGTTGCCTATAGAAGAAATCCCTAATTATAACTGGGCATTTAATCATAAGTCAACTCTTTTAAATGAAATTATACCTAAATTAGAGGAGTATTACCATAATTATGTGTTAGATACAATAAAAGTAACTTATGAATAATTAAATATTTAGATTAGTATTAATTAGATCAATTATTTATTTTTAAAAAATATTGTTATATGAACTCATTACAGAATTTGTTTGATCTTTCTTTTAGCTCTAAGTTAAATAATATTCAGTCTTCTTTTCAGACTGCTCACGATAAAGCGGTCACCTTGATTTCTAAAATGAATGATAAGATTTCAGAAAAAGAAGAGGAAGTAAAGAAGATTCAGTCTGAAATTAAGGATATTGAGAATATCAAGGCTCAGGCAAATAAATTCGTAGGTAATCTTAAAAGCATCTTAGTATAATGTATAAAGTTAAAGAGGCTTTTGAATATCTTGTAGATGATTATGATGACTTCTGCTCCGTACAAGATATGATAGATTGGGAGAAAGAGCTAGGTACTGATGCATCTTGGCAAGACATAGAAAATGTCCCAGAGCACGACTATAAGAGTAGTCCATGGGGTAATAGTGTTATTGAAGTTATAAATAATGCTGTATCTATAAATAAAGATACCCTTTTACAATTAATTAGAGACTCTGAAAAATTAGCTGCTCTAGAAGCTGAAGGGGTTGATAATTGGGAGGGTTATAGCTTAGCTATGAAAGAACTTAATACTGGTTATCAAAAGGATGCTATAACTGATGAAGTATTAATTAAGCAATATTGTGAATGGTTGATTTTGAAACTAAAAAAGTGCTGTTCATTGATTTGGACGGCACTTTAATTAAGACTATTTCAGGTAAAACATTCCCTGAAGATATTACAGATTTTAGAATACAACTTCCTGTACTAGATAAAATTATAGAAAAGATGCCTAATCTTGAAATGTTTTTTATAGTAAGTAATCAAGGAGGTTTAAAGACTCTTACAGATAAACGTATTTTTAATTATAAGATATGGGCTGTAGAAGGTATATGTCATGGCTATTTTATTAATAAACTTAATAATTATTCATATAGTGATAGCTTGTATTGTTGTTCTATGGATAAGAATGATACTTATCGAAAACCTAATACTGGAATGCTAGAACAATTATACTATCAATACAAAGTAGAGTCTAAAGATGAATGTATTATGATAGGAGATGCTTCTGGTAAGCCCGGAGATTTTTCAGATTCAGATAAGAAGTGCGCTGAGAATTTTGGTATAGATTATATTGATGTTAGAGACTTTTTAGAATTATGAAATTAAGACTAGACGAATATTACGCAATAATTAGTGAGGAATGGGAAGAAATAGAGAATTACATGCCTGAAGATATGGCAGAAGAATTTGAAAAATTTAGTGAATCTCACACCCAAGACGAAATTTGTAATTATTTAAATAACTTATATTCACATATAGAAATAATAAATACACGATACCGTACTAATTATTTTGACTTAGAAAAGTCTTATATTAATTATACTGCTATTATAAAGATTGAAGATAAATATTATTCTTTCGATTGGTATTATACTTGGTATTGGCCTTTTAAAGATCAAGTAGATGCAGATAAGGACTTAATAGAAGTATTTCCAAAAGAAGTAACTATAACTACGTATGAGCCAAAGTAATCCTGAGTTTTATGAAACCAGTACTGCAGAATTCATTGAGAAATTTATTTATATAAATAAAAAACCAATGAAATTGAATAATAATCAAAAGTATCTAATTAAAATTTTAATTAATCAATAATTATATTAAGTATGGACGAGTATGGATTTGTGAATGATTTAGATTTAGCTAAGTCAATATTAATTATGTACTTCTCTAATAAGTTTATTTTGGAACGCGAATTAGTTACTAAGATTAAAAATGAATTAGTAGAAATTGAAGGAGGCTTTACATTCATTAATCCTGATGGTTACTATCATTTTGGGGGTCCAGATCAAATGGACGGATATGTAATTCGGGAATTAGAAGGATGGTTAAAAGAATACAAGGAAATTAGTGAAGGCGATTCACATTTGATGCTTAACTGGCTGAATAAACTCGATGTAGTATTCTATGAGATTGAAGGTGAACTTAAATGCTTTGTTCTAAGTGAATTTGATTAAGAAATGAAAAAATTAAATATTTCTCCAGAGTTTTGGGCATTCCTTATAGGAATAAATATAGGTATACTTGTAAAAGTATTTATTGACACAATTTTAAAATGGTTAAATATACAATAGAAGAAGCAAAACATATTTGGGTAACTTCAGATACTCATTTTAATCATGCTAATATAATTAAGTATTGTAATCGTCCATTTTCTTCTGTTGAGGAAATGAATGAAACTATAATAGCAAATTGGAATAAAGTGGTTTCTCAGAGGGATACAGTCTATCACTTGGGAGATTTTGCTTTAGGTGATAAATCACTCATCCCAGATTTTATAAGGCGTCTAAATGGACATATAAGCTTTATTATGGGAAACCATGACAATTTAGATATTATGAAAAGTTTTGAGACTCCTTTTAGATGTGAAACAGTATCTTGGGAAGAAGTAATTAAAGTAGGGAAGAAAACTATAATTCTTAATCACTTTCCATTTGGTTCTCTACCAGACCCAGCTACTAATCGTCCTATAATTCAATTGCACGGTCATGTGCATAGTACACCGGATAAGCCATGGAATTATTTCGATAATCAGTATGATGTAGGTGTAGATAATAATAACTTCACACCTGTAAATTTGGCAGAATTATTAGATAAAATTCATTATAAAGTACATATCAAATGAAAATAACTTTGTATGAGCATTCTAAGAAAGTGTATCAAACAACGGACGCAGAATTGGAAAGAATCCCTAATATAGGAGAATTTATGTGTATTGATGAAGTAGGTTATAATGTAGTTGATATACATACTATTTTTGATACAATTACTGAAGAAGTAGAATTAATAATATGTTTAAATAAATGCAATTAATAACTCCTGAATATATAAATAATAATCTTGATCTTTTTAAATATTTACAAAAGATTGGAATACTTCCAGATGATTCTAATGTAAGAGATAAGAATATTGGAGAAAGTAACTATTCTAAGTCTATAATTCAACCTTGGTCTGTATGGCAAGATTGGAAATTGAATCCTTGGGATGCTGATATAGTTAAACGTATATATAGAACTAAAGTATTACAAGGAAAGACTGAGAGTGAAGCTAGAATAGAAGACTATGAAAAGATTATTCATATATGTCAAGAGAGAATAAGACAATTACAAAATAATTAATATGAAAAAATTAGATAATGGAAATCTCTATACTAGAGATGAATTTAGAGAGCGTGTTGAGAATGGATTGTTTATAGATTCGGACGGTGAGGGACAGTATTCTAATGAGAATGGGGATTGGACTCATAAATGGTTATCTCCTTCTTCCTTTACATTGGATGAGATTAACAACAAAAATATGGAATATACACATGTAATATGGTATAATAAATAATAATTAAGGGCAGGTCAGTGGAGTAAAATCCATTGGCTTGCCCTATTTTTTTACTTTATAGGGGGGTGGGTTAGCAAATGCTAGCTTGCCCCCTATTTTTTTAATTTATGTGTGATATGTGATACTTATTACAATAAGTACATTGATAAATAGTATAAGTATCTAAGTGCATCTTTTTGAGATATTTCTCAGCTAAATCTATAGTATCAAATGTCATTTTAGTTTTACCTAATTTATTATAATGACATCTAGGATATTTAGTAGATAAATTGTCTCTAGGTTTCATATTAGTATATTCAATCTTCTTGTAAAGACTAATTAATACAATTAAGAATTGGTCTCATCTAACGTGCCGCAGAGAGGGAACTGCATAGAGTCTATTCCCAATTTTTATCTCCAGTTATAAGACTCCAACCGTTACTTAGCTAATTAGCAGCATAACTAATAGAGAACGGATTCCAATCTCCTACAAAGCCAAATAAGGAGCCTATCATATTAAAATCTAGAGCTGAATTTCTTACAGTTTTAGCTATTAGATTTAGGGCTGTTGCAGTCATGGCATCTCCAATTTGTGCAGATTTTTTAGCCTTTTTAATTTCTTCATCAGCTAAATCCCCTAATAACCCACCTAGTAGAGAACCAATAAGTAACATACCAAGCAAATCACTAACTATCAACTTCATATTCTATTTATAAAGTTTCTATAAGTCTTCATCAGTTCCATCTAACTTTTCTTTCCAAGCAGCTTTAAGATTTCCCTTATGTCCTATAGTTCTTTTAAGTACATCATATAGGGTTATAAAAGCACCTTCCTCAAATCTGCCCTTCCATTGCATAAAGGGTACTTCACTAGCTCTAGGATCTCCCTCTTCTACAGGCATTGAGGAGTTATCAATATCCCCATTTTCATTTTTAGAATAATAACACTTTTTACCATTAGGACTTATCATCTAAACCCATTTTCCCTGTGCTTTAATACCTCCAGGAGCAAGATACTAATTCTTTTTACCTGACCAATATGTTTGCATTTGCATTATAAGACCTCCTAAAAATGTAGATTGCCATAATGATTTCTTAGAACTATCGTAATATCCATACATAGTATCTCCAATAGCTTTCATAGATTCAGATTCTTTATTAGAATATGCTTTAGGTAAATTTGGATTATCCAAATCTATGGTGTATAATGAACCATCAGCATTTCTAGCATTCTCTCTTACTAACTACTAAGCGGTAGCTAAGAATAAGGCTTTGGCTTTATTATATTCAGGAGAACCCTTTGGTTTATTAAATAATGCTTCAAATCTCTTATCCTTTTTAATATTATATATTAAATTACCCTGGGCATCTACTGAATGAGCTTCATAACTACCATCTTCAAGCATCTATGCTGTGAATATTGACATTCTATTATAGAAATCAGGACGAGAGGACCAATAATATGCAATTCTATCAAAGAAATTAAATAGACCATGTTTATTAGTACTATTGTTTTGAGCAAATGAGGCAGCATCCATATCATTTATACCATAGAGAGCATTACATCCTTCTATCACAGAATTTGTTTCACTGTAATTAAATAACTCTTTATATACAATACCCATAGCTTTACGCATATTAGAAAAACTAAATGTTTCTTTACCGTCAGGTTTAGTTATAACTAATTTAGCAGCCTTCCAAACACTTTCTAGACTCTAATAGGACATTTGTAAAGGTGAGAAGGCTAGTGCCATCCAAGAAGCACTTTTCTATAATATTCCTGTAGCACCTCTTAAATGTCTTAACTAAGGATTATCTATTGCTAACTTATTTATTTTATTTTGAACATATTCTTTAATATATTTCTCATCAGAAGAATAGTCTACCCCCTAGTTATTACCCATTACTGCTAAGGATATATAAGCTGCTTTAATTAAAGGCATTCTATCTTCCATAGCTTGTTGAGTAGCATATGCCATCATATGAGCACCTAGTATTTTTTCTATATCTGTCTCGAAACAATTAGATCCGTATTTTCCTTGTAGATGTTTAATTAAGTCTAATCTGCCCGGACCGCTTCCCTAATCCATAGTATTTATTACTTTAAATACTTCACCGTCAATACTTTGCTACTAATCTATTTCATCAGATAAATATTTAGATTGTATATCTTTTAAAGTATTTTGAATTCTCTCTTTAAAAGTTGCTCCATTATCTTTGCTAATCAAAGGTCTCATTTTACTTTTTAACCAACCTAACCATCCGTCTGCATTAATTTTAGATGCGGCATCAGCCCTTATTAAAGGAACCTAAAAGAAATCTGGATCATTTGCTTCTATTTTATCTTTAATAACTTCAGGAGTCCAATCTGGATGTTTATTTTTAGCTATTTCTGTCAATGCCCATTTTAAGAATTCTTTTTTATGTTCAGGTAGAGAATTATCTTTCCAAGGATTTTTAAATTTGAAATCACCGTCTGTATCGTAATAAGTCATACCATTATAAAGAGAAGCCTAATTACCTAATCCATATTCACTAACAACTCCATAGTTTTCACCTCTCTTTAATTCTCGTACTTTTTCAGACAGCGCATTAAGTCTTTTAATTGACATATCTCGAGTATTCTGATAACCATCAAGAGCTAACTAAGTTACCTAATTAAGAAGTCTATTACCAAAGTTACCTGGGTTATCTATCATATTTCCAGACATACCATTCTCTAAAATATTTAGACTATCTAAGAAAGAACTATGTGCTTTTGTTTCCTATCGAATATCAAAACCACTAAGTTCAGCAATAGCTCTAAGAGTCATTTGATACATCTATTTAGTATACTACTAGTCATAATTCTGTACTTCTGAATATATACTTTTACCCTTATTTTCTCCTCTAGTTAAAATATCCCTATTCATTCCAAAGTCTTTCTCCAATTTGGTTTTAAGCTAATTAAGAGCTTCAAGACTTTCTTCTACATTATTAGGTTGCAGGGAACTTTGTAATTCAGTCATAGCAGGTTTAAACTTACTAAACTCTTGGGCTTGCCACCTATCATTAACTCTATCCATTATATCTGCATATTCTAGATAAGCTCTTTCAGCTAAAGATAATAATTTAATAGTGCCATCCTACTTAAACTAATCTTCTCCTTCTATATTAAAGGTCTTTCTAAGTTTTCTCCAGTTATAAAGTAATTCTTTATTAGAGTTAGTTTCAGCACCCTAACCAAATACTGGATTAAGAACACTTATATTTCCTAACTAAATAGACTTATTAAACTAAATATTATTTAAAACAGCCATAGCTTCCATAAGCTCTATGTTACCATTAGTAGCTTTAATAATCAAACTGTCTGACTTGGAATTTTCTCCCAAATCAGCTTCCTTTGCCCCAATAATATTCTATCTACCCTTTCCCCAAGAATGCTAAAAGGATAAATCCGCTGAACTAATTTTAACTACCTCTACTAAGTCATTAGCCTTGTTATATAAAAATATCATACCAAACTATTCAGCAATATCTTGTGCACGACCCTCCATTACCTCCCAAGATTTACTACAGTATTTAGATAGTCTTGTTTTAGTCCAATCACTCATAGAATTAGGTAACTAAATCTATCTAGTGTCTTCAGCTTGTGCCTATTTAAGTGCTCTTTTAATCTCCTAAGTTCTCTTTAAACTACGTTCTCTCTAACCTGTAAAGAACTTCTTAACCTTATTAAATAATTCAGCTTCTGCGCCTTCTTTCAATTTTACCGATATTGTCTTAGTCCATCCTTTAGGTTTAAATTCTAAAGAACCTGCTTCTTTATTTTCATGGAAACCTCCCTAGCCATCAATCATCTTTTTTATCTATTCATCAGTAGCTACATTACCATGTTCAGGAAAACAAGTTTTCATTAAGTCAGTTACATTTTCTGTAATCTTACTAGAATCTCCATCTAATAGTAATGGAGCTTCTATATATTCATCAAGGTTATTAGCTATGTAATCTTTATTGGCTCTATCAGTTATTGATTCCAGTAGATTACCACCAGGTACTATACTATCATAAGTCCATTTACCATTCTCTTTTCTGAAATTATTTAATTTAAGAGGTATGATATTTAAACTTGTAGCAGTAGTATTGAACCCATGTCTCCTAAGCATTCTTTCATAAGTACTTAATTGATAAGTAAATGTAAGTTTTTTAGCCTCTGCAAAATCATCATAATTTTTAGGAGAAGTTTTATAGTCCATAATATGAGGAATACCATTCTCATCAATAACTAATAAGTCTAGACGACCCAATACACTTAAATCATCTCTACCCTCATATTCATGATTCAATTTAGCACTAACAGTAATTTCAGGATAAAATATACATTTTTTACCATACTAACTCTATAGCTAATCTCTTAAATTTTTAGCTATTTCTAATATACTATTAATTTTAGTATCAGTCATTTCATCTGTAATAATTCCTTTATTACGCATATATTTAATACTCTTGGCTAAATGCATAGCTCCTTGATTTCCTTCCCATAATTCATATCGATACTTAGGATTCCCATCAGAATCTTCACCTATTCTAGCAAAATAACTCTACATAATGGCATGAATATCATCACCATACTTAGCTTGGTGTTTCCATTTATCTTCCATTATTTTACGGAAGTTATTCTATTCAGATGTTCCAAAATCATCTTTTAAAGAGCCGTCTGCCTTACGCCAATCTCCCTAATTTCCTAATTCTACAGGCTATACTTTAGAATCATCACCATCAAAAAATGCATCTATTTCATCTTTTGAGTAAATTCCCTAACTCCAATTTAAGTATTGTTTAGCCCAATACTCAGTAGTAAATGTAGGTACCCAAAGATTACCTTCATCATTTCTCTAGTCCATTAAAAACTCACTTACACCAACATAAGGACGGGTCATTTTTAATATTTCTTCTGAATCTATAAATGATGCATTTTTCTTAGCCTCAGCATATCGTTTATTTAGTTCTTCTGCTTCTTTATTGATACTATCAATTCTACTCTAAGCAGATAACTATCTTTCAGTCATAGAGAACACTAAATCTCCATACTTACTTTCATATATTTGTTTTTCTAATAGAAAATCATCTAACTATTGTATGGACTAAAATTGTTTTCCTTTATAATTATAAGTACATTTCATACACAATCTTCTCTTAAATCACCTTTTTTCATTAAATCTGACTTAGTATTAGCTAATACTCTATGTAAGGCAGCATCATCCAAACTTCCCTAAAAACTTGTTTCTAACATCTAGGAATTTACAGTTTCTGCTAAATCAGCTAAAGACATTCTATATAACTTAGAATCAGGAATACTTTTTACACTGTACTAACCCATAAGTGCAGTATCTAATAGTCTCTTCATGTTATAATGTAACTCATTAATAACAGGTTCATCTAACTATTCAATAATACTAGATTCCCCTGCTAGATACTTAGACATTTCTGTAACAAATAATTCTTCCATATTATCATTTATAGTTCTATTTGGATTTTGCTCCATAAACTAATTAAATGTTGGAAAATTCTAAGCTTGTTGTACAATTCCATAATAAAGATCTGGATTCTTAAATCTAATAGAACCTAATAACATATGAGTCATTTCATGTATAGGAGCATCAGCTTTTGCGTGGTCTGTATTTATATATACATCCCCGTTATAAATAAAAGCATTGGCTGTCTAAATTTCAGGTATTCCCTACCATTCATCACTAGTCAGCTCTTTATCAGAAATAGTATGTAATTGTACTCCATACTGTTTCTCTAACTTATTAAATAACTAATTAAATACTCCCTACATATTAGGATTTCTATCTACTTTATGTTTTTCCTATTCTATTGTTTTATATTCTGAAGGTCTATCTTTTATGTCAACTAGAGCCTCCTTATATAAAGGAATTATATTTATGTCTTTATCTTTATAGGTATCATTTAAACTAACATTAGCCTCTTCAATACTTGATGTATTAGTAGAAGACATAATATTATCTATAGATGTTGAGCTATTACTATCTAGATGTAGTTTATTAATTATATGTTGAGAAGAATCAACATTTGGAATTTCATCTAGATTAGGTAATCTCCCATACTTATTCATAAATCCATTACAAAATGGATAAAATATAGATTCAGGAATACCAGACTAAGATAACTTAGTCCGATATTCTAAATCTTTAATTAAACAATTATTCACAGTTTATTATACTATTTAATTCTGATTCAATCTATTCTTCATTAATTACTGTAGTAAATCCGTCTGTTCCAAGAATCTACTTAGTAGGTAATACTCCTTTACGATCCCTCATTAACTTAATAAATTTATCTACCACTTCTTTATTTCCACCCATATTCACTAATACTGGTTTGCCATCCCTAATTTCATAAGTTATAGGATACTATTTAGTTAACTCTAAGGTAGTAGGCATTACCTATAAACCAATTGCATTATACTTAATTTCAGGATTCGAGAAGAAGCTATAATCTCTTTTAGATAGGGCACTAGATTCCTATTTAACATAGTTATTAATTTCTGCCATAGGGTCTTTTCCACCTTCTGGATCAAATCCCATATCATTTATAAATGTATCTTCCATATCCTACTCAAAATCATAGTCATATTCACCTTTTGACTTCTTCTCTTTCTTTTTATAAAGTATAATCTATTCATTATTCTAATCCTTATATTTAAGTACTTTAGAACCTCCAACATAAGGAGAACTCATAGGTGCAAGCCATTCATCGGTACATGTCTTTACTAAATCCTAATAGAAATCTAAGTCTCTATCTTTTTCTGCTATAAAGTGTTTGTAACTCTGGGCTAAACCTGAGTCTAGATAATCCTCAAATATTTTATGTAAAGAAGTAGGACCAAATTTACCATTATTACATATTAAAGAATACAGATAAAATAAGTCTTTTATAGCAAAAGTATTACCTTTGGCATCTCTAATCAGGTCATAAGTAGCTAATTTATTAAAAGCGTCTTTATGTATATCAAACATTTCTCTTTCAGCATCTGACTAAGGTAACATGTTTATTCCATTCAATCCATAATAAACTGCAGTCATACCTAAATTAGTTCTTGAATTAACTATAGGACTTAAATGCTAAATAAATATGTTATTTTTTAATGTCGGATCTGCTTTAAGTTTAGGAATAAGAGTTTGCTCCATCCATAATTTAAAGTTAGCATCCCCCATATCAGTGCCTAGTTGTATAGTCTTATCAAAATATAACTAACTATAACTATTTGGAGTTCCTATAAACGCATAAGTCTTCATTTTATCAGTACTGCCTGGAATAGTAATCTATATCTTACTATCTCGCATCCAATTTTGTCTTAATTTATAGTCAACATAATTGTTACCATTTTTAAGTACCTACTACTATAAATTACCTGTAACTTTATTTTTCTAAATAAAATCTGCAATTTTACCTACTGTAAATCTATACTTTAACTATTTGTTTAATAGACCCTGATGAGCCATATATAAAGTTTCCATATAACCTTTATACTAAGGATCTGTAGTAAGAACACGTAAGACATTATAGGATTGTTTAATTCTATCATACTGCACTATTTTTTCCATCTAGTATACTTCATCATATAAAAACTTCTCTAAATCAATCTTATACTTATCAGGATTTTTTAACTCATCTTTTGTGGCACTATAAATATCTAAACCTCCCCTATTTTTAACTCTAGCAAGTTGTCTAAGTCTTCTAGTTATAACTTCTTCAATATTAGCTACCTAGTTTTGTAAATCTAAAGCATTAGTATTTACCTCTTTATTAAGTTTAAGGATTTTACCTATCTCTTTATATTCATCAGCACCAAGAGCAAGGGTTTCTAAGTCTGTAGCTATTACAGATTTTCCATATACAGTATCATAATTTCCACTATTTAGTTCTAGCTTAACATCAGCAATATACTATTCCATAAAGTCTAATGCCTAGTTATATAAAGTTGAGTAGAGATTAAATTCGTCCTTTGTCTAGATAACACTACTAATCTAATTAACTTTAGATCTTAAATCTTCAATTAACTAAATAGCGTTACTCCAATGAGCTAACTATCTAAGAAGTGGTAATTTTTCATTATAATCATCTGCTATACTATTCTACAATAACTACCAAGCAAAATCAGCTGGACCTAATATTTTCTAATCCTTTGGTTTACCTTCATTATAAATGGATAAATCAAATGTATTAAATCTAGAGAGCTATTCTAGGGGGTCTTTATGTAAGTAGTCAAGAGCACCAAGTATTGTTCTACAACCACTATTACCACTAAATATATCTCCTTTAGCTAATTCTACTAATCTAAAAGCAAGTGGTGAAGTCATTATTTTAAACAGAGTGTCTACTGGAACTCCAAGAGATAATCCATACAGATACATACCTAAAGTCTAAGTACCTGCATTTAATTTAGCTAAAGCTAACTCCTTAGCGTTATCAGTTGAAAGAGACAGAAAAGCAGAAGCTTCATTAGCAGCATCAGATTCCCATTCTTGAGCTAATAAGTAATTCTGTAAAGTAATAAAATTGCCATTCTCAGCATCTGCTAAACTTTCCATTAATTCCTAATTAGCATTTACATTGGCAAGTCCTCTATATGTTTTACCACCAATTGTTACCTTACACATTAAAGCTTCTTTTTCCTCATTACTAGTATGTTCATCATTTAATACTGTATTATACATATGAGTTAATGCAAAGAAAGATTTAAGACCTGTCGCGCAAATAGCAATACCATCTTTACCAACCATATTCTCATTGATACTCTAGATTTTATTAAATACATTACCTGGAGTAAAGGTTTTTTGTACAGCATTTTTAGGAGATTCCTTAGTTAAGTTCTTAGCAGTTAATGTCATAACATCTACAGAAGACTAGGCTTCTCTAAGATTAACTGGATTTTTAATAATATTCAATAATGAAGTTACAGCAAAATTCTTTAATATTCTATCGTTCTTAGCTTTAGAATTATTCTTTAAATAAGTATTATGCTTGTCTATAGCTTCTATTATACCATTTTCTATTTTATCATATAAATCTACATCCAATACCATTTCATTATCTGGGAATAATAAAGCTGTTAAGGCTCTAGTATTAGATATATCATCTTCGTAAGAATACCAATCCCCTGAATTAATAGACTCAAGAATATCAGCTAAATCTTTTATATTCTATTCACTATTAGTATTTACCTCTACAATTACATCCTTATTTTTAGTATAGTTTATTAAGAATAAAGCATCCTACTAATTAAGTTTATTAGCTAATCCAAATAATCTTTTACCATTGTAATGCTATTCAGCTATTAACTAGTGCATAGTAGTTATGGTTGGATTATGAATTTCCTCAACTTTTATTCTATCTCCAGTTGGGAATGGCAAATATTTTTCAGAAGCTTTGAGAAGTGCTGGTGAATCTAGATTAGCATATGGAGAATAGGTCTCATAAATACCATTTCTATTTATATCAAATGTCTGTATAGATACAGCATCAATATCCAAGTCACTTCCTTGTAAGAAGAACTGGAATTTACTTACATAGGCATTATTTGTATCTGTATTCTCAAACATAGCCACTCTTTGAGCCATAAAAGACTACTAAGACTATGCAGGAATACGTGCTGCTACATTTTCAAGATATTTCATAAAAGAAGTCCATATCTATCTAGATTCCTTTTGTAAGGCTAAATATGCTGGATTTTTAGTATCTCCTTTTATTAAATCTTCATACTTAGTAAGTTCATCTAAATAGTCTCCCTATTTATCATAATCACCTATTTTAGCAAGTCTCTTTGCAAAATTATTAGCTTTTTTAGATTTACTGCCTCTAGCAGCATCTAATAAATTTAATAATTCAGCTTCTGAACAGTTTGCATTTAAATTTACAAAGTTATAATTAAGGTTATCTAAATAGAAGGTAAATGGAGAATCTAAATGGATTTCCTCTCCTGTTTTCTAGTCAATAGTAATACCTTTAACCTTCTTTATATCAGGATTCTTAACCTCATTACCATTAGAATCTTTCCAAGTGTCTTTAGCTTCAGTAACTATTATTTCATTTCCATCATAATCAGTATAGATTTTATCATTCTTACTATACATTGGATGCATAATATTTCCATCACTATCCACTCTAAATACATGCCCATCAGAATCAACATACCTAAACCACTAAATTTCATTGGCGAAGTCAGAATTATCAATTCCTCTTCTTATATAAACATGATTACCATCATTTCTTTTTAGCTCCAAGTGGTAATTATACACTAACTATCCATCTTTATAATAATCCTAAACTTTAGTGTTAAGTCTCTTAGCTAATCTATCTAAGAAGAAATCAGGATTGTTAACAATATCACTAACCTAATCATACTAATTAAGACCAAAAGAGGAAGCAGCTGTCTTAGGTATTACTGTTCCATAACTAGTTACATCGATAGTAGAAGGCTATACAGTAACTACTTTATTATTGATTAATACATTTAGAGGCTCTGTATTATCTGGATTTAAAGCAGCTAACTATCTTTGCATTTCTCTATTTAAGAACTTCAATGCATATTTCTAAAAGAATTCTTTATACATAGGAGTCTCAGTTAAGAAAATTCCATTAAAATTATCATTTAAATCATTGACAATCTTAACTTTATTTGAATTATTAGACTCATTAAATTCCTTAATTATAGCAGCTTTTAATTCTTGATTCTTATCATACTTAGATAATACCTCTAATACTTTTCTTCTAGGATCTTTAGCTTCTCTTGCTTCAAAATAATCTTGTACAATATTTAAATCAGACATTTGCCATCTATTACCTAAAGAATCCTAAAATTTTACATCATAACTATCTAAGTCCTAACCTCCTATTAAAAACTCCTTAACTTCAGTAATCTGATTAGTAACCCCGGTTTCCTCATCAACTACGCCATTTAAATAGTCTATAAGCTTTCTATATCCCATAGTCTATTCTTGATATGGAATGTTATTATAGAATACAGTGCTAGTATCAGATTCTACTCTATGAGGTAATGTAACATTTATAACTTTAGTAGTTCCATCTGAGAAAGTAACTAAGTATTTACGTCCTATTTTAACATCTGGCATACTAGTTATTAATCCAGTTTCATCAGTATTATAGCTAAGTGGTTTTGTTTCTGCTTGTAACTATTCCATTACTTCAAAAGCATTCTCTGTATCATACTCTTTTTCTATAGCATCCATAGTTACGTATTTATATACAGTAGAACCGTCTTCATTTAATAGAATATTGCCATCTTTATCTTTAGCTGGTACTTTATACATTTTTATAATACCTTCAGCTGGATTTAATACTGCTAAAAGACCAGGCATTTTAGTTTTAATTCCAGCTTTAGTTAATGCAGAGGTTAAAGAACTAACTACCTTAGCAGATACAGCAGCATCACTATAAGGAATTTCTTTATCAATGTCAACATAGTTAGTTTTATTGATAGAAAACTATTTTTCAGCATTTATTTTCTTTATAATATTCTTTGCTACTAACTGTAACATATCACCGTCTGTAGCTGAAGCATTAACTAGAGACTTCATAATAGTCTCTGTTACAGCAGCATTAAAGCTATCAGAGAATCCATTTAGTAAATCTCCCATTTCGTCTCTAAATGCCTTAGTAGCCTATTTAGATAAACTATATAAAGCATTATACAGATTAGTAGCCTCTCCCTTAGTATATCCCATAGAACAAGCAGCTGAAATAACCTAGGTCATAAGAGACAAGTCTTCATTATCAGCTTGGTGTTCCTTATCAAGCTAAATACCAGCCTATCTCACTTCTACCTACATAAAACTTAAACCATTTCTATTAAAGAAAGAAGAGACTGGATTTATATTTGCAGCACCATGTTTAACAGCACCTATAGTAGGCATATAATGTATATCAGAATGCTTCATAGGCTAGATAACTTCCTCTGCCGTCTATGCTCTAATAATTCTCTCTTTTTTAGTTCCATAGATATTGGCAGCATGGGCGGTCATTTCTATAGACTTTTCAGAACCTTGAAGAGTTCCATCTAAGAAATCTACAGAGTTCATACCTCCAAACATTTGCCATACATCATAGTTAGAATTTACCTATACTTGAATAAGGTCTTCCTTGCCTTTTACCTCTCCATTTTCATCAACTTCTTGCTCTAATATAGAATAAGTATTATCTCCATCATAAGACTAGATACGTCTCTTATAAAATTTAGCTCCTTTTCTATAATAGAAATTACCATAGTCAATATCCTTATCTTCAAAGTCTTTAAGAATACCACCTTTACGCATAATATGTTGAGAACCATCTGCATTTTTCCAGTTCTTACTGGTCATATTATACATCATATTACGGTAAAAATCAAACTGTCTTATTTTATCATTAGTTAATCCAAATCCTGCAGTTTTAATAATACCTCCTGTACCAGTAGCTCTATCATAGAAATGAACAAATTGCTTCTTATTTATACCTGCTTTGTCTCCATTAAGAGAGTTATTCTCCCAAATAACTATAAATGGATTTACAAAGGTAGCACCATCAAAATTAGTAGCTTTATCCACATCTGCCTATACAGTATACACATCAGACTTCAAATCAGACATAATTGCCATATTATAGACAGTAGGCACACCATCTATCTGATTTAGTTGAAATTCATGCATAGTTGCTGTATAAGATACGTTTCTTTTGTGCTAAGCTGCAAAACGAGACGCTTCATCTTCAGTTTCATTTTGAAGAAGTTTATCCATTTCCTTAGTTAAATAAGAACTAAATGCTTTATCAAAATATTCTCCTGACTTGAACTCTATTTTAGGTACTATTAAACCGTTTAAAGTAGTATCGATTGTATTTTTCCAATCTGGATCCATACCGCGTGCTACTGCTTCTTCCTAAGACATAGTTAATACTTTACTAAAATCCTATGGAAACATTTTTAATACAATGGAACTAGAATTTAAAAGAATTTTATTCTATTCCTTAGCTATAAGTTTAGCCTCATTCCATGCTTTCTTTATAAAGTCCTAAAATTCTGGATTATTCTAATTCTATATTAAATAATTTTCCTTAGTTTTTATCCATTCTGGATTAGTATCATAGTAAATATAGCCTTCATCATCAGAGAATGGAATAGATTTTTCTACACCAGTTTGTGCCTCAATAAATGCATCCCTTTTCTCATTAAAGAAATCATCAAAATCTATAAGATAGTTTGCAGCTTGAGGATTATTCTGTAAGAATGTAGATAAACCTAATGTTGGATGTTTATAGATAATAGGGACATTATAATCTGCCATAGAAGGATGGTTAGTATGACATCCTACTCCTGCATACATATATTGAGAAGTAAAGAAATAGTCTAAAGCATTATATTTACTAAGCATAGGATGTAACTCTATATTCCATGAATGTGGGTCATTAATATCTAATCCTAAATTAATTAAGTCCTATTTAGTTAATATATCCTTACCATTAATTTTAGCAAATACCATCTTACCATTATGTACCCAATCTTTATAATTGTCTTTTAAATAGGTCTTAGCAGAAGAATTAGTACCGTCAATAAGACGAATTTCTACATTTTCATCTAATAAGGATTTTAAAACTTCTGTCTCCTTCCACTACATAAATTTAGCTAACTTACTAGGGTCAGAAAATCTAGTTTCTAATCCTTTTAAGAGCATATTAGATTTAAGTCTCTTAGTTTTCTTATCAACAGAATAATGAGTCTAATCAATTAACTATATAACATCATTGTTGGTGTCATTGTACTCCTTTACCCATTGATATAACTAATCAGCTGGATTACTATAACGACTATTAATATCTTCTAGACTATATATAGCTAAATGATACTTACCGTTTATCCAATTAAATAACTTATCAAAATCTTTTTGTATATTCTAATTAACTGCCTTGAAATAGTGTCCAAGCTACTCACTAGTTAATTTTTGTAGCTCTTCAGAATTAAGGTCTATAAATTGTCTGCCATTAAGCTCAGGATGCTAAGAAATAACTTTCTGTCTTAAATCCACACACATTCTATTGATAGCATTTTTATCTGAGTTTACAGATGGAAGCAATCCTACTTTTCCATTACCAATAACTACGTCTCCTCGGACGTCTTTTTTAGTAGTAAAGCCATCCACGAAATCATATAGAAAGGCACTCTAACTAAACTCAGATACTGTAAACTATGTTTGAGGTTTATTTCCATAAGGAGATTTAACTTCTCTTGTAGTATATATGCCTCTAAATACACCAGGCTACATAAGAGACATCTTAGAGAATGGATTAACCTTATCATTACCTGTCCAATCATAAGATTTAATCCAATTATACTAAGGAATTAAATTACCTAATAAACGACTGAGAGTCTATTGAGATAGAGTTTTACCATCAGCGTCTTTAACTGAAGCAGATTGCATAATGCCAGAAGTAAGTGCTTTAGCTTTAGCTATATTATCGAGAATAGGAGTCATGGCTTCACCATATAATCCCATTTCCATTAATTCAGAATTATACTTAGGTTTATTAGGATAACCTTTATATATATTATCAAATAAGCTGTTTAATGCAGCTTTACCGTGACTTCTTTCTCCTTTTACATTAGCAATATATTTATTGAGAAGTACTGTAGAAGTTAATTTTAATAAATCCTATATAGTATGACCTGCCAAGTACATTTTAAGTGCTTTTCTCAAATTTGTATCATAGGAAACTCCAATAGCTAAGTTATCATCAATAAATTGCTATAAAGATTCTACTTGCGGATTATCTATTAACTCTTCTATTTCCTTTGAACTTAAAAGTTTACCTGACTTATCTCTGTAAGAAATAGAATTTCCCAATTCATCAACAACTATAGTTATACCAATATCAGGAATAGTACATGTAATTCCAGAGAAATTGTTAGCTTTATCAGCTAATGTCTATATCTTATATAATTTAGCTTCTCTCTCTTTAAATAAAGAAGATAAAATATGAGAAGAATTAGTATATGCTATGTTATTTTCTATAGACCTTCTCACATTTTCAGCAGAATAATCTTTTAAGAGTCTTGTTTTTACTACTCCATCTTCGATATTATACTATAGGAATTTTACAGAATTAATGGAATCTACTACCTATGTTATTAAATTATAATAGTTCTAGGCTCTATAATCTTCTTTAGCCTAAATAGTCTAAATAGAATTACCATTAGGAGCAAATATACCCTTATATAAAGAGTACATTTTATTTAGGTCTTCATCTGTGAAATTCAATCTCACTAAGGTATCTTTATCATTGATTATAGCTGTAAATAATAGTTTACTATATAATGCAGGATTTTCTCTAATACTACATATTAAATCTTTTAAAGATTTACCTTGTATAAGATCTAATTCATGCTAAGTAAGTAAACCTGAATTAGATAAATTCCAATATCTATTATCTAATCTCCTAAATGTAATGTCAGAAGTTACATGATTATAAACAGAGTCCTTTAATTTAGTTATAATCTAATAGAAATCAGAGAACTTTATATACTAACCTGTTTCCGCGTCGTTTTTATACTAATAATATGGTGTAGAATTAATTAAGGATTGTGCTAATGCTCCAATTTCCTATTCTAGTACAACATCGTCATTAGTTCTCCAGCTGGTTATTACTGCATCATTTTTGGTAGCAAAAGAATAATTATCCTCATTACTAAATGTATTTTCAGTTCCAGGTTTAATAATAATAGCTTTACCTAGCAACATTCTAGTAAAGTTATCAAAATTCTTTAAGGTAAACCATTTCTTAAATATTTTATAATCGTCAGTGTCTCTATTTAATTGTATTTTTTGAGCATCCCAAGAACCAAAACCAAAATCTCTTATTGCTTTTCTGACTTCTTCGTCTTCAAAAACGCCGGTATAGTCTCCATCTTCATAAATATCTGGGGTGAACTCATCTAATAAGCCTTTTTCAATTAAACACTCCTTAATATCTTGCCATAGCTCATTTTTATAGTCCCTAATATTCTAATTAGCGTCCCTAGCATTTTTTACAATACTACCATGCTCTCTATCTATAATAAACTTATTAATTAACTAATTAGTTACTTCTTGTTTATAAGCGTTCTTTAATCGCACATTAGTACCCCATACATCATCTAAGAATTGAGACTTCTTAGCAAGAGTCTCACCCTCCTCTGGTTCTCCCAGAGAAGAGTTTGATTCTTTTACAGTCTATCTATATTTAGGATTTATTGCATTCTTTATACCTTCTATTGGTATATATTCATTCAAAAATACTAAATCTTCTGAATTATCAAGTAAATTCTATGTAATTTCTGCTATTTTATCTAACTAATTCATAGAATACTAATCACCAATTTTATGCAATGCATCTCGAACTGCTTTTTTAATTAAACCCCCGTTTGATCCATCTCCGGCATTCATAAGAGCTTCATTAAAAGCAGTAGTTACAAAGCTTTCCAATTCTTCTACAGATTCTTGACTATACCCTCCATAGACTCCATTTGGTGATTTTTTAAGTGAACATTTTGCCATTTTAAATCATTTTAAATTTAACAGGAATACACTAAGTTTCCTCTTTAATTAAATTATCTGTAGTTAAAGTTACCTATTCTTTAGTAACCTCATCTTCCCCAATTAAGTTTTCCTTGTCAATTATTGTATATCTTTTACCATTCTAAGTAACAGTATCTCCATTTTCTAATGATATAGTAGGGGTAGATTCAGAGATCATAGATTCTATATAAGAAATCATTTTACTCCAAGCCTCTTCTTGAGCCTAGTTTCTTTTCTTTTTAACAGTAGCTATAAACTTTTTTGCAGTTCCTAAGCTACGTTTTAAATCTTTTTTACCTTGAGCCGAAATAGATTTATCATACTCTCTTAAAAAGACACTATTTTTAGCTAATAATGGAGGTATAGAATCTCTAATACCATTTTGAGCTTCTTCCCACTCTTCCTTAGATACAGTAATCTTATTGGATTCTGCTTTTATCTATTTAAAGGTAGTTACATTACCCTACATAGATATAATATTACCATTACCATCTACATTGAATGTAATTGTTATATGATGTGCTCCATTATTAGCTACTCCTACTAAATCTAAGTTATCTGTAGTATCTAAACTTGTAGGTCTTGCAGCTAGTCTATATTCTGAATTTGTAAAGAAATAAGTATTTCCATTATAAATAAAACCAAAATTATGAGCATCCTTTAGATTAAACCACGTAACTATATCTTTTTGTATAGTGGATTTGTCACCCTTATCTATACTTATTATATTAGCTAATTCTTTTTCAGATATTCCTATCCTTTTTATATAAGGAGCAAATTCATCAATAGGATCGGGTTTATTTTCTAATTTTTTCTAGTCCAAATAAACTGCCTCATATTTCTATTTAGCATCAGGAGTCATACTCCATACTTTTACTTCCCTACCATCCTTAGTTCTTATAGCTTTCTATTCTATTTCTCCAGCAATTCTAGCTATTGGGAGTTCATCTGATGTAAAATTAGTTGTATCAATACGAGCATTAATTCTGAATACTGCATCTCCATTTATGCCTTCTAGCTACCAATTATCTCTCTACTATATTTCAAGGAATGAACCATGAGTTTTATCTGTATATTGAGTTTTATAGAATATATCTTTTAAAGGTTCTTCTGCACTTTCACATACCTACTATATTTGATCAAGCACTTCCTTATGGTATGTAATAGTCTCCTTCTAACCATTAGCCCTAGTCCTATTCCAAACCATACAAGTTAAGTAAGTATTAAGAATCTTATTATTAGTACGTCCCTCCTAAAATAATAATGGACTATCTTGTCTAAGATACTAATTAACTTCTTTAATAGACATCACTCGTCTAGCATCAGGTTCTTTCATTCCCTAGTTAATTAACATCTAATAGTATTCTTCCTCACCTCTACCCTCTATCTAATTAGAATTATCTAAGGCTAAATCACCCTTCCATTTACTTTCTATAGCTCTAATATTAGAGAGTATTGTCTTAACAGAATCCAATACATCTTTACCTGATTTATAGCCTTGTGCTGTGCTTCCTATAGATGGTATAGAATCTAAAAGACCTTGTTTATCTAAACAGTCTAATACTCTATATCCTGTAAAATCATTACCTATATTATATACCTATTTGTTCTATCCCAAGGTATTTAAATATAAATTATGCTAATTAGTAAGCCAAGCAGATACTGTAGTCTTAGGAGGCATTACATAATATAAAGATACTTTTTTAGGTTCCTTAGGGTCTGCTATTTGTCTTTCATACTAATTAACTAAATCAGTAGTGTCTGCAAATTCACCAGAATTACCAACTAAAATGAAAGAATGACCTGGGTTTACAGCATGTGTTCCATTAACTAAACCATCTCTAGATGTTAATATTCTAGATATCCTAAACTAAGGATTCTTAGCTAACTCAGACACTTCTATAAACTTATTAGAAGTCTAATAACTACCATTCTATTGTAGTTTACCTTTTTCTCCAGTAAGTATAATTCCGGTAGGAGACTATTTAGCTAGATTAAATGATTTATCAAAAAAGAAAATTCCATTTCCTGTAAATCTATACACTTTAAATAAGTCAACTATATCCTAGTCTATTCCCCTCTTATCAAACTAATTAATTACTTCCTATACTGCTAAGTCACTCTAATTCTTATCATTTGCATATTTAATTAATGCATTTGTATAAATCTTATTTAAATCTGGATGTAATAAATTACCTTCTGAATCAGTATAATAAATTAGTGAAATAGGTGAATTTAAAGATGCTACTGGAATTTCAAGAACTGGCTTACTATCATCAAATATAATAGCAACTACTTTCTTTCTCATAGCATCATTGGCATCGTTACTATCAGAATGTAAATAGCTGCATTCTTCATTCTCTCCCTAATCATATCTATAATAACGAGGGTCTGAGGAATTAATTCTACCTGCAGAACTTTTTAAGGCATATCTAATGTTAACATTACCTGTTAATCCTAGAATATTAGCTAAATTTTTAGCTATATCAGCATTACTTTCATTTGTAAATAATACATTTCTACAATAAGCAAAATAGTCATCTAACTACTTCCAATCATCAGTCTTTAGTATTCTTGATAGACCTATAAATCCATCAATACGTGCATCATGTCTAGCCTGACTTTCTGGAGTATTATCATCAAATATAGCTTTACCGTTATCATTTTTCATACCTGGTAAGTAAGTATTCATAGTATATAGAGTACCTACTGATTTAGGAGTTTCAACAGTACCCTCTATATTAGATTGGGATATTGCAGATTTATATTCCTCTTCTGAAGTATTTTCCATTCCAGTAGTTATAGTATTTACTTCAGGAGTTATAGGTTCAGTAGGAACTTCTCCCTTATACAATTTCTAAATAGATTCCTATGTTATTTCAAAGGATTTACCTTCTTTATCGTGTACTTTATATGTAAGAGGTTCCCCTGATAAGACTTCATCAATAGTTATCTAAGTGTCTGTAGGACCTGTTTGTAATAAAAATGTTTGTCCAACTGTGTAAAGAGGAACAGTTGTTTTATCATCCTTCTTCTATAAAGTATATTCTTTATTGAAATCTACTAAAGAAACACTAAACTCGTCATCTCCATTCTTTAATTTTACAGTAGGAATCCAATTTCCATTATCCTCTTTAGCTTCAACGCCCATTATATCAAATTCTTGATCTAATTTCTTAGCTATCGAATTTGTGGTGCCATCAGGATTATATATAAGCTTTTTAAATTCTTCAACTTTTATATTAGCATCAGCCTAACTAGTTTTAGTACTAGCAGGAGGAACACTTGCAGGTGCTAGAATTGGGAGTAAACCACCTGTAACTGGAGACTCAGTAGGAGTAGGTGTATTAGTAGGTGCTTCTAATTTAGTTATAGCATCATTATCATCTACCATATCTTCTAACTATTCTAATCTTTCTTTAGAAGCATGTTTAATGGCTTCAGCACCTATAGTTTCTAACTAAAATTTCTTATCCTAAGATGTTCCTATAGTTTTAATACCTTTAGTAGTAGTTGGTGTTACAGCTAAAACTCCCTGTGAAGCTCTTGTTATACCTGTATATAAAGATCTTAAATAGACAGAATCGGGTACATTAGAATGAATATCATTCTCTACTATATAATATTTACCTTCTAGACCCTAAGCATCAGAATCTTTATATGGTATTACTTTATCCTTATATTTAGTAGTTAATAACTTATATAATTCAGTATTAGTATCGTGATAAATATATCCTATTTTCTCATCACCTGAAGTAGATACCATTAAATCTATAGTAGGAACAATTCTATCAAGTTCTTCTTTACTCAAACCCTTTAATACATTAACTGGTTGAGCTATTTTTACACCAAATAAACCTACATGATCTGGATCATTATCTAAATAAGTGAAATTTAGATCCACATCTTTACCGTCATTTAGATTCTAAATAGCTAACTACATCATTTTAGTACAATTAGTAAGCTATTTATTTAGGGTGCGTAAAGATACTCCTAACTTAGGACTTCTTATAAAATTATTTCTATTTAAAGTTACACTTACAGGATTTTCTTTATATTTAACATCATCTATAAAAGCAATAGATGTATCCTAATCAAAATCTCCAGCAGTAAGTACGATAGTTCCATGTTCTTTTGCCCACTATTCTATCATACTAACTTCCTACTAATTATAGTGAGAAATCTCATCTATAAAAATTACCTTAGGAGCATCAGCTATTTTATTTAATTTCCAAGTATTCTCTAATTTACCTGTAAGTGGGTCAAATTTATATGAATCTTTATATAAATAATTCTTTCTATCCTTACTATTATCTCTAATGTCTTTCCATTCAGAAGATAGATGTTTTAAAAAATCAACTCGTCCAAAAGTCTATCCTTGTAATTCTAAGTCTTTAGCTGCTTTCTATGCAGAATCACTAGTTTCATGTACATAATAAGCATTTTTTAAGTATTCTGGATCAATATGATTTATAGTATTAATTACATTTCTAAATACCGCTTTACTTTTACCACTTCCTGCAATACCCTCTATAAATATCATATTCTTATATTGAGGAAGAACATCATGTGCTCCGAAGTATTTAAGTAAATCTTTAGAGTATGCCTCACCACTATTATCAAACTAGTTTAATAAGTCAGTTCTCTCTTTTTCAGATAAGTTATTGAACTCCTAAACAACAGTATTTCTATATGCATCTACAAACTTATTAAGAGTATTCATATTAGCTATAGCTGCTACTCCCAAATAAGTAGCAAGTTCCTAACTAGCAATAGGTGCAACTTTATCATTTACTGCCTTTTTATAAGAGCCATAAAAATCAGATGCTCTAACCGCTGCTTTAGATGCTAAATACCAAATATAAGAGTTATCACTTAAAGATTTAGTAGATTCATTAAGTATATTATTAGTTTTCTAAAAGAATCCTGCATTACCTGCAAATTTCTTTAATAACTTTCCTATTTTCTCAACGCTTAATTCTCCTTTAGAATCCTTATTAGCTTGAAAGAAATCATATATAGCATTATCTAACTACATCATATACTTCTCTACAGCAGCTCTAGTTTCTTTGCTCTATTTAACTCCATCACCTTCTAAAGCATCTTTAACTTCTACAGTAATATTGTTAAAAGCATTTTTTAAATCAGCTATACTAGTGTCCTTCCAATCAGAATCTGATAAAGTGTCAATAAGTCTTTTTGCACCATTATATAATAACTGATTTTTTCTAGCAGCTACCTTATTCTATTCCTTAAGCTTCTAACCTCTATTCATTTTAGTTAAGGTGTCAGCAAATTCTAGTCTAGCTATAATTTTGTTAACATCTTCCAACATCATATTAGCTTCCTAAGTACTTATTTCTGCTAAAGGTACATAATTTTTCTATGCAGATTTCTAATATACTAAATTAAGCATTCTAGAATAACCAGTTGGATTATTTATATCTGCATTATCAACTTTCATACCATTAAGTACTGACCTAAAGGCTTTAGCTAGTCTAAGGGCTTCCTGATTATTAGCTTCCCATACTTCATCAGTTCCAAATTCGGACATATCATCCTTGTTATTATCTAATAAATCTATAGTTTGCTACCAATGGTCTGTAAACTTTAACTAAGAATTAGTAGCTCCTATTTTAAATTTATCAATAAACTCTAAAGCTGGTGTGGTTGGCAGTTTCTCAATTTGTTTCTGTAAATCATCAATTTTATTAGTACTTTCGACAGACTCTTTGTAACGTTTTCTTGCTTCCTTATCACCTGGAGGAGCCTCCATAAAGTCATTAGCTGCCTTAGTTACAATCAAATCTTTTAACTTAGACAATCCCTAAGACAAAGCCTTTCTAGCTTCAGGATGTATAAATCCCTACTATAGTACTGGTTTAACTAAATTATCGACATTAGTTGAGATAGTTTCCATAAGAATATTATTAGCTTCTTGATTTAATTGCGCTATAACATTTGGATCAGTCTCTGTATTATCAGCAATACTCTATAAACGATTTCTCTAATCTTCACTTAGATAAGGTTGTGCCATCTATCTAAGTGCTCCGTAAGCTAAAGAATCATTTAATAACTAAGCTTTAGTTTGATAAGCTTCCTGGTCAGTAGTATCGATGCTGTCTAATTTAATTAAATAGTTGGTGATAAACTAATTAAAATCCTATATAAATTGGGAATTATTATTAGTATTAGCCTATTTAATTATTTCCTAGTACTACTACACTATAGGAGAACCCAATTCCATCATATTCTAGTAAGCTGCAGCAGCAGTATGTGTATACTCCTTACCATCACTATTCATGTAGTTTTTAAACTCTTCAGTTAGTTTTGTAAGTTCAGTATCAGATAACTAATTAGGTAATTTTCCTACTTTAGCTTTTGTATATTGTTCTAATGAAGTAATAACAAAGCCATCATTAATTAATGGATTTATTTCAAATACAGCATCTCTAATAAAATCAGGAGAGATAGTACCATTAAGATATTCTTGTAATCTACCCCTAATGCCATCAATTTCAGCAGCTTTATCAGTTCTAGCTTTCTATTGCTCTGGAGTAGCAGCACTTTTTACATCACCAATTTCATCATCAATGGCCTTTAACTAAGCTGAAGCAGTAATTAAATCAGCTTGTAATTTCTAATAGTCCTAGGCATACATACCTATTACATTGGTATTTTTTAAATTACCTATTTTAAGATTTCTAAAAACATCCTACTAATCCTCCATAGCTAATTTACTAAGTAATGAGTCAGTACTTATCTTAGCACCATTAGTAGTTAATATATTGTCAATAAATTTAACCTAATTACGAATAGCCTATTTAGCAGCAAGGTCTTGATTGTCGTCTTTAGTTCCTTCTGCAAATATTACTCCTTGTTCTGAATCATATATAGTTTTAGTAGCAGATTTATTCTTGTCTCCAAGTGTCATTTTATCTACTTGCTTTAAGAAATCACCTAACTAATTATTATTAGCCATATATAAGAGTTGCTACATAGCTGCTGAATTATCCATTCCAGCTAAACTCTTTACCTAACTAAAATTAGTTGCTGCAGAAGTTATTCCTCCACCAAATAAACCTCCTAAAGCAGACATAGTATATCTATCTAAAGCATTATCTCCCTCCCAGAAATTAAGAGCATCTTTTCCCCTTAACCATCTAGTTACATTAAGTATTGCTTTAGAAGCATCTGCTAATAACTCTTCTGAAGTTTCTTCAAATGCTTCACCTAATGCATGTGCTCCTATAACTTCAGCAGATTTTTTAGCCAAGGCTTTTTCTGAATATACATTAGTAGCTATATTTTTACCTATATTAAGTAATTTTTTTACAAATCCCTATTTATCTCCAGTCTATTCTAATACTTTTTTAGCATCCTTAACTGGTTTAACCAAAGCTTCTGCTATAGCTTTATTTTTAAACTTGTCAATATGTAATTCAGGTAATATCCATTCTCCTAAACCCGTATTAAGAATCCAAGCTTCACCTCCAGCATAACCAAGAGTTAATAAAGCTGCTTCTAAGTCTGAAGCTCCTGCAGCCTTTGCATCACTGTAAGTATCCTATACAGTAATACCTGTCATGTAAGCTTTAGAAAGAGGACTGCCTATACTATTAGCTTTTCTTACTAAATCATCAACATATTTAGCAGCTTTAGTTTCATTAATAGCATTAAGTTCTGTCATGAATGGTACATTCTTTTCACTTACTGCATCCTATAATAATTTGTCAGTAGTTAAATTAGATGTTTTTTGTAATTCTGCAAGTTTTGACTTTTTTAAAGCATCATAGCCTTCTTTAGACATTACTTTCCATGCATTCTTTCCTTCAAATAATACAGGAGCTGCTTTAAATATCCATCTCTATTCTGCTAACTATCCTATGGTATCACCAATCATATTAATAAAGTTCTCAGCACACCAAGTATGTTGCTAAGCATATTCTGTGGCTGATTGTCTATTAACAGACTTAGCCCATCCCTATATGTTATTTAAAGTAGGACTATCATTTCCTACAACAAGTTTACCTAATGTAGCTAGTAATCCTGCTGTCTAAGTAGCTACACTTAATCCAGTAATTACTGGACCTACATAAGGGATAAACATACTTCCCACTAATGCAGCATTCTTTAATAAAGATGAGCCAACTCCCTTCTAATCCAAATCATCAGAATCAAAAAAGTCAAATTTATTCCATACAGAACCGTCAGTAGTAAGAGTATTCATCTTATTGAGAACCTATTTATCATGTACATCACGTCCTGATAAAGTCTCATAATAAGGTAAACCATCTTCGTTATATTTTAAGTCGCCTTTCTTATGTAATACTTCTCCTGTCTTTGGATCTACTACATCATTATCGTATGAAGCAAGTACTAAAGTATTAAATAGATTAGAAAAGAAAGAGTCATTAGGACTGGCAGATTTCTCACCAGTAATAGGATTTACTACAGCTTGTGTCTAGGCTATTTCAGAAGTAGATAATGTTCTTTTTCCCATCTAACCCATCTATTCCAAACTATTAGTTACTAAAGTTGGATTTGCTCTTTTAACTAAAGTTGGTTTATAATCTACAGTTCTTTTTTTAGGATTTACCCATATATTATCTTTACTGTATTGTGCTTGTTCTAGAATAGCCTTTTCATAATCATCATTAGACATCTAATTATAAAACTATCCTGCACTCTAGTAAAAGTTATGAAATTTATTTTTATCAAACTGTCCATTAGAATCCTAAAAGGCACTAACAGACTTAATCTTATCACTTTGTAAATATTTATCTTCTGATTGTAACCCAGTATTATCACTATTTAAACCTACAGCCTGAAAATCTTCAAGAGTAAATTTAGGGTTAGCTAACATATTTAATATAATATCATTTTCTTTCATTAAAGTTGTCCTGGATTTACATAATTACGAGTTTTATTAGCAGCCTACTATCTAGCTTCAATCATTTCTGCCTAAGCTGTTGTTGGTTTAGAACCTGCTGCTGCTGAATAAGTAAAGTAATCATCATTAATAGGCATAAATATAGTTCCTTTATAAACATGAGTATAATCATTAAATACCGGAGATATAGAATCCCACCAACTTTTTTCATCATATTCTACTTTATTCTTTTCACCTCTACCCTTATTTAAGATATTAAGAGTATTAGCTATTATATTTTTATCAGTAGTCTCAGATAAATAATCGGCTACCTTAGCTTCATCACCAAAGGCATTATCTAAAGCAGTTCCGTTTACTATACCAAATTTGATGTAATTAGTTAAAACATCTCCATTAGGACTATACATTACTGGTAAATTATGATTTTTATAGATGGCATTAATCCATCTAGGATCTTTAGTTCCTGATTGTTTTATTTCCTCCTAAGCCTATTTATACCTACCCAACATAGCTATATCAGGTCTTTTCTAACCAGTTTCATTAAAATACTATATATCTAAAGGTAAATAAGCTGTATATAAAGCAGTACCATCTATAGCTATATTCTACATTCCTGCTTGTGGTATCTAGACATCTCCCATAAAAGCATTACTAAAATCTAGATAACCTGCATAATCGCTGGATGCTACATCGCTTAATGATGCCATACCAATACCTTCACCCTTCTTAGTTATAGGCATTTGTACTGTAGGAATTTGTATACCATTAGAAGCACCTGCAGCTGTCTAAATAGTAAATTCATTTTTCTAACCATAACCTGCCTGTAACATAGCTACTGGATTCATAGATAAACCATCTACAGAATAAGGATCTTTATCTCCTTTACCTGATTTCTCCTAATGGTCTAAAGCAGTATCTTCTAATTTAAGTTCAAATGATTTTTCTGGAGAAGTCTTAGAACTTATTAATTGTCCTATCATAACCTTAGCTTCATCATCTGTACCTCCTTTTGTTCTTGTTTTTAAAAGAGATTTCATATTATTAGGTAAACTTCTATATATATAAGTTAATGCCTATTGAGCCTATTCTGCAGAATCTTTAGTCATTAATTTACCACTGTATAAATCTTGAACGGTAGCATCATAATTTCCTGACTAAGCTACTGCCTATTTAAAATCATTTAAGCCTTTTAATATAGTTCCTGCATTAACATTAGCATATAGATTTTCTTCAGATTTAGAAGCTCCTAATCCTTGAATACACTTTTGAATATATTCTGTTACCTTATCTATTCCTATACCATTATTAACTACATTTAATATCTCATCTTTCCCTGATAAACTAGGGTCATTAGCTCTTAAATAGAGTAAATCCTAATTAGTCATTTGTTTCCATCCAGACTATTTAGCTTCTTCAGGAGACATTAACTTATAATCTTTACCATTAGTCATATATACTTGACCATACTAATCTATAGCAGCTTCATTAAGTCCTCCATTAGATTTTACATTATCTAAAGCTTTATCATACTATTCCCTACTAAATGAAAGTTGATTCATAGTTTGTAAAGCATTTAAGTACCTATTTTCTATATTAGATGTGAAATCATGAAAAAAATCTAAATTGAGAGATTCTTCAACAGATTGAAGTTTCCACATAGCTACATCTACATCACTAGGTAAACCTTTAAGCTTTTCTTTAAGCATAGTATATAAATCTTTACTAGTTAATTTACCTTTATCAGCATCACTAGCTACTTTAGCAGCTGCAGCTTCTTCTGGAATAGCTGAAGTTCGCTTATCAGACACTATAACTGGCTAATAAGCAACATAGGGAGGAGTGGTCCCTCCCTAGTCAAACTTAAATATCATAATTTTTCTTCTTTTTACGTTTTTTCTTAGTACTACTATAATTAGTTAGTCTATTTATAGCATCATACATTCTATCTATATGGTCTTTAGTAGTTTTATAGAATCTATCAGCATCTGCAGTCTAAGCTTTTAACTATGCCGCTGCAAGTTTTTCTCCTTTTGCTGCTTCTCTTACTTTACGTAAATTTAGCTTAGCACCTTTTTTAGCTTTAGTACTATACTCATAGAAAGGAGTGGATTGTCTAATAGTCCAGTATTTAGATCTAGGAACTCCATAATAGTCTCCTATTAAGTCATTCTAAATCTATCCAACTGTGTATTTAATATTATTCCAACGTCTAGTTAAGACAGGATTCTTTTTAATATCTTCTAAAGTTTTAGAACCATTTACATAGACATCTTCCCATAATTGTACATCATCTGGACTTAAATTATAAGAACTTGCATATTTACCTAATCCAAGTCTAAGAGAATCATCTATTTGTCTCATTGCTAATCTATCTCTCTAAGATTTCTATTCAGCTCTACGTATTTCCTAATCCTATTTATAAGGTAATATAGCTTCCTAAGCTCTAGCATCTTCTACAGTATAATTAGCATTAATATTAGTAGCATCTATCTATTTATTGTAATTAGTAGTATTATAAAGAGATTCTCTATTCTTCATAGCAACATCATGTCTACTTGTATGATTAACCAATTCTTGCTGCCAAGCCTATTCCTACATTTCTCTTAACCTCTAGTTACTCTGTTGACGTCCTGCAATAATAGCATCATTGCCTTTAGAAGCTGCTTCTAACTAAAGCATAGATTGTAAATTTCCGTCAGATGTAATAGGATGACTAGCTGTTCTAGCTAACTAAGCTGCAGCCTATTGACCATTCATTTCTGCATCTAAATCAGATTGAACATAACGATGGTCTTCTTGTGGGTCATATAATATAGGGGACTATTTAAGAGTTGCAGCAATTCTATTATTAGCATTTATTGCATTATTAACTCTTATCTAATCCATCATATCTATTATAAGCTATTTATTTATAGGATTATTAAATTTAAAACCTGGCTTGTCTTTATTATTTTCAGCAGGATTTACTTGTAAATTAGCTCCAGTAATTTCATAATCATCCCACCAAGTATGCTTGTCATTACTCCATCCGGACCATACTGGTTCTTTTGATATAGAATAATTCTTTTTATCTGCATCCGACAAATTTACATACTATTTATTTCCCTCTGTATCTTTATAAAAATAACGGGCTCCTCTATTTAGAAAAACACTATGTCTAGCACCATTAATACCATCATATCTTACCCCGTGAGTATAAGCTTCATCAGTATTATATGTTTGTCCCGGATTTCCATAAATATCATTATTAGTATTAGTCCAAGATGTTCTATAATTTCCATTTTCGTCTTTAAAGGATGCTTTAGATCCTTTTGGAATATTTAAGTCAGCTGCATCCTACCAAGCTGTGCCTACCGGAGTGATTTTATGATTGTTATATAATTGGGTATCAAACCACTAATAATAAGGATGTGATTCTATAGCTCTCGTATTTTCTAATGTATTTCCAGCAGCTGCTTGATATCGAGTATCTACTGTTCCCGGAGTATTAGATATAGTAGCATCTATAATATTACCAGTTTTCCCATCAATTGATACTAATTTTGACATATCTATAGATGCATGGAAGTCAGTATCAGGATTACTTACCTTTTTACCTTCTAAAGTAGAAAACCAAGGATTACCATTTATACTATTACCACTAGCTAATTTCTAAATAGAACCTCCCTCTTTATAAGCTATTCTATATTTGGCTAAAATATCTTTCCAATCAGCTTGAACTTTATTTTGTCCATTACCAAATGTTATAGAACCATTTTTAACCATGTTTCTTAATTTATTATATTCAGTTCTAGCTCCTTGTAATTTATTCCAAGCTTCTTTCTATAAAGTAGTAGCATCGTGATAATCTTTAATATTTCCACTGTTCTTAGCTTGTCTACGCATATCACTAGCTGCTTGAAAATCTTTCAATAAATTCTCATTAGCAGCCCTTTCATTAACTGCATTCTATACCTGCTATTTAATAATATCAGTATCTGCTTTTACCTATTTAGTTTTTCTCGGAACTCCAAGTATATTAGACTTACTTATCTTATCACCCCCATAAGGCATAAACCATCCTCTCATTCCTTGCTAGTTAGTATACATTCCTCCTGCATTTTCGTAGACGTCATATTTACGTATAGGATTATTTACTCTATGAAGAGGATTCTGCCAATTACCATCCTTTCTAATCCACTATAAATGAGGTCTCAATGCTTTTGAACTAACTAATTCATAGTTTCTTAACTTGCTATATTTCGAAGTTATTGCTTTAATCTCTTCATTATTTTTAGCATTTTTTATAGCATTAGCATCATCGCCTTTAAATACAAATGACTTGGTATTACCCTATTTATCTTTAAATCTAAGAGCCACCTAATCACTCTATTTAACCTAAATACTTTTATTTTTTAATTTACTAAAATCTACCTTTTGTTTACCTAACTACTAAGTAGTTTTATTATTTCTTATTTTTCTACCTCCAGCAGCTCCAATTCCAGTAATAAGACTTATTCCCTAAGCCATATTGCGGTAATCATCTACAGTAAGTTTCTAATTTGTGCCTAGCTTCTTAAATGAATTTACTATATAAGGCATGTTCTAAACCCCTTGTAAGGTACCTAAATAAGCTAAGATTCTAGGAACATACTTAATTGCAGTTTTTCCTATTTTACCTAGTTTTCCAGTAGTTCCTGCTCCTGGAATTAATCCTAAAGTATCCATACCCAGTCCATAACCAGCAGTTTTTAAGGCTTCCCAAGTATTTTCACCATCAACTAAGTCTGCAACTAAATTAGTAGCTGTAGAACCTACTCCTAATCCAGCACTAACTAGTGTTCCTACTCCCATCGTTTCAGGACCTGTATAAGCTGCAGCTAGAGAACCCATATCCATACCTATACTAGCTAATCTAGCTATATCAGTACCTGTAAAGCCGGTTTGCTCCATATTCTTCTGCTATTGAGCAGTACGTCCTTTATCCTAAGCGGTCTATTTAGATACAGCAGCTTTTGCCTATTGCTATTTTTTAGCATTTTCATAACCTTGCTTAGTATAAATAGACATTCCTAGCTATCCCTTAGCAATAGCCTCCGCCTTTAACTTACTATAAGGTTTTGAACGATAAGTATGTAATTTACCATCTCTACCCATAAACATATAAAAGTAAGTTCCATCACTTCCTCTTAAACTATCATTTCTTTTCCAGACTTCATTACCTTTATTATCTTTAACGGGAGTCCATCCCTTCATAGATGTATCTCGTCTAGCCATTAACTAGTCCCAGTTATATTGATACCAATTACCTAAGTTTTTAAGATTTAAACCCTTAGTTGTAGATACATTTAATTGTTTTAATAATGGATTTTCATCAGTATTCCAATGAGCACTAGTTAAAGCAGCCTATACTTCAGGTCTTAATTTTCCTACATAACCTATATTATTATGAACTTTATCTTGTTCTTCTTGGGACATAATTGTCTAGCTAACATAATCCTAAGCTTTTTTAGTACTTTTAGCTCCAGACCAAAATGATGTGGTTCCAGCTCTTCCAACTCTTTTGTTTACATCTCCTACATACGGATTGTTAAGTAAATACTATTCCCATATTTTATTATGTGCTGCTTCTTGTTCCTATTTAACGGCTGCATTGTACTCATCAGTCATATTCTAAGATTCCTGATTATATTGCCTTCTAGCTAAATCAAGAAGATGCTCCCTCTACTCAGGATGTGTAGCAATCTAGTCTGCTAATTTATATTTATCAATAACTGCCTAGTCATTATTTATATCGAAAGCTTCGGGCTTTTTGTCTTCTGTAGATGTAGTACTTTGAGAACCAATATTAAAATATCCATTATTCCATCTACTAATACCTGCTCTATTTGCAGCAAGTATCATATTATTCTTCCAAGTATCTAAATTAAAATTCTTATCACTCGGATTATATTGTCCTAGAATATTTCTATAATTAGTATAAGCAGCTTTAACATCATCGTTCATTTCCTACTTAGACATATAATCATCTAAGTCTGCCATAGTTTCAGCTACTCTATTAGTATATTCTCCTTCTTTGTCTTTATTCCAATAAGGTTGGAGGTCATTAGCTGTTCCTGCTGGATTATATTTCTTTTGCCAATAAGCATCAAATCCATTCTTAGCATAATCAAATCCATTTGTATCGTCAGAAGTTTTATTTTTAGCAGCTAAAGCTTCTCTTAACCCTTTACCTATCTAATTAGCATAAGAAGCAAATTGTCTATTAGCTTCAAAAGTCTAATACTTACCTTGCTTTCTTTTTTTTAAGGTATCATAATCTTCCTAACTAATTTGTTGACCTTTATTATTATAATAATAATTATCAGAATCTGTATTAGAAAATTCTCCTTTAGTATCTGTTATAGTTCCGAATTCATCAGTGCTGAATCTCCCACCTCCATTATTAATATCTTCCTATAAAGCATTAGTAAAATTAGTATACGCATGCTTCCATTCTTCTTTTTGTTCTGGAGTCCAATCTGTTTTAGAATTAAGAAATGTTTCTGCGTTATCTCTTATATTCTAGAGATATAATTTAGCATCTAATTCGTGACCTCCAAAATTATATTTCGATTTTTTAGTCTATTCTGCCATATTATAAAATTAGGGATATACCTAAATGAGTATCTAGATATATCCCTACGTTTAAAATTAATTACTTCTAAATTCTTCTTACAAGACGTCCACCTCTACGATAAACAGGTTCTGATTGTGGAGCACCACCTGCTTCAGGTCCACCTGCTTCTGCTGGAGCACCCCCTCCACCAAGCATTTCGAGTACCATTTGACATACCTAAATAGCGATTTGACAATCTTGATTTTGTACTGCTTGCTGAGCACCTTGCATCAACATAGCTGTTGGGTCTTCACCACCCTACTGTGGAGCAGCAGCCTCTGGTGCTGGAGCAGCTCCACCTTCTTGAAACTTCTTAATAAATTGCATGTGTTTAAATTTAATTTGTTAATTAACTAGTTAATTATCTAATAATATTATGTATTTCAATAGTACATATTAATTATCTAAAATGCAAATAATTTTGATGACTTATATAATTATTTATTTTTTATCGTTCTAATCTTTCTTAGATTCAGGAGCATTTACATATTCTGGTTCTCTATGGTCTTGAGCGTATAATTCTTTAAACATTCTCTTGCCAAGTCTCTTACAATACTTATTAAATAACTCCTTATTATCTTTATTAGCTTCTGCTTTTTTAGCCCAAGTAATCATCTATCTAGTAGAAATTCTACTAAATATACGTTCTCCACCCTATAGATTCATTTGAGTTGAACCATCTGGAGCAAGTACTTTCATTACATATTTATTAGGGTCATCAGATTCATCAAATTCAAAATCATCTCCTTCTTCTATACCTGAATCCTAGTTTACTTCAAGTATATATTTAGCATTAGGAAATGGATGTAATGTCTCATCTTCAGGCTAAGCTTTATATACTGCAGTTACTTCATCATCATTATTAATAGCTATCTAGTCAAGTGGAATTTTAGTATTTTTCATCCACATCTCTATAACTGGCTACTATTCAGACCAAATAAATAGCATTCCTTCATCAGGTGCTAGCTATTCCCTATCTTGAAGTCCTTTCTTTCTATCTTCTTCAGTTTTAGCTATTTCTACAGTATACTGTTTGTCTCCTATAATTATTCTTTTCTTATCCATTATGCAACAGAATTAGCATGTTTAAGTCTATTTTTAAAATTAGCTGCCCAATTAGCTGGTCTCTCGAATTTCTACATAAATACTTTAGTTGCATCTGCTACAGTAGTGGTATTTCTAAGAGCATTTAAAGCACCTTTTTCTGTACTATTTAATTCATCCCATAAATATTCTAGCTACTAATTAACAGTTGGGTTTGTGCCGTATTTACTAAATAATCTTGCTTTACGAGTACCAGTCCACTAAGCTAAACCATAAGAATTATGTCCATCTCTAGAAACTATATTATGTTTACCTCCTGACTCCTACATAATATTACCATAAATACCTTTAGCTTGATTTTTAGTTAATCCCTTATTCATAAAGAAATTAACTATCTAACTACTTGTAGGAGTTTTATCATCAGAAGCTTCTTGGGTGTTCTACTCTAAAGTATTCCATCCTGCAAATCCCTCTTTTTTCTAATTTCTAGACTAAATTCTATCTAAATTCTCCTAAGTAGTTAATTCTTCTCCTATTGGAGTATATTCTATCTAAGGAGATTCTAAGTAAGAAGGAGCCTATACCTAATTATAAGATACAAATAAATCACTTATTCCCATCTAATGTTCCTCCTTTCTTACATTCTTTAATTAAGCCAGTTCTATCTTCTGTATTATGTAGAATCTCATAAACAAGTAATTTTCCGGCTTCAATAGCTAATTCATCTTTCTCCTTCTAAGTATTAGTATATCCCTAATATCTTTTATGTAAATCTTCTAACTATTTAGTTACCTCTAATGAGAAGATAATTTCATTACGTTCTATCTCGGCTTGTTGTTCACCATTATTATCAACTACTGGTATACCTTTCTTAGTTAAATCTTCCGCATTTTCCATATGATGCTTATGAGCATGTAAAGCACCTTCAGGAATAACATTTTTCTAATTAGTTTCCTCAACCTTTTCAGGTTCTTGTTTAGGCTTATCAGTTTTACCACCTTCTTCTAATTTCTATATATCTAAATTAATTACAGGAGCCCACTCTTTAGACTCTTCTAACTATCCTCCCTCTTTTAATTTAGATACTTCTGGATATTCAAGATTAATTATAGGTTGCCACTATTCCTATTTAACTTCTATGTCTATTTTATCCTTAAGCTAGCCACCTTTTCTATGTTTTCTTAGATTAATTCTCTATAAAATAGCACCATGTTTAGCAGCTCTTAAATACTACTGCTATATACCCCCATTAATATCCTATCCATATCTAGTATATGCTAAATATGATTTATTAGCTAACTAATCTTGATATTCATTAGATATATTAGTCATAATATTCTATTGAGTTCTAGCTGTATCAATAAGTCTATTAGCTCGTTTTCTGGCACCATTACTAAATAAGCCATATTTCTTACCTGCTTTAGAAACAGCATCTTCTATAGTATTTACAGAGTCTGCATAGTCTCCTCCAACTTTTTCAATAGTGTCGTTATTGGCAGAGAACTACTTAGCTCTTTTTGCACCTATACCATTGATTAATCCTACAGGAGTAAGTTTCATAAAGCTACTATCTAATATTTTATCGGTAGTAGTCATCTAATCAGTTCCTATTCCTAATGCAGATAATCCATCTCCTATAAACTTTCCAGCCTTCATAGCACCTCCAACAATAGTTCCTACAGGAGAAAACATCGTTGCAGCATTAGATATAGAATCATAAGCATTATTTAATCCTTTAGTTAAACCTGAATCCTTAGCATGCTATTTACCAAAGAACATATTATCTAAAGTATCTACTGCTTGACCGCCAATTCCCGCTACTCCTGCTGCCTTATCCTACTTAGATAAATTCTTCCAATTAGACATTAACTAAAGACCGCTACTAAGAGAACTTCCTAACTAACCTAGATTAGCCATAGCATAATTACCTGACATTATTCCAAAATTAGTTAATCCTGAAGAGATAGGATTTAAAGCATTAGAAGCTGTCTAATAACCCTAACTTATTTGCTACTATCTTATCTTAGCTTGTTCATCTTGTTGTGCTTTCCATATATTAGTCTATTGCTAATTAATAGCATTTATAGTATTCTAATCTAATACAGAACCAGCTGTAGTAGGGACTAATCCTCCAACTAATCCCTACTATACAAACTGAAATCCTGCCTAACCTTTCTATATTAGTCTTATTTTTTTATGCATAGCTAACTTGATATATAGTATTTATAAAATCAATTATTGCTAGTTCTTTACCTGAATATCTAATTCTAATCTTTATGAATTTATCTCTCATATCAGTTTCCTTTCTATTTTGAGCACTTCCAAAATTATACTTATAGATATTTACATCGTCTAACCAAGAAGATGTATCAAATGGATGTATTCCATTCTCAAAATCTACCTTATATAAATTATACATTGCATTATCCCTACCCTCAGTGGTTTCTGAATATCCAGTCAATGCAGAAGAAGAATATCCAGGAATTGCTATTTCACCTCTTTCTTTTACTGCATCTGGAATAGGAGAATTATACAAAGGTAATGGAGGTAATTTATCTCCTGACCTAGTACCTGCTCCGTCTTTCCAAGTAGAATTTTCTGGAGTACATAAAGCCTTAGTAGAATTCTTTCTTTCATACTCATTTTTATAAGTAATTAATAAAGGATTTATCTACACTTTCCATCTGTCCTCAAGATAACGCATATTAGAAGCCATTAAACCTCTTCCTCCAAAAGAAGAAGCTGAAGTATCGGTCTAATCATCAACATCAATAGCTGGAACATGATTCCAAACTCTAAACTCCTATCTATTTGGATAATATACAATTTCACCTCCAGATAAGTGTCTATAATCATGTGTTCCTACCTAAGCCATTATGTAACTATCCTCTACTTCATTAATATGCTTAGCTCTTGCAAAATAATTATGTGGTAAATCTGCTGACTTATTCTATTGTCTAGTCTAAATCTTCAGGAAGTCATTATTGTACTCAATATCACAACCATTATATTGCCAAAGAGCTTTCATAGCTTCTTGTCTAAAATACATATTTGGTTTATCTTTTGCAAAATCATAAGCCTCTCCTATTACTTCATAATGAAAAGATTCAGGTTTTGCTTTATTAGCTATTAATTCCAAATTAGTAAATATCTTATGGACACTAGGATCATTAACTACAATAAATTCAAACTCAAATGGATGCTATTTACCATACCAATAACATGGATATATGTCATCGGCTATATCAAATGAACCTGCCTAACCATGTTTCCAGAAATCTGTACTTAAAAACTACATATTCCATTTAGGAATAACTGCAACAGTAGATTCATAAGTAGCTACATTATAACTAGCTGTCTTATTATAATAATAATCTTCTAGTGATTGATCAGCATTAGGTATAGTAGCATTTATAGTAGCTTTGATATTTAATAGTTTAACTATAGTATCAGGGTTTATCTATTTATCTTTAGGTAACATTTCTCTTTTACCTTGTAGATTTTTGAATATAGGAGCATTGATATGAATTAATTCTGAATAAGTAACAGTTTGTGCATGAACTATATAAGCCTATATAGGACTATCATCATACTTAAACATGTTGTTAGAGTAAGTAACTAATTCTCTCCATTTGAAATACATAGACATAATATTAGTAGATTTAGATAACTAAACATTATTAGATACTTCTATCTAAGCTGATAACTTACCATACTAGTTATATAAGTCATTAATAATTCTATATGCTTCTGTTTCTTTAAATTTTTCCAAATAGTTGTTAGAAGTTACCCCCTATACAGTATCTGCAGTTAGTTGCTATTCTATAATATTTATACTTTCTTTAGTATTAGGTTCCCATTTATTTACATCTGTATCAGCATAAGCATGGTTCTTTTTATTTCTATAATAAAGTTCAGAAAGTAGCGTAGATCTCATATCTTTATGTATAAATACACTACCATCTTTAGTAGTTAAGTAGGCTTTCTTAACTCCAGTATTATCCATTAAATCTCTTGTATATAATGGTGATTTAGGATTTATGTATAAACCGTATACAGAAATATTATGGTCAGGGAATAATGCATCTCCTACGTTATCTTTTAAAGAGAATGTGTCGTGCTACTAACCATTTTTATAGAATTTTAATTTCTACAGAGTAAAATTTTTATAGTTACCATAAACATCTCTACATAATTCATAACTAATATCATATGGTACATTGTAATTAGGGATTACTCTATTAGATAATTGTAATATACCTATAAAATAACTTGTCGTCATTACGGTTCCATAGGTAGTTTTATAAGTTCCATTCTTAGTTAAATAATTAATAGGTACTGATATATTCTAAACAACTTCACTATCTAAAGTAGGATCAAATACTACATTAGTTAAAGTAATACCGTCTGCAAAAGAACTTGTAGAATGACTTGTACCTAGTTTAGCTATCCATTTAGAAGTATCCCTATTAAATGAGAATGGTATATTATTTATATTCTCCATAAAACTAGGAACCCAGCTATAAAACGTAATGAACTTATCTAATAATTCATTATAACATAAATTCCATACTTTCTCCTAAAAACCAGTAGTATTATCATAGAAAGTAAACATTACATCTCCTTTATAAGAATTATAACAAGTTTTTACATTACGAATTCCTAATGTAGGTGTAGTCTCTCTTTCACCAAGTGTGATATTATTATTTAGAAATTCTTGTACTTTAACATCTGAAATACAGATTAGAGAGCTTCCATCAGTCTTCCAAATCTTCTTAGCTATAGTATCTACGCCATATACATACTAAGTACTATCTCCTCTTTTTCCTGGGGTCTTCAGAATACTATCTGCCCATTGACTACCGAACATATCAGAAATAATAGTTGGAGCCTCTGGGAGTACTCTAGAGGTAGCTACAAGCTATCCTGATGTCTATTGAACTGCAGTCTGATTAACTGGAGCAATAGCAATTCCATGTTCAAATATAATTAACAAATTTGAATTTAATGAAATTAACTTAGTTATTTCTCCATATTCTCTAGTATAATCAACACTGTTAGTCTTTCTAAATACTCTATAACCATTTTTATATGCATCGTTGATATGAATATCAGAATACATAATACGTGTTCCAAACCAATTTTTAATATAAGGAACATCAGGCAATAGACTATTCCATCTATCACTTAGAGATTTACTAAATCCTTTATTATAAATATGTGATTCTGGAATTTTATATGTACCCTCTACGCTCATAGGAGTATATGGGAAATAACCTCTAGCATGTCCAGTCATTTGTTTTTCATCAACATTAGAACTATCTAAAGTACGTATATTTAAATTGTAAGAGGAACGTACTCTGAAAGTTACCCACATACCTAACTAAACAGCATTAACGTCCCCTAAGTTTATGTTCTCATAACTCTCTGTTTTAGATGGATTGTAATTATCTTTCCAAGTATTTTCATCAACAATTTCATCATTATAAGGAGCAGAAGGAGAATTAAAGTTTCTTATGACTCTATGAGTAAACTAACATATATAACAATCTCCTCTAAATGCAGAAAACTAATATCCCTCTTTGTAGAAGTCTGTGGAATCATTAACTAACTAAGATTTTTTAGTTACTAAATAATTATCAGATTCTAATATGTCAATTCTATCAGTAATAGCTGAATATGTAGAATTATCGTCCATCCTTATCTAAATATATTTAAGTGTATTACTACTATCATATTTAGGTATATAAATATTCACAGTAGTTGCAGGAGTTAATTTATCCGAAGTATTAGCCACTCCTAAATAAGCTCCATAGATACCTCTAACTATATCAGAATTAGTCTATTTATTACTTATAGTTTCTTCATCTGTTTCTGATTTATTATTTTTATCATTCTCTGTTTTATATTCATCACCTACAGATTCATATCTCCAAGCTTCTTCTGCATATCCGGCTCTACTTCTAAACTTTAAATTATCTAATCCTACACACTTAACATCTTCAGGGACACTAATTAATTTATAGGTTCCTGATATACTAGAATTAGTATCATAATAGTCAGGTATATAGTAATGTCTATAGTTATTAATAATATCTTCTGAGAAATAATTAGAACTATGCCCCAATAATAAGTTATTTCCCTAAGCTTTTGTAGATTCTATCAAATGTTCATTACCGGTAAATAACTAATTAAAGTAAGCTTGATTTACTTCAAAATCTGGGCATAAGATAACCTATGTTTTATTCTTAGAATTATCCTTAATTATAATTCTATTCTCGAAATTTCCTCCCACCTTTCTAGACTCATCTAATTCAGCTATTTTATATCCTTTAGGACATTTAGTATTTCTTCCATCTAGTTTTTTATGCTACCAAGTCTAAATACCATATTTAATCTCCTGACCTGTAGCAATTGCAGCTGTTATTAATCCTACTGCAGTTCCGGTTCCTACAGCTATAATAGCAGAAGCTCCTGCTACTCCAGTAGCTAATCCCAGTCCTGTGGTTACAGCTCCTCCGGCAACTAGGATTCCTCCTAAAGCAGTACTACCAGCGGTAACTGCTCCAGCTAATGTCGATCCAGCAACTAATGCTCCAGCAGCTCCTGCAGTAAATACTGTAGCTGCGCCTAAAGCTACAACTCCAGCTACAATGGCAGCTATTTTACCTATTTTACCCCATAAACCAGATGATTTCTTTTTAAACTTAAACTAATATCTAGATAAGAACCCTTCAGAAACATAATTTACATCATTAATATCTTCTGTAGTTACATAAGTTTTATCCAAAGAATCAGATAACTATTCTAATAAACCTCCTGCTGTTGGTATAGTTGGAGTGTAAGAGTTCTAATCTAGTCCTAGTGTAATACCTTGAGCTAATATTGTAGGGATTCTAGCTTGACGAACAAAGAAAAATCCTTTAACGTATTTCTTTAGTTCCTACATAGCTTCATTATTAATTCTAATGTCTAAACTATGTATAGTATCAGCATCTTTATCAGATTGAAATCTAATTACTCCTTTAACGTTTTCATTAAGAGCTGTAGATTTTAATTCTTTGTTTCTAGTATTAGTAGTTATTAACTAGTAATCTGTTTCATTATAATTAACATAATTACGTTCATTATTAAGATATAATGGTATATCTGAGTATAAATTAAGATCTGAATTATACTCAACTATATTGCTGCATCCTCTAATATTAAATACAGGAGTTAATTCACCATTAGGCAGTATATAAACTATTCCAAGTCTATAGAACTCGTTATTCCAGTAGCCTACATAATTATAAATATACTAAGAATCCCAATAACCTAAAGATGAAGTATTTATGTTATAATTCTAATCAAATTTACATTCATAATCTCTATTTTTTAAATAAGGCAAGAAATGCAAAGACAAATCAGACAATTCTTTATAAGGTATTTCTGGTTTATGTACATTACCTAAAAACAGCATATTCTAACAAGAAACCTACGCCTTAGCAGCATCCACTATCTCAAAAGTGTCATTAATATCAGCAGCAGTTATAGGTATAGTAGGTTCATAACCATTAATACTTATATTGCAAGTACCCTAGTTAGATACCACAAACTTCTTATCTATCTTTATGTATTCAGTATTAAAGTTTTCATCCTATTCTGCGGTATATCTAGAATAATAAACATATAGATAATCATAAGCTAGGTCTATGTTAGATAAATATAGATTTACTGTCTTAAAACTATTCTAGTTTTTAACTCCAGTAGTTAGACTATCAGGATTTCCAAATCCTATAAATACACTAACTAGTCCAGATTCTGCAACAAATTCTGTTTCGTTATCATCTGCATCTGATAATTTAATATAAAAATGATAGTTGCCAACTTTAAGATTACCACCTGAAGAAGTACCCTCATAAGATAATTTAGGGATACTGATTACTCTCTTATATAATGAGGTATCTATCTCAAACTAATCTCCCTAATCATAAATATTAGTGTCATTATTACCTTTTCTGTCTATTATCTCATAAGTATTTTTACCTGTGGCACTGAATCTACTATTAATTAATTTAGGAGTATTTATACCATCATTGATAATTAAGTTGACAGAGCCATCATAACTATACTAAGGAATAATATTTACTGGATGATTTAAATCAAATTTTAACTCGTCTGTTACAAAATCCATTAATTCTCCTTTTTCATGTAATATAGGTAAATTTTCAGTGAGAGGCTCATAAACTTCTTTGCCTTCAACAGTTGTCTTTTTAAGCCACTAAGTACCTATAGTATAGGTAAATATTGAATCTATATTACTAAGAAAATCGTCTTCCCAATATAGTTTATTATTATATCTCACTACCCAAGCGACCGCAGGGGTTCCGTTAGGTAAGTAGTTGCCGCATTCATCGGTTACAGGATTATTAGAAGGATCTCTACCTTCAGTTTTAAAGTGTTGCCTATAGGAACCATTTTTAAATGCAGTGATAGATATATTTATAGCAGGACCGTCTCCAAGTGCTACTTTCTTTCCATTTTGTATTGTTGCATTTGGTACCACTTCATATGTTTTATCTATGATTATATCAAAAGTATCTTCTAATTCCTATTCTGTATATAACTGCTCCTAATATTCATATTTGATCTAGGTTAGTCTATAATTTCTAAATGGATTGTACTCATATACTAAGTTACCTTTAGTGGGTAATACCTTAGTTTGTACATTAAAATTTATTATATCGCTCATCATTTAACATGCTTAGCCCCAACTAATATTGTATCTGAAATAAGTAAATCTTTTATAGCTCCGACCCAGCCCGATCCTGTAAATTTCTAAGAATATAACTAAATACCTGCTGAAGACGATCTTTTAGGAACTAAAAATCCATCTTGATACATAAAAGTTTTAGGTATAGAAAATTTACATTTATTTTCTGAAAAAACGACATTAGACTCAGTGTAACTAGTTAATGCCTATATCTCCTAATTATTATTAATAGGTATCATTGTATCATTTTGAATACAGTATAAATTACCTGCTGATATATTAGATATATAAACATTATCAAAAGTTTTATTAACAAAAGGTTTTATTGTAATATTCTAAGATTGCTATGGTCTTACCGGTATTAAAGATTTTAGCTAAATCTGTATAGGAATATTTTTAGTTACGTTATTAAATTGTATAGTAACATTGGAATTAGAAGTATTTCCACTATATTTTTGTATCTAATCTAGATATATACTATAATCATAATTATTTAATAATAACTAACTATTATCACTTACTACTTTTGTACAATAAACAATATCTTTAATAAAAGTAGTTATTGAATTAGAATAAATTAATTCATTTAATTGTAAACTAGAAACTACACTAGACTAATTTAATATATATGTGTTAGCTAACCATCCTGCCCATTTACTAGCAAGATCTTGTAAAGCAGTTTTTAGATAATTATAATTACCTTCAGCAGATATATTAATATAATCATTTAATAAATGAATGTCTCCCCCATAATTAAATGCTAACTAAGCGTGTATGTTATTATCCTAAAAACCTTCATTATTTGAAAATATTCTATCTCTAAAAGCATTATTAGTATCATTCGTTTTTGAAATATAAGTCTAATTAGTACCAAAATTTAATAAATTAATGAAAAATCCATTTGGAAGATCAAAAGATGCAGAAGAATTTACATCATATTTACCTTCTCTTAAAAAATACTCTCCACTACTTTTCCAAATTGAATGTTCGGCGGTACCATAGGCTTTTCTTATTTGCCAGAGTTCAGCCTTTTCTGCCATCTTATTTATTTCGTCCCACGCCTCTTTAGCATCATTCTTTTTAAAATAATCTAAGTCTCCTGCTGCTATATTAATATCATTTAAAGTTTTATTCTGATTCCACTTTACTATATATCTTTGTTTATCTTTACCCTCATTACCACTTCTGTTAGCCCATAATGAATATACATAATTAAAATTAAAAGAATTACCTTCTAGAGTTAGGCCATATTCTCCATATCCCTTTTGTATTAGATTAATCATTTCCTTATGAGTAGTTGCCTAATTAATATATGTTTTTATATATAAGGTTGGGTTAACTAAATTAATTTTTAAAGATTGTTTTGTGTATAATTTTTTTAAAGTGCTTTTTACACCTAAAGAGGAATTATAAGATTTTAAATCATTACCTATATATTCTATTGTATCTAAAGCCTCTTCTGAGTCTAATGTACTAGTAAATAACGGTTTATAATTTTTATAAGCATCTTTAGAATCCCATGGATTTGCAATACCTGACATATCTGTACTCTACCTTTTTATAATATATTCATACTTCTTACTAATATTATTAGGAGCTATATTATCATTAGATTGTCTCAAATATTCATTATTCTAGATATCATTCTAAATCTATATATAAGAATTTCCTGAGTATATATTAATAGGTATATTATCAGTACTTGAACCTTTTTTTAAACTAAATGAATTATATGTATTTTGTAATCCTAAGTTTGCCGTATACTATATCTATCCATTATTTATATAATTTAAATTTAAACCTAATCCTTTAAAAACATCAGAAGTATTATTTTGAGGTCCCTCATAACCAGTAATGTCCTTTGTTTTAAAATTAGCATAGTACTAAGCTCCTATATCTAATGTTAATTCAAACTAGTTGTCTTTGAAGTCTTTTACATTATAGTAATACTAGTTAAACATAGTATTAGTCCATAACCATCTCCATTCAAACTTAAATCCCTTACTATCTTCAGTATGGTATTCCCCTAAGACATTTTTACTTGTATATTTATTTATTATCTTAACAGCATATAACATATTACTATACAAAGTGCCTGCATCATTATAGAATATTGGAGAAGTAGAACTAATACTTACTTCCTACTTATCTGGATCATCTACTTTATAAAATATATTTTTTTCCTTATCATAAGTAACTTCTATAGGTGTTAATTTATCTGCTTTTGTATCTAAATAAACATAAGATAAAGTAGTATCAACATTCTTAGGTATGTCTCTGACTGTAAACATTTGACCTGCATGAGGTATTAATTTTTTACCATCCTATTTAGATAATTTATAATTTGAAGAATTACCATTTAATGGTATATATTCTGTTATAATACCTGAATAAGAAACTAAATTATTAATAAAGTATTTAGCACACAATCCTTGATTATCATAGAACTATACTTCTATTTCAGCTACTCCTTTATTATCCTCTGGATAGATAGAATTATCTATTTGTAAAGTACATAAATTCTCTCCTATATAGTATTTATAGCCTTCTAGGTTAATTTCACCACTTCCTATTTTACTAAAATCTATATAGTGTGTTTGTACTAAATCAGAGAGAACTCCATATTCCATCATAGGGGCTACTTTAAAGGATAATATTAAATCCCTCTTATCTATCTTGTTACCTTTACTATCAGTATCAGGAATATTTATTGTAAATCCTTTTTTAGTTATAGAAGATTTAAAATAGTTATTTACTATACAATCCTATACTTCCACAGGAGGTGTTATTTTTCCTTTATTATTATAATACTTTCCTTCTACAATATGGTGTAAATCTAAATAATACCAACCATCTTTAGGAATATCATTTTCTATCTACTGTGTAATCTTAGTATGTCCTTTATATTGATTAGATACTGCCTAATAATTACTCTTTAAAAACTCGCTGTAATTCTCAGTATTAGCTTGTCCTGTTATTTCTAATTCTATATATTTTTTAGTTTCATCCGTTTTAGGAAGTTCAGGAAGTGGAGCAACATTAACTACTTCATCTCCAGTAACATAATACTATCCAGCTTTATTAGCATCTCCTGAGTTACTAGCCCATTCGAAATCATATATAACTATACTTTTCGGATTTACATCAAGATTATTAGTTTGCCAATTGAAATTAACATATATATCATACTATTGAAAGTTAACGTTTGTAGGTTCAATAGAGTCAGTCTATTTAGTAGAACTCTTTAAAACTTCATAAGTACTACTAAAATTCTATATTCTTTCTAATTCTATTAAAATAGCTAGCTTACCTGAAACTTTAGATTGGAATACAGAATATCCTGAACTTAATAAGTTTCTGTAACTATCTATATCGGGTTTATTAGAATTGTTAGTAGATTCCTAATTTATATAAAAATCATCATACCATTTTAAATCATTATTTAAATAATTAATTTTACCTGAATCTTCAATAGCTACCACATTTATTTTAAATTGTTTAGGGAAAGCTCCTACAATATGTGATTTATTTCCATAATCAGATATTCTAGATATATTATCATGTATATCCCCTGAGTGTACGATAAATTTATCTCCTGGGTTTAAACTATTGTCATAAATAACTTTTTTAACAGAATTACTTATAGTTTCTCTAAAACCAAATTTAGTTGATTTAGTAAATTCTTCTAAGTTAAATGGTGTTTTAACACCTCTTAATTCCTCACTACTAATATTTCTCTCAGGAGATGGAAAACATCCTATCTAAGACTTATTAGTTATTGGATTGTAGGATACAATGTAAATAATATCGCCGAATTCACAAGTACCTACTGGAATATAACCCTCAGGTAAATAGGCTGTCTCTACTCTACCATTACCCATATCATTCTACAATGATAATTCATTACCATTCATAGTTAATAAGGTAGCATTAAGAGCATGAGTAAGACAAGTAGCCTGAGTGTTGTCAGGTGCAAAATCCATGACGAGTCCATCTCCAAAGGTATTTTTTGCAGTCATTATAGTATTACCTGCCATAAATTATTTCTTTTTATATTTACGTTGTTCATCTATTATAAATTCATAATTATATTCTGATAATAATATATCTTTGAACTTTAAAGGTTCTCTGAGTAATATTAATTCAGCTTTATCTGTTTTTAATTTTGCTTGATAAAAAGAAAAACCTCTATCCCAAGAATATGGAAATCTAAATATGGCTACATGTCCATTCTACATAATGTTACACTCATCATATATTTTGAAAAACATAATCTTTTCAAATATAAAATTCTTTTTAGGTCTTCCTCTACCAATATGTTTCTAAGCTAAATAAGCTTCATATTGTGGTTTAGTTAGAGCAAAATAGTAATATCCGTCCCATTTGATTTTCTTACGCTTATACATTACTCTTAACTTAGTTCTCATTTTGTGCTAGTAATATTCAAACCAACGTAATGAATCTTTCATCAAATATCCTGAATAAAACCATAATTTACCCTAATTAACAAGCACATCACCACCATAACTATTATGTAAATAGAAAGCTTTCCAACCATACTAGAGTATTCTTTTTATATCGGATTGTGCTATAGTTGGATACATTTCAAATATCTATTCATAATAGTCCTAAATTGTTTTCTATTTCAATACTATTTACCCTAATTAGTGTATTCAGTTATTTTATCTTTGTCTCTAGTAGCTAAATAAATGGGTTTTTCTCTTCTTGTTCTTTTTTTACTTTCCATTACAAACTATAACTAATAACCACAGAAATTAGATGTAATGAAATCAACATCACGCCATTTACCTCGTCTAAAAGCTTTTTTAAAATCATCTCCTTCTGTTCTTTTCATCTATATGTAAGATTGTGTTCTGCCCATTCCGGGTAATTTAAATTGAGTATTATTCTCAATAATATCATCAAGAATTAATCTTACACTACTCATCCAAATAGAAGCTGCTAAATCTCTTTTACTCCCATCAGAATAGACTTCTTTACACTATTCAGGAGTCATTTTAAGCTTTCTAACTGGAAAATTCATAAATATGTCATGGCATGTAAAAGAATGCCCCATTGCGAAGTTACCCATTTATATTTATTTAGTTATTGGAAACAAAAATAGGGAAGCAAAATTGCCTCCCTATTCATTACATTGGTTTATATGATTTATTATATACCTTTCTGTCCCAAGAATATTTGGCATCTAGTATATCATTCATTTCATTTTGTGAAATATAATCAGGTACTCTAGCAGCATCTAATAGAAATAACCATCTTTTACGTAAGAATTGAGCTTCCTACATAATTACTTGATTATGAGTTTTAAATGCTTCTTTCTATTTAATAGTAAAAGCTATATAAGCTGCTATAGCACTTGCTTCTTTATCATTTATATCAGGTAATCCATCTTTATCTAAAATATTGGCATGATATAGTAAATTTACTGTATCTAAACCTTTATTTACATATAATGTATTACCAACTCTTTTATATTTAACAAACTTACCACTTATATAATAAGGATTGGTAAATGCTTTTCTGGATTCTATATAATTCTCTACGTTTGCGGAGTAAGGATCTCCATCCTACTTTACATTACTAGTATAATTATAATCTTCACCACAATAAGTAACTGCTTCTATTATAGAAACATCACATGGTAACTAAATAGACCCATTAGAGCAATCTACTTTTAGCTATACCTATTTAAGTATAGTATTTTTATTTCCTATTTTATCATAAGCAATTAAACCAATTTCTTGTAAATCTTCTAAATCGCCTGTTACATCATATTCTGTTTTAGCTTGACTTATTGCATAGTTAAAATTCATATTGTATTTAATTAGTTACCAGAAGTATATTGCTAGTCATTAGGTAATTTAGGAGCAGCTGCTTGTCTATAATAATAAAGTTTCTCTTTAGTTAATTTGTCTTTAATTAACTAATCAATAAAACTGTTATTTACATCAGGACCATTTAAATCATCTAAATTACAACACTTATATTTATTTAATTGTCTTGGATCTTTAAATACTGCAACTATAGACACTTGTCTCACAAAAGGAGCATTAAATAAAAAACAATCTAACATTCCATCTGCATTAGGAGCAAGGTCAATCCACACATAAGGTTTAGTTAATCTCCTTCTTCTATATTTTATAGTTTGTAATTCAGACAATGATGTGACAATAGTAAATTTATTCTATCTATCAGTAGCTCCTAAATATTTAATAGCCTAAGTTCCGTATGTTGTGACAATTTGTGGTATTTGAAAATGTGCTGTAATGGTGTCGCCATCACTCTTTTTACCACAAGAGCATCTCTCTAAAGATTCACAATCAACATCTACACAATTAATAGCCATTAATAAGTCATCTATAGGAGCAATTCCTTTAGAATGTAATTCATTTATTATTGATAATCGACAAGCTACTATTTCATCCTAGAGCTAGTCTATATTCATAGATAAATTCTAGTGATAACCTCTTAAACCTGATACTACATCATTTCGTATCTAACTAGCTAATTTCTCTATGTACATTTATACTTATTATTTAGATTTATTTTCTTCAGGATTCTATTTAATTCTATGCTAACATGTAAAATTATAACAACGTATACCCTTTAAATAAGTAACTTTCGATTTTAGTTCTGCAATTTCTGTACATTTATCTGCAATAGCTTTAGATTTTTCAAAAGAAACTTTATCAATTTCTCTTCTTAATTCTTGTAGCTGTTTTCTAAAATCACTCTCTAATTCATGGTAGTCTTTGATATACTTGTCACAAGTCTTCTACAGGAAATCATACTAATCCTATTTTAAATCTTCTTTTTTATGTTGTACTTCTACTAAACTTTGTTCGGCTTCAGCATCTGCTTGTTTCTTTTTACTATTAAAAGTAAAAATATAAGTAATGGCGGCGCCAAGACCGCCACTACCTATTATTGGTAAAATCCATTCAAGCAACACTTGTTCCATTAACCCTTAGCAGTTTTTACTCCTTTAGTTAATTCTGATTCTGCTTGAGATACTGTAGCAGAATCTGTAGAAACTTCTGTATTAGTATCTGAATCTACAATGGTACCAACTGTCTTCAAAGCAGTTTCCCAAGCACTAACTAAGTCAGCATCATTCTTAACCCAGAATACATGAGTTGTATAAGAGTTAAGACGTCCACCAACAACACTTAATGGATGACTGTTAGCAGGAGCATGATATTCAATAATATACTGATTGTATGTAGCACCTACAATAGGAGTTTCTACTTGACGGATAGCAGACCATTGATAATTTGCAGCAGTAGGAAGTCTCAAATCCTTAATAATCTGAGAATAAGTACCAAATGCATTCTTACCAAACTTAACTAATGCGATAGGGTCAGCAGCCTATACTTTATTAGGATTCATTGTTGCTACTTCATCATCATAATCGGCTGTTTCCTCAAAGATATTGAGAGTTACCTTTCTAAATCTCTGATACTCTGTAGCACCAGTAAGAGTAATCTTACCTGCATCATCATTAGTTACTTTGATAAGGTCTTTATCTACTTGGAACATATGATTAGACTTAATTGTCTTCTCAAGTCTGTCTGCAAGAGCCTTAGCGTTATCACCTTTCTTAGCAAGAAATTCTACCCAGAAAGGTTTGCCTTTATGATACCAAGGAGTTGAATAGATATAAGGTTCAGCACCATCTACTCCTAAATAAATATCAAGTCTCAAATAATTAACTGCATGGTCTGTAGGTACAACAGAAGTTAACTTAGTAAAGTCAATTGTTGCTTCACATAACTCTGCTGCATAACCTTTACGTCTACGAATACAATCAACATTATCTTTTACAAAGAGAAAATCTCTCTTAATCTTGAGAACATCTTTCTCAACTCCATCAACTTTCTCTTTCTTACCTTCAAAGAGAACTACTCCTTTACCTGAATCTGGATCCAGATTACTATTAATAATAGTTTGTGTCTAAAAATTTAAACCTGCCATAATTAGTTATAATTTAATTAAAATTACTACTGTTGAGCTGCCTACTATTGAGGTGCAGCCTACTACTGTCCAGTTGGTCGGGCAATAGTATTAGTCATCTAAATATTATTTGCCAGTCTTGGATCATTTGAATGCTCCATAACTAAGTGTACCAACTCATTTATAATCTCTTGGTTTACATAATCTGGAAACTCCATAATTTGAGAAGTATCTTCAGTTAAATCAATCTATTCTTGTGTCAAACGAACAAATTGAGGACTCTTTACATAATCAATTTGTACTTCTACTAACTAGAAAAGTGAATCGTCTTTACCATAACGAATTTCGCAGCGAACATTGCTTGGATTTGCAACTCTTACTGCAGTTGGTTTCTCTACTAAAGAAATATCCTTAGAAACTTCTCCATTTTTAAGTTTAAATGTTCTCTAAAAGTTAGAACCTGCACCAGACTCATCTGATGTGTTAGTAGCAATTGCTCCATTATCACTAGTTACTTTATAACCACCTATAGGCATATCAGTACCGGTATATCCTGCAGGATTAGTATCAGAAGGTGTTCCATTACCAGTAACTGGATCCGTTGGAATAGTAATACTAGAAGCTTGATTATGTATATAATAATATGGACGCATTGGAGAAGGTCTATTGTAAATATCAGTTACAATCTAACTCCAAGAATCCGCTGTAAGTCGAGTTGCAGGAATCTAAATATATGAACCTGCATCCCAACAGTCTTTTTGTTTTGCAACATAATAGATACATACACAATTAAGCATATGTAAATAATCAATAGGCATAAATACCTCATAAGTAGCACCATTCAAAGATTGAATCTAAGAATGTGCATTACTTAAATAAGAACTAGCCGTAGCATATGTAGTAGTATCGCTAGGACTCTATCCATCATATGCGGTTTTAGTACCTCCACTCTTAAAATTATTGTAAGGAGCATTATCTGCTCTATACTTATGAGGTTTTAAATAAGCCGTAGATTTTAATACTCTTAAATCGTCAGTAGTCTGCTAATTAATATCATATACATTGTATACTTTATTAATATACTAATTAATCGCCTTGTTAAAAAGGTAATTAAATTCGTATAGTTTAAGAGTTGGAGCTTGAATCTTACTCAATTCTATTAAAGTTGCTTCAAATATCTACCTAGCTGTCATTTAAAACGATTAATTTTGTTTATTATTTCTTATCTGAGAGTTCTTCATCTACGAACATTTCAGGATAAGTATCTTTACGAATCATAGCCATGACTTTACTATTCTTAGGGCTTTGCATCCATTCAATAGCAGCATCATCTGTTGCTCCTAAGATACATTTTCCATCGTCACCAAAAACATAGAGACCTTGTTTCTTTCTAATTACTCCATGTTCACGAGCTTCAATAAATAACATACGGAATTGCATATCTCCTCCAGTATAGCAATTAATAATCTTCTCTGGAGTCTTTTCTGCAATAGAAATTAAATAATCCTCAACATCTGCATTAGGCTGATTTCTCATATTTCTACCTAATACCCTAGCTACAAGCAGTCTACCGTCATAGCCTCTTTCATCATCAAGAATGAAGTTAATAGCTTGGTGAATAAGTTTCTTTCTAGTAACTCTACGAGATGCATCAAGACCAGGTCTATCAACATATAACTCAGCAGCACCATAACGAGGTCTTGTAGAGTGTTTGTCTACAGTACCATCAATTAAATAGTCACCCTTATCATTTTTAGCATATCTATCTACAGCAATAAGGTCACAATTCTTAATTGCTTCCCATTCAGCAGCTTGATAAATATCATCCAAGTTAAAAGACTTACCATCAGTAATAGTAAACACTTCAGTTACTGGAATAAAGTGTACTAAACCCTGCGCTTCTCTATTTCTTTCATCTTCTGTGAGAATAATATCTCCATATGAATTTACCTACTTTACACACTCTGGAAAACGTCCAGTTTTAGGATCTCTTTGTGGTTGAATAAAATATTTCTATCCAACTTTACCATAAACACTTCTAAGAACAACAATATTACTTTTTAAGTCGCCGTCCTTTACGTCATTAACTTTCTTTGCCATAATTCATTATAAATTTCTATGAATAGGTAGGAGAGCACCTCGTCTCCTACCGTATCTTAATATTATTAGATAATCTTTTTAAATCTATTAATTAAATCAATATTCCTTAGCTTTAAGGATAAATGATTTATAAGGGTTAAATACAGCAATACCTGCATATCCCCAAATTGTCATAAGACCACCAGCTACAGGTGAACTTACAACACCACTTTCACCTCCTGAGCGACCACCTACGCCAAGAACTTCATTGAAAATGTAGTCCTTACCCTTCAATGAGAACATTTGAATAGGAGGTTGTGTAGATGTCTTACCAGTTGTCAAATCAATACACAAGAAATATGGGTCTTGGTACTCTCTAGACAACGTTCTATCGACCTTAAAACTGATAGTATTGCCTCCCCACTCATATGCATCGAATGTAGCACCTACTTTAATATACTTTCCTTCACCTTGCTTAGACCAGAGATAAGCTCCATCGGTCTTTCTAGTAGAAAGATAATCACCAAGTACTCTTTGTACAATAGCCCAAGCTTTTTCATTTACCATAAAGCAGAAATGATTACCTGTTGGCTTATCTGCTTTTGATACCATATCAGAAATTATTGTATGGAATGTACCTATTGTAATTCTGTTTGCAGAATACTTACTTGCAAATCTCTCAATTTGAGGGATAGCACCATCACCAATGAAGATAGGTCTTCCTGTAGCTTTATCAGCCAATGTAGTCTTACCATCAACACCTACAGTACCTTTAGCAAGCAGAATCATATTTTCTCTTGCATACAAGAAGTTCTCAATAAGATTCTTCTTCATAGGATCCAGCTTATAGATCTTTTCAGTAAGGCATCCTTGGTTCTCTCCCTTACCAATCTTGATAAATGTATCTTCCATCAATGCATACTTAGCACTATATGTATCCTATACACGAATAGTACTCATATAATTACGCATCTTTTCTACATTCATATTATTAACTTGTAGTTTCCTACAAGATTAGACTATATCATTAATTTATTCTTTATATTTAAATATGTATCCTTTACACTGTTGTTGCACTCCCTTTAAAACTTTCTCTACTCCTCTAGAATATTTCTTAATAGTTTCAGCTATAGAAGGAAATTCCTCTATAAAATCGCCATTAATATCATAAACTAAGATAGGTCTTTTATGATGAGTTTTAATAATAAATTTTGGCATTTTTTCTACCTTTTTTAGAGAAAATTGATAATTTTTGTAGTTAGATTTTTTCCTTATGGCTAGAGAAATAGAATTTGTAGTATTTATTTTAAAATACTCTTTGATTTCCTTTCCATTATTTAATTCAGTTAAATATTCCCCATCTAAGTTATAAACATAAACAGTTTTATTTCTTAAAGAAACTTTAGGTTTTCCATTATATTCTTCTAACATCTTAGTTGAGAAATAGAAACCTTTTATATTATATCCAGACTAAAGAGCATTTCCAATACTCTATGGTGTCACTCCTACTACATAAGCTGCCTCCTTTATAGAGTTATAAAACGCTACAAATTTTCCAGTTTCAGCACTATATTGAAAGCATTTAGTTTCTGGCTAATTTGTAAATTTGGTTATGTCTATACTATTTTCTTTAGACCAAAAAAATCTTTTACAGCTACCTTTAAAGTTTATAGCATTCAAAATAGCCGTATGTGATACACAATAAAAATCAGCAGCATCAGCCATATTATTCCAGGTTTTAATATAATTACCTTTTAAGTCAAATTGATTTACTGGTAAATATTTATAACCAGTTTTTCCTCCTAACTGAGCATTATATGTATCTTTTCTTTTCAAAAATTCATAGTTAACTATTTTAGCTTCTAATTCTAAAGCTTCTTCCAAAGTATTAAATATTGCTATAGTAGTTCTTTTAAAATTTTTCACCCCATATTTCTTTACTGCATATTGTAAAGGAGAGCAAGGATTTTCATAACTACTAGGCATATTTACTTTAATGCCACATCCTAAATATTGATCAAATATATTAGGATCTTTTGTTTTATGCTAACCAATATAAATTTTATTATTAATTAAATTAGTTGTTTGATATACAATGTATTTCATATTTAAATAATTTTTAAATTAGCTTCCATTTCGATTAATAAATCTACTCCCTCCCGGGATAGTCGTTGAACTTTCTTCGGTGTTTTAGTATAAACTCTTAACATATTCCGAAGCTTAGCTGCTGATTACCATAGCTATTGCTTTAGGCTTCCAGCAATTAAAAAGCTTTGTTCGAGTAGCCAATTAAGCTACAAGGAGCAATGTAATTTTACTCTGATACTTAACCCAACCAGTCTCATGCAATTCTGGTTTAGCATTACCAATAAAATAGGTATAATCACCAATATGAGTACCATCAGTATCAAGTACAGAAGAATAATCATCATCAAGCAGGCGAACCATTACTGACCACATATTATCTGCCTTTCTAACACTATCAGAAACAACAAAACACTATTGACCAGTACTTTCAATCTTGAAGATTTCATGCAAACGATAATAATTCTCTGGGAAAATCATTTCAATCTCAGAGCCGTTTGCTCCATCACCAACTGGTTCAGCTGCAAATGGAACACGTTTAATATAATTGGTTTCTACCTCCCACTCAAAGTAAGTAGAATCAATACTTTGATACTTATTTGGTTTAGAATCACCATAATAAACGTTTCGCAATGCCTCTGTTAAGAATGTAGCTGTCAATTCTGGATAGAGTCTTGACACTACTCCAAGTCGGTGAGGTCTTTCCAATTTGTTACCTTATGGGCTCTTTATCCCATAAATCAATAGTTTTACCATCACTATTGTTCAGAATATATCTTCATCCCTTCAATTCGTTTGAGATGGGATGCTGTGCACTCTTGGAAATAAAATTTTGGAACTATTAATTTGTAAGCCATGCAGTCTGGTACAAACGGTTCAATTAATTTTATAAATTTTAAAGCATTATTTGAATAAGCTCGTATATTAAATTGATTTTTACTTTTCTTATGCAAATGAAATGTAATATTCCATTTTTCTTTAAAAAGGTTAATTAATTCCTAAGCATCGTTTTCTGGAATATGAGTAGATATTTCAGCAGTAAATGTTCTATCTGTTTTACTTACATAGGTACAGCCATCATCCATATACCATATAGCTAATCCTAATTCATCTAAATAAGAAATCATTTTCTTACTTAGTTTCTTTTTATTATTAGGATATAACCATTTTCTAAGTATTCTAAAATAGGGAGAAGTATTTACAAAAGTATAACCTAATGATTCTGGAATATCTACTCCATTTATTTTTTTAGCTTTATACTTTTTTCTTCTAACATTACTTTTTCTACCAGTTACTGAAGTACATAAGTTAGCTTTCCACTATATATATTCTCCTTGATGCTATCCATGACTTATTTCTAAATAATTGTATTGGTATGTTTTACCTTTTTTAATTTGTTTTTGATTTGAAATATAACCATCACCAATACATAAAGCAATTAAAATTGATTTCTTCCTTAATTCCATAATACCAAATAATTTGGGTTATTAAATATTTATTTCTATTCGTTAGAGGTTTCTCATGCCTGAGACTTCCTACGGGATTACCCCTGTAGCGTGGAGGGCTTCCCCGTTTTCACACAGTAGCTAATAATTGTTACCAATTATCGGAGCAATAGCTTACCCAAAAACTTACTGAAATCTTCGTAAGTTCTTGTATCTCCCATGGTTGCATGGTTTGTTACAAAATTTGCTACTAACATAAATAAAATTAAATTTAAAAATTAATCCCAATCGTCTGAATCCCAAATAGATTCATTCTTTTTACTCGTAGTTTGCTTTGCTGGTTTAAATACGAACTTAGATTTGTTAAGAATATCTCCTTTACCTGCATTATAACCACGAGTATACGCATCTTGTTGTTGCTTCTATAATTCTGCAATTAATTCCTATTCATTAAGTAACCAAAATGCGGCTTTAGTTAAAAGACATGGATCTTGCAATGCCTTACCTAAAGCACTTGAACCATCTTCATCTAAAGCTAACATAAATTCAGACAAATTGTCCTTATCTTGATTAGATAATTGAATAGGTTGTCCTGCAAAACTATTAAAGTTGTCAATCTAATTGTTAACCACATTAGCAAATGCCTAATATCTCTGCTAAGCCGCAGCCTATTGTTGATTTGCAATGTTCTGTTTTTGTTCTTCTTGTAATCTGTTATATTGTTGTCTTAATCCGTCTACTGTTTTCTTAAATAAAGTTTCATTAGCTTTAGCAGCTTCTAGAGCAGCATCAAGTTCTTCATCTGTAATATTATCATTACCAACTTTATTTAATATGTCGAAAGCATATAAATCCTCATCTGACATAGCATCAAACTAATTTGTATCCTATGGCTGATTAATCTATGGAGTAATAGTTTGCATATAATCCTGAACACTCATTCCACTATTTCTAATAGCATTAATAAGGTCAATTTCGTCTTCTGCTAAGTCATTATTAGTTTCCTAATGCTCTCTCTAATCTGCTAAGATATTTATCTACTCCTCTTTAGTTAAAGAATCCCAAGAGCGTTCTGTAATAGCTCCGCTCTCATCTTCAAATTTAATCTTGTCATGATTATTAATACCTCTAAGTTTTAATACTTCAGTAGTTAAATCATCTTCCTAATCTCCTTCACTTGGAGGAGTAGAATCAGTCTCCTAATTACCTTCTTTTTCAGGCTTTGGATCTGGTTCTTGCTTTTCTTGAGTAGGAGTTTCATCAAACTCATCTACATCAAACATTGTGTCATCAAAATTACTTTCCATATTCATTATTTCATTTTCATTATAAATATTAAAGAATAAGCATCAAGCTTATATTTATTATCTTCTTTAGGTTGTTCTGGAGTTGTTTCTCCAGGTTCAGTAGTACCCTCTTCAGAAGTAGTTTCCTCCGGAGGAGTTGTTTCTGTTGTAGAATTAGTATATTTAGTTAATTCTATAGATTCTTCTTTAAGAGTCATTCCTGCTTTAATAAACTTATCAATTAAATTAGGAGTTCCATTAGTTCCATCACAAATCTACCATTTATCAGGTATTTTATCAGCATTATTAAACATTACAATAGAACCTTTAGGTAAAGTATTCTTATTAATCAGAGCTAAATTAGTATCACCTGCATCATCAACAGCTTTCTTTATTTTTTCATTGACTATTTCCATAGTTGGAAACTAATTATTTGCCACTGTATCTGGCTTAGTTTCAGTAAAACTAGGTAATTGTCCAGAAAACTAAGCTCCACTTAATGAAATTCTTGTAATCTTAACATCATCACTATAAAATCCAAATTTATTACTAGTATCATCAGATATTCCAAAATTAGATTCTTTATAAGTACCCATAATAGTGTGATAAACATATTTATTGTTTTCAGAATCCCACTTACGTAATGCTAAGAATCCCTCACCCTAAATAAATTGAGGAACTCTTGCCTAATATATTTTTAACTAGTTAGAATTTAATAAATCAGATGCTAATAAAGTATTTTGAAGTTTGATAATTATATAATACTTATCTACTTTACGAATTTCAAATTCTAGGGGAATTATATCATGCTTTTGTGTATTATCTATATCAACTATATATTTAGTATCAATACCATTATTATATAAATAAGCTTCAGCTACTGATAAATTAACGTCAAATAATTTAACATCATTTCTAGAATAAAGTTTAGTAGAAGAATCTGAAAATTTCACATATAGCTAGTGTGTTTCTGGAATATTTTTATTTAATACTATTTGATTATAACTTATATCATCCTATACCTATACTTTTGTAGTTAAAAGAAATACATTGTAAGTAGTTTCCAACTCTGCTAGTATATAATTAGATAGATTTAAAGATATAGTATTTGGATATTTTAATTGTAATTTATATAAGGACTCAGTCTCTGAAGATTCATCCGTAACTTCTGTAACTATATTAAAATTACCTAAAATAGTGTAAGTACTATAAGTTTTCTAGTTTTTAGGTAATTCAGAATCTATATTTCTCCAGTTAATACTATCTATATCAAGAATAGATTTACCCTTATCTTGATATAAAGCAAATCCTGATTTGTTATAATTATAATTTATTGATTGTAATTTATCAACTAAAAAGGGAACACTACAAAGAACATTATCATTTAACTATAAATACGGTATATTGTTAATAGTTAATATCAACTAACTAGAATTTATAGTATCATTTTTAATAGTTAAATTACTAATAGTTAAATCATCAAATTTACCTGAAGTAGGTAAAGCTGATGTTACCTAATACTCTGAAACTACTTTGTTTTGAATTAAATATAATTTATTTGATTCAACTACATAAGCTAAACCAGTTACGAGATTCGCTTTATTTAAGGCATCTATATTTTCATATATTAAGCCTAAATTAGTTAAAGCTTGCTATTTCTATTCAGGAGTTGTTTCCTATTCTGTTAAAAATGACACATAAGTAGTATCCTTATCACTTAATTTGGCCTTAGTACCTTCTACATTTATCCAAATAGAACTATCTTCTGTAACTAAATATATTCCATTTGCTTTAATTTCGTCAGAAGTATCTACAGTGAATATACAATCTTTAGCTTCTGAATTTATTTTTCCGTTTTTAACTAAATCTATAAATTTATTTCCCCACTATAATTTAATTTCTCCATTACTTCTTAGTAATAGTGGGGAGGAAGAGGAACCCGCTTCCTAATAATTTTTACCAAAAAGTTGTGCCATTATTTAATATTAAGAATTTGTCTTCTATTTCTATTAGAATAACTAACATGTACCCAAGAATAATTATACTCATTAATTAACTAATCAAAAGGAAGCTTTAACTATTTAATAAGTTCAAATAATTGTTTATTACTTTCTTTAGAATTAGATTTAGTATGAATATCTGCAGCCTAACCAAGTGTATGCTAACTAGTTTTAGCGCCTCCAACTGCCTTATTTAATTCAGGGCATCTATATCCACTTGACACAATAATTGGCTATCCATAAGCTTCTCTCAGTGGATCTAAAATATTATCTATTAACTAATTAAGACAATTTTCTACTTCTTTAGTAGGTTTATTGTTAATTTTTCTTTTATTTGCAGTTTCACTCTTAGTTAATTCTGCAATACTAAAATATTTTCCCATAGTATTTATATATTTATTACTTTATGGTCTATATATATTTAATAGAAATATTGCCGCAAAACAAAAATAGAGGAACTCCTTAAAATTAAGAAATTCCTCTATTACTACTTTTTAATTATTTAATTAGCTATACTATATATGGATTTATTAACTATTCTGTAATATCACCACTTAGAATAGCAGCATCTTCTGATTCTGGATTTATATTTAATAACTTACAAAGATATATCTCTAAGTGATTCTTTTCATGTGCTAATGTGTTTGCAGCTTCATAAATAGAATCTGATTCTCCAACAAATATAATACTATGATTAGTTTTGTCACAATTATAAATAAATCCAGAATTAATATAATTAGTTAGTCTATTTGTTAATTTATCATAAATTTTGTTAGGCAAATTATATTTATTAGCTATACAGTCTAGATATTTTAAATCGTGTTCATACTGTATTACATAAATATCAACTGACCAATTATATTTTTCTAAACAAGCTTTGTAATGTATCATATGAACTCTTCCCAATCTACCATTGTCCCATTAGCTACCATAGTTGCATACCATCTTCTCATAGTAGTACCATCACCTGCATCTTCATCATCTATTGTATCTTTGATATAAAGGGCAAAGTGTTTTTCATCGGTTATACTACTACCATAGTAATCTGCTTTACACATATTAGCTACGAATATATAGTCGCAACCTACATTCTTTTCTAATTGGATATTGTATTGTTCTAAAGTCTTATCTACATATTCTTTATATACTGGTTCAAGTTTTTGACCTCCTTTTTTCATCAGAGATACTGCATAATTACATAAAGCTTTATTGAAATGCCAACCATAATTACGTAAATACTACTTCATATATTTAGGCATATCATCATAAGTATCTAAAGCTTGTCTCATAATTAGAAATATCTACTATAGTCAGGGTCACGATACTCTTCTCTAGGGTATCTTCGTCTTCCATACTTCTCATTGTAATCCTTAGACTACATTTCTTCAATACAGCGCATTACTTTTCCGCCGTAATTGATCATTTTCTCTACATACTCAGAAAGATTATCTAACTTTGTATCTTGTACTTCGATTATTGTTACCATGATTTCATAAATTCTTTAAACATTTCTTTTAGAGAATTAACTTCTTCTCTTAAAGCTTTATTCTCTGCTTCCTATCTTTGTCTTTCCTAGATTTCAGGATTTAATTGCATAAGTATTTCATCACATCCTTTAATAATGTCTTTATGTAACTAAATACTATTAACTATATCTGTACTTCGCTATTTCATAGAATTAATTTCACTACTCATAGCTTCTTTATTACAAGATATAACTATATTATTACCAAAATCTGCTATCTCACTATTTGCTGGCAATTTCTAGAAATTAGTCATAGTTCCATTTACGTCAGCAGTAATATCTAAAATCATCTCTGGATTATACATCCCAGTATTACCATACTTAGGAATAGGAGGTGTTATGTTAGACACCTTACCTAATTCCAATGATGGTACATTATCTTTATGTAATATAAATAGTTGATTACCGTTACGTAAATTAGAAAATGCCATGTATTAATATAATAATTGTAATGTATTATTTTCGTAATAAGCTAAATATATACCAGCCTTATTTAAAGTTGCAGAAGTAACAGCTTCTCCACCTAATGTAGTTAAATCCTAATCCCTTCCATTTGTATTAAATACAATAGGAACTGCTGGAGTAGGAGCTGTAAATCCAGGTAATTTAAATAAAACTAATCCTGAATAAGCTTTATTTAAGAAATTATGTGGAATAAAGGTAAATGTTACATTAGTGGTTCCAACATTTACTGAATTAGCTTCTAATCTAGGAATACCATTTCTATTTGCGTAAACATAAGGATTAAGTAATATCATAGATACCTCCTTTCTTATGCCCAAAGACCTGTATTAGCTCCATATAAATTATATGCTAAAGAAGTAGGAACTGCAGTAGCACAAGAATATGGTAAAGTTACTGTATTTGGAAGTTTACACTAAATACTAGCTATTTCTTGAGTTAAATTATTTACAGCAGCATTAATAGGAGTTGTTGCAGCATTTAACATCTAAGCAAATAATGCGCTTTGTTGAGAATTATTAATAGCTGTAGCCTACTCACTATTCTTTTCACGTAAAGCTTCAATCTTATCCTATAAAGCTGTAGTATTAATAGCATCTAACTTAGCTAAAATAGCGTTAGTATTAATAGTAGTTGTGTCTTTAATTGTATTCTATAAATCGCAAGTCTATTGCTAAGTAGCATAATTAGTATCTCGAAATCCATTCTGAATTACATTATTTACACTATTTAACTAACTAGTTAACTAATAAGTCTGATTCTAGTTGTTAATTTGATTCTCATAACCCATTTTAAGAATTTCTTTCTAAGTAGAGCAGCAACAGTTATTAAGAGCCTAAATAATACCACAATCTCCACTATTTACTGCATTAATTATTCTTTCAGAAGAGAATCCTACCTAACTACCTACATTAGCTATATTAGATTGTACACTCTGAATTGCACTCTAAATAGCATTAGCATCACAACTTAATCTAGTAGATAAATCTTGTAGTGCCTAATTATTACCTTTAATAGCCTACATAACTAAATCTGAATTGTGATTATCTTGCATCTAATCCTAGAGAGTTTGAAGCTGTCTTTGTACTGCAGGATCTCCACATTGGTCTCCATAACCATTATTCATCCAACGCATAATGTACATCCACACGAGATACATAACATTATTATTTACTAATATGTCGTTTCCACATATTATCTTTATATTTCTATAAAGTTTAGACTATATCATTACTCTTTTAAGAGTACTCAGCACTTCAGATTCACTTGAACCTTACTCTACTCACTTCCATCATTTGATGTGTTTTCGATAGTCGTTGCACCTTCTCCCTAAAAGGGAGCTTGGCTCAGGATTGTCCAATCTTTAACCTTATTACCGTACATGAGTAGTTAATTCATCCATATAAACATTACTATTTATATTTGGTAGTTAAAGCTCTAAGGAGTTTCCCTGAGTTCACTGAGTTTTAAATCCACTTATGTTATTCTCGTTTCCAAATATACCCTTTGTACGTTTTATTTATAGAACATTCCAAAGAGATATATCTGATTTTATAAATTTTTAACATTTTGTTAATGGATTATTCCACATACCTCCTCCAAAACCTCCATTCATCATTGCCATAGTAGCAAGATTATCGTTGTTTCCTGTTAAGTTATCAGGAACAACAAAAGTTTTTGTTTCACTCATTGCTTAAAAATTTAAAGTATTTAATAATTATCTGTTTATGTTCTAGAACTAAACAACTATATACTTCAAATTCTCAAATTTCGGACATTACTAAAAATAAAAAGAGGAAACATAGTTAATAGCATTATCAATTGATAATAACCTCTAACTACGTCTCCTCAAACATCAGAACATTACTTATTATTGGAATAAGTATCTAAATAAAAGTCAAGATCAGATTTCATCCAAGACAATTCTTTAAACCCATCCTATTTATATTCTTTTGGAATCCATCCATTCTTAACATAATTGTCAAAAGTAGCACGACTAATACCTAAATAATCACATGCTTGTATTTTACTCATTCTCTAATCTTTATCTGTCATATTCTAGATAAAGTGAAGAATTTTACACTACTCTTCATATGATATATTAGAATTACCCGCATCAATATCATCTATTATTTGTTTTAATAGTTTCTTTATTAGCTATAGCATACTTAGTATATATTATAATAAATATTCCTGTAATAATTAGGTATAAACAAAGTAATTGTTTATCTGAACAAGGAATACCTACATAAGTATCGTATAAACCTATTAAATTACTACATAAAACATAATGTAAAGGAATCCTATGTAATTCGCAACATTGAAATACATAAGATGCAGAATATAAAAAGATTAAACTTAAAATAGATATTCCTCCGAAAAAACTTAGTAATTCAGCAGGAATATCTAAATAAGATAAAATTGTATGTAATATATCTATAATAGCTATTGTTATAGGAGTATACTTAAGAATTATAAGTAATACCTTATACAGATATTTACTTAGTTTTCTTTCCTCCACCGCACTTGCCACCTTTTGCGAGTCCTGCTCTTGGTGAATTACATTTCTTTCTTCCCATATTACTTAGAAATTGTTTGGTTGGCGAGATAATCTTTAATTTTTTGAGTTGCGGTCTGAGCATAGTCAATAAAAGCATCTAAACTTTCTGGATTAGATGTAATATTAACATTAGCCATTCCATTTTTAGGAATACTATAATTATAGTAACCTACTTGATTGTTCAACTCTCCATCTTTATTGATATTAAAACTAATTGTTGTATAACCCTCAACATCCTGAGTTGCCGAACCAGTAATAGTCCAACCTTCAGAAGTTGTGTCATTAATATTAAATGTTTGGTTCTGTTTTGTTATTTCCATTACTTAACAAATAATTCATAAAAAGCCTCCATAAGGTCAGCAGCTTTTACTTTCTGACCATTAATCTCATACTCGCCATCGGAATTTACATCAAGAATATCACCATATTCATCTTCTGTAAATGTATCCTCAGGCGCATCTTTAATATCTTCATTGCCCTTCTGCATAAGATATTCCTGATACTCTGAATTAGCCTTATTATTAAGTTCATTAAACTTAGTTTCCTCTTCTGGAGTACGTTCTGTCTTGTTAGCTAAATCTCTAAGTTCATCAGAAACAATCTGCTTACTAAACTCTTGTGTATCTTCATCAAACTGTTTCTTAATCCTATTATAAGACATTCTAATTCTCATAATCTTTACTTTCAACTCTTTAGGGAGTTCTTTGCCATCATTGGCTAAAAGAATCTTTGTAATAAGATTCTGTTTTGTTAAAACATCATTTAAAGTCATAAATCATTTATTTTTTATTAAACATATATAATTGTATATTATTTAGGTTAGAGTAAAAGTTAATAAATGTTAAGCTCTTCCTACATAGAAAAATCCTATTCTATAGCTATTTTTACTCCTAACGACTACATATCCACTGGCGTCTACACTAATGAAACTATCTGAACTCATAACATATATAGAGTCCAGATCCGAATCATTATTATAACGATAGGGACAAACATTAATATCTATCGTAAAGTGTGTGTCGACAGAGTCGTAAACATGCCCATCTACCCATACTAGATTATTAAAGATACTACCTAATTTACAAAATTTTAAAGTATATTTCGAGTCAGCTGTATAAGTATATGATGTATTTGTAAATAAAGATCCATATCCGCCTCCAGCTAATAGCACATACTTATTACTATCAGCATAATGGTGATGGAATCCATCTGCTCTTATCTAGCCATTAACATCAAGTTTATAAGAAGGAGCGGCAGTACCAATCCCCACCTTACCTCCTCCTACACATAAACTAACATTACCAGAATTTCCAGAATTTAGATATACCCCTTGAGAAGATTCTATTTTAATATTTGAACCAATACTAGCACTAGATAATTCAATAGCACCAGGTCCTGTAGACGTAGATATATTTCCATAAGTTGATAAAGATATAGAAGCATCATTGAGAGTAATATAGCTAACATAAGGAGAACCATTAGTAGTAAGTCCTCTAATTGAAGTACCACTATTTAAATCAATACTACTAATACCTGCTCTAAGATTTAAAATACCTCCACTCTAAGCACCATTAGCTTCAAAAATACTTTTATCAGCTATACCAAGATAAATAGTTTTATTAGAATGGGTATATTTAAGTCCAGCCCATTTACTCCAATCCCAAGCAGTTTCACCAAATCGAATAGCATTACCAGTATTGAATATTACTTTGTCGTCTATAGCTGATATACGAGCATTAGCATTTACATTATTATTTAATCGTATAGCTCCATTACTAGAAGTATTATTTATATATATAGTTCCATTAACATCTTTAGTACCATCAAAACTTTGCCCCCAAATAGTTCTAGGAGTTTGAAGTTTAGTTGCACTAGCTACCCTTAATGAACTTTCTAACTTATGTCCTCCATCACCAAGTAAAACATAATTACTATTAGATCCCTTCTTTATAAATCCAGAAGCGTTAATTGAAGTATACCCGGTAGCTCCATTTCCAAAATGATAACCTACAATTGTAGCAGTTTTACTTCTATCATTTATAGGTAGATAGTTAAACCATATCTCATGATTATACCCAGCATTAACTATATTAAATTCCTTTACTGCTACTAATTTATCAGTAATTGAACTCCAACTATGGGTGTGAGCTGATGGAGTGAAGGAAGAAGGTTTTCCAGTAACTTCCGCCCAAGAAGGCCATCTAGTAGCTGTAGCAGGTTTATTAGTTATATAAGACCAATCTAAATTACCTTTAAATGTTCCAGTAGTAATTACTCCTCCAGCTGATATATAAGAAGTTTGAGTATTAGCTTTATTTCTAATACTTAAACCATTAGAATTATCGTCACCAAATCGAATAACTAAATCTAAGTTATCTTCTGCAGTTTCTTCTGCATATAATTTAACCTAATCAGATTGTCCTGTCCAATAGAGCCCTCCTCTGGCTCCCTGGGGTTTTTTATCAGTAGTGCTCCAACTACCACTATCTGCAAAAGTAATCAGAGCATTACTAGCCATTGTTCCTCCAGTAAGTTTTAAGTATCTATCATCATGTGTATGACTTTTTGTTGCATAAAGAGAATCAGTCTTTGCCTTTATATATTCCCATAAATGAATAGCCCTTCTTTTATATGGTACATTAACAGCATGAGTATCTGCAAATCCACTATTAGATGCATATGAAGTAACAAACATAGTACCATCAGTTACGGTAGACTCACCTTCATTAACCTAACTGATAAAATTAGAAGTAGTAACTGTTTTAGCAGCAGAACCATCATATACCACTCCAAATACATTAAATGAGTATGGATTCTTTAAAGATGATGGAATGTCTGTAGTAAAAGCTAAAGTTTTCCAAGGTTGCCAAGTGCCACTATTTTGAGCACGTGAGTATACTCTACTTGAAGGATTACTTATAGCTAATTGGGAATCCCATCCACCATTGTTATCCCAAGCTAAATGTAGCACAGTAGCGTCATCTGGAGGGTTACCTTCAGTAGTAGGTGAAGTAGTATAGAATATTCTTAAACTACCGTCACCAAATTGTGTATTAAGTGAAGTTGGTCTGGCAGAATACCAATTAACTAATTTTCTTGCATTTGTAGAATTTGTAGAGTTTGTTGCGTTATCTACTTGAGTTATAGTAGTGCCATTAATAACTCCTTTACCATTAGAGATATAAGTAGATGAAGTATCAAGAATAGTATAAGTTTTAGAAGCATCAGAACCCCATCTCAAAAACTATTTATCCTTAGTGCTTTTATTTAATCCTATATATCCATATATACTTGATTTACCTCTAAATAGAATAGAAGCACCATAAACATCATCGTTTCTTTTTATAGTTAATGCTCCAAAATTTGTAGTGTCAATAGTTAAAACACCCGACATAGTATCTCCTGACTTCTTTACATATCTATCATCATGTGTATGACCTGAATTAGACTTACCATCAATTAAAGCTTTTAAAACTTTACCTTGTTTAGCAGAAAGAGAACTAGTAGTGGAATCACTAGTTAAGTTATCCACTACTGGTCTCCAAGTAGAATTGATAGTTACTACACCATTAGTATTAGTTAATGTAGTATTACTACCATTTCGTAAGTCTAAAGTATGAGAACCTATACTTACATTATTTATTTTTATATCTCTCCAAGTGTTTGTATCTGTACCACAAAATTTAACCCCTCGTGCAAATATATTTCGCCCTCTGAGGTCAAATGTAATATCTTTGTTATTTGGTGGAGTTGTTAAAGCTGCCACCGTAGAGGGATTAAATGCTATTTTCATTATTTATTAAACATATTCATATTCATTTGTATCTAAATTATACCATGAAATTCCAAAATCTATTGTGACTGTATCATTGGTCTCAGTTTTAGCAACATATATATCTCCTGAAGCATCTATATTTAGAGCTTTATTACCTATAGAACTATTACCTATCTTAATATCTCTCCAAGTAGAACTAATTGTAACAGTACCATTAGAATTAGATAGAGTTATGTGACTGCCTTCAAGTAAATTTAAAGTATTATCACCAATACTAGTTCCTTTTATTTTAATATCTCTCCATGTATTAGCAAAGGCACTAGCAGGTAATTTATACCAACTAGGAGTTGCAGTTCCATTTGAAGAAGCTAATACATAAAAAGCATTATTAATTAATGTTGTATTAGTATTAATTACTTTAGGTGCTAGACCATCTGAGGTATTACTTACTATCCCATAAGTAGTATTAGTCCAAGGCACATTTACATATAAACCTCCAGTAGAAGAATCTGCTTCTACTTTATAATTCTTACCACTAGTTGTATAATTGGTATTAGCCTTAAAGGTAATAACATGAGTACTAGTATCTTTGGTAATTGTGATACCTAAGCCATGTTTAATACTAAGATTTCCTGTATTAGTAGCACTTCCTTGAAATTCTTCCCCATCTACATATACTGGACGCCAACTATTTGTTCCTACTGGGTCATATCCTAGGGCATTTCTAACATTAGTTGCAGTTAAAGATATTTTACCATTTGCATCAACAGAAATAGTAGGTTTACTTCCTCCTGCATCTATAATAACACCACCAATAGTGGTAGCAGTAGCTGGAGCAAGAGCAACTTTTTTAGCACTTGAACCATCATAAGAGAATGCCCCAATACCAGCTCCGTTAGATAAAGCATTAGCTACTTTATTAGCTGTTCCTACAGTTAAATTAGCAGGATTTATCCAAGTAGGAGCACTACCAGTACCTCCTGAAATTAAAATATTTCCTGAAGTACCTGCACTTACTGGAGCAAACATAGTTAAACCAGAGGTGTCATTAGAATATATTTTATGTACCTTACCGTTAATTACAAAGTCAACAGTACCATTAATATTAGTCTAAGCTACTGTCCATGTTGCAGCTTTATTAGTACCACTAGCAGTAATACACATTAATAAGTCACCTGCTTCACATTGAAATCCTTCATAATTACCAGATTTAGTAACTCGATAAGTATCACCTACCTATGCTGATGGTATATCTGATTTTACATCATTAACTAAGTATTTCTTTGTATCTGAAGTACCATTATAGGTAGGATTTAACCCAATAGTACCTTTAAATCGCATTGCTGAATTAATTACATAACTATCATTAATTTTCTAATTAATAGTTGCAGAATCCCACAAATGCTTATTATCTGGATTGTTGCCGTCTGTTATAGGTAGTTTATCAATAGGAATAGTTCCATTTCCCCAAGGAATATAGTCAGTTCCATGGGTAATAATATGTCCATCCTTAGTAAATATTAATTTAACATAATCATTTTCCTAAGAACCACTAAGGCTAGGAGAGCTTGCTGTTAAATCTTTATATTTAGCTGCATCTTGATATTTTAATATAAAATTAAGTAGTGCCATCTCCCCAAGTTAATTTAATATTATTATTTTCATTAATGAAATCATCTCCAAAATTTAGATTATCTTCTGTATTCCCATCATATCCAATATATTGCTTTCCATTTATAAATATATTTAATTTTTCAACAGGTTTCGTATTAATTATTTCTCCCTATTTATTATACTAAATTTTTATATTCTAAGGACTTTCATTTGGAGTTATTACAGTTCTATTTATATAGTCTCCTAAAGTCTATACCTTATTTTTATAAATAACTAATACCGCTTCTTGTGAAGTTCTTGGAAATATAAGAGTTGTACCATGTTTAAGTTGTTCAATCTGTTGTAACATTACTTCCATCCATTAAGTTATCATATAAATCTCTAGGAATTTCGTAGTTAACCTTAATTATAGTTCCGCTACTATTAGTTACTGGAATACTAGTTATGTAATCAGATAAATCAATAGTGGTTTTAGACTCTCCTAATTTTTCCCATTTATAAGTTTCACCTACTTTAACACATAACCATTCTACAAATATATTCATTCCATCTTCAGTATTATCTGAAGTACCTGGAACTAAATATAAAGTATTAGTTACTTCAGCAGATGCTTGAGGTAATGTAGAAACAATCTTATAAATATCTCCAATATTAGCAGTTGTACTAATTACTCCATCTTTAATAACTATACCGTTACCAGCTGTTAATTTATCCTATTTAGTATCCTATAGGTTTTTAATATTTATAGTATTAGTACCAACTACTCCTGTTAAACTATATAAGACTCTATCAAGAGTAGTTATCTTTAAGGAATTAAATCCAGGAAGATTATTAGTATTAACTACAACTGCTTCTGCTAAAGAAATAGGAACAAATTCCTTACCTTGTTGAAATAATCTTCTAATTTCTGTCATAAACTAAATAATTGTTCAGGAATTTCATAATCTATGTTTGCTTTAATAGAGGAGTTAACAAAATCTAAATTCTCAACCAAATTATATACTTCTTTTTTGGTAATAAAAATAGATGTGTCTAGATTTGCAACTGCATCTGCTAAAACTTTACTTACTTCATCTTTACTATAAACTCCTAAATTATCCCTAGCTAATGCTTTCTCAGATTCCTCTTTAAATTCTCCTAAATAATTTTCTTTACAAAGATGAGTATGTAACTCAGGTTTAGGACAATTTGTAGTTAATTTATCATCACAACTAAATCCACTATCTATAGTTGTCTTTTTAAATTCTACTTTATCAGGAATTTCAATAGGAATAGAAGGAGGTTTTTCAGGCTGTGGTGGAACAAAAATGGACCAGGAGGAATTATCTCCCAGTCCAATCTTTATGTCATTCATTGTAATCTTACTTTCTTAGGATAATTTGCTGTAAAATCATAATTAAGTAATTCTTCTGTAGATTTTAACTAGTTAATGGCTACTCTATGTTTAGCTGTTACAGAGAAGCATTCTCCTGCGTAAATTTCTAACTTATTTAAGAACTCCTTTAATTTATCAGCAGAAATATCTAATAATTCAGAACCTAACTAAACGGTTATAGTCTAAGTCCCACAATTAATTAAATTCTATAATCCAATTCTAGTATCTTTATCCAACCACTTCTTATCTTCTTTATAATAGAAAGAATTTACATTAATAGATTTATCATAGGATGTTAATTTAGCTTGTAAAATATCTCTTAACTAAAAGTCAAAACAAGCTCCATCTTTTTCTATCAATAACTCTTTCCATTTAGAGAGAGGAAGAGCTAATAAGTCCTCCCTCTCTAACATATTATTTAAAGATAAATTCTTATCAATCATTCTAAGTGTCTTTATTATAAGTAAATTGTGTAAATGGAACTCCCTAATGTTTAGTTACTCTCCAAGCAGCTTCATACTAATACATATTAACATCATACGAATTATTACTAAATGTTCTACCTGGAATCCACTCATATCTATGTGCAGTACAACTATAATCTGTACACATACTCTAGTATGAATAACTATTATAATTGGAAGAAGTATTTATAGTAGTAGTTGTATTCTAATTATTAGCTATATTAGCCCATACAGAAGGGAAGTTAGTTCCCATAACCTATTTAGCATTAGAGAATATTGCTTTATTCTTAGGCTCAGTACCAGAACTTATTTTAGCAATAGTTTCAGCAACAGAAGTACTATCAATAAAGTTAGTTCCTTTAGCGCTATAACCTCTATAATACATAATTCTTGCTAACTATTTAGCAGATGGAATATACCAGTTACCCTAAGCAAACTAATTATAAATAGTACTTTCAGTAGACTTTAATGTAGGTTGATACAAAGTAGCAGCATAATAATAAGGATAAATTATACAACTAGATAACTCATCAGAGGTTACATTAGTGATTTTTAATCCCTTACATAAAGCTACTAACTTATCCATACTTTTTATACTATAAGTCTAAGTAATACTATCATAGGTAATATAACTTCTAACCTAATTCTAGAAACTAGAGTATAATTTACTAAGAACAGAAGTATTTACTGTATTTACATAAATAGCAGTATCTTCTTTTCCAGTAAATCCATTAGTGGTAAAATCAGTATATGATGCATAGGTAATTTCATCTACTGGTTTATCAGTAGATACTCCTGACATAGCTATATAATCATTAGAATCAGAACTATTAGCACTTGTTATTAATCTCTAATTTTTAAGCCAATCACCTATATAATATAGTTCTTTAAGAGTTATATTATCACCACCATTAATACCTTCTGGACTAAATCCAAGATAGAATGAAGTATTCTCAGTCATATTTTCCTTACCTATTACATAAGCGGTTCCACTAGTATCATTAGTGTTTTCTACAGCATATACCATACCAATACAAGTCTTATTAGTATTATAGTTATTAGAATATGAACCATCATAATAAACAAAATCTCCAATTTTAGGAGCTGTCCACTAAATTTTAACCTTACATGTAAGTCTAGTAGGAGTAGAACTTCCAATTCTATATACTAGGATATTAATTACTGGCTATACAGTAGTACTTTCTTTAATTAAGGTAATATTACCTGTCTTTGAGTCTACTCTTAAGTACTAGTCATAAGTAGAACTAGCTAACTAATAGTCAATATGTAATCTAGGATCTGGATCATTAACTATTTCTACCTAATTACTATTAATCTAAAGATTAAATTTACCGGTTCCTTTATCGCCTAATCCAAATATAGTTATTTCAGAATCACAAGTAGCTGAGAAAGCAGAACTTGATGCTTTATAATTAACTTTTGGATTATTAGTTGTACTATCAATATCTCCAAACTATTCTACTAAACTCTTCTTAGTATCATAACTAATTTCTACCAAATCACCTGTACTATCCACAATATTAATTGTTCCAGTAATATTGCTTTTAACAGAGAGTAACTTAGAAAGAGTTTGCTCAGTTACATTAATAGTCAAATTACGTAAAGAAACAGATTCAAGACTATTGCAATCAACTAACTATTCTAAGAAAGAATCTACATCAAACTATCCAACATTAGATAAATCTACTGTCTTTAAATTACTAATTCCTTCTAATCTAAGTTCTTTAACTGGATTATATAATTCTAATGTCTCAATAGTTTCAGGAAGGATTACAGTTTCAGCTTTACTTGGTAATATAACTCTCTTAAATGTAGTTCCACTTAAATTAATCTCTTTTAACTTATTAAAGTCTGTAAGATTAAGAGTTTCAAGAGTAGTCATGTTATTAAGAGTCAGACTTTCTAATACAGGACCCTTCATACTAAATACATCTAATCTATACTCTGGATAATCTGTACCAAAGAAATCTTTATAAGTCTTTAAGTTATTATTATCAATAGTAAAGTTAGTTAATCTAGTATATTCTTTTTCTGGAGCTATACTATAGTTAACTAAACCAGTAATATTAAGTTTCTTAAATAATACTGTAGATATTAAACCCTCATTAATAGCTGTACCAGTTTCCTTTAAATTAACTACATAATCCTAATCAGCTTTAGCTAAATATTTAATTATATCAGGTCTGTAATCAGTACTACTATTAGGCATTAAATATTTAGTTCCATCATAGAAATAAGTAGGATAGAAATCCTAGAAAGGAGTAAACTCCAATCTTAACTACAAAGGTCTCTTATCATTACCGCCTGCAGAAGAGCCAGTTTTATAATCAGGAGTTTCACTCTATTTAGTATATGAAGCTAAGAAATTTCTTCTCTTTTCCATAAACCACTGTTCACCCTCTAAACAAGAACCATGACTCTATTCAATAGGTTCAATTTGGTTATTATCATAGTGCTCAATAGCTCCTGCATTCTTAATTATCTAAGCATTTTCATAGTAGATTTGGGCAGTATGGTTATATGCAATAGCTGGATACTTATCTGTCTGAATACTATAGAAGTATTTATAGAAATTAGTATTTTCTCCAGATGCTGTTCCAAATGCTTGATTAATTACCTTGTAGAGCTTATTTTTAATAATATCCTCAAACTATAAGTCAAACATATAGAAGAAAGCATTTAATCCACTATCACCCCATTGAGAAGCAGTCTCAGAAACATAAGATGGTTCAAGTAAATTATAATGTTTAGACTACAGACCATTATTATCAGTTGCAATAATAGTATCTAAGTCATCACCGTATAATCTAATTAAATAGTCACCTTTATCAGATGGTTGCCAGTTAGCAACTTCATCAGTCTATGCTGTGTTTTCATAGATTTTACCAAATATCTAGAAGTAAGTGTTTTTAGCTCTATTATCAGTACCTGATAAAAATCTAATTACAGCCTAATGCATAGCTATATCATTTACATCAATATATTTAGTTATGCCTTGCTTAAATAAAGATTTAAGTTCATCAATAGCTATATCAAGCTAATTAATACTAGAATCCATATCAAAGTCTTCATAGATATTAAGTCTTGACCATCCAGTAGAAGGATCATATATAGTACCTCCTCTTACCCAGCCTCCAATAGCTTCTCCAGTAGCACTTGTACTTCCTGCAAACTCATCATAACGATAAATATCACCTTCTCTAGAACCTGTAAATGCTGGGATAGGCTTAGTAGCTATATATCTATTTAATGTATTCCATTTAGTAATATCTGTTTCACCAGTCTTAACTAAATTAAAGTTATATTTATAAACAAAGTCTACAAACTCTCCAAACTTATTTAATGACTTACGAGCTGATTCTGTGAAATCAGTAGCTTCATCATTTAATCCGAAGTCTACATCCCAAGAACCACGATTCTAGTAAACAATGGATTCATCAGAAATCCAAAGATTCTTTGAATAATCTCTATTAGATGATTGCTGTTCTTCTACTGTTACCGTAGGGAAATTAGTTAATGTTCTAGACCCAGCTGAATTTAATCCGGCACGCTGTAAAGCAGCCCAAGGTCTTCTAAAATTAACATGAGGGTCAGAGTTCTCACCACCTTCTATTAAAATATATTCAGGAGTTTTATCATCATCATAACCAAAAGTAGCCTTATCACCTTTAGCTGAACCAAATGTCTAAAATCCCATAAACTAAACATTAGGATTTTTAAGTAAGTCTGCTAATTCATAGTTAGCTACAGACTCTAAATCCGTAATTAAATAGAAGTATAAGAAAGCTTCTTCATGTACTGTTTTACGACCTCCATTAAGTAACCCTTTCTAATCAGTATCTGCTTTATATGCATCATTATAAAGTTTACAAGCACCCTCTTTATGAGACTGCATAGAAGAAGCAAAATTAACTTTACCTACGAGTTTAGTTACCTTTAAATCTTTTTCAGTAGAATCAGTCTAACCATCATAAGGTGGCATATTATAATAGCCCTTCTTCTCATGAGCAGGTTTAGCAATAAACTTATTAGTAGTAGTATCCAAATCTTCATAAGGGGTAAATACACTCTTTACTTTAGTTTCTCCGTCTTTAAACTTATTTAACTAGAATGCTGTATTCCAAATTAAATAACGCATAGCAGAAGAACCCTAACCCTTAACAAGACCATTATTTATTCTACCACCATATATTTTATTAATTGCCTAATCAGCATAGTTAATAAATAAAGTACATCTAATCTTCTTAGCTGCTTTATCTTGGTCTCCGGGTTTATTATTTTCACCTTGCCAAGTTCTATTTGGTAACTTACCTCCCTTAGGGAATACATATACTAATGTATTATATTTACCAAAACTCTTAGCAAATGAGATAGTACCATCAGCTCCTAAGATATTATTTCTATCGTAGAACTTATCTTTCTATTCTCTAGTAGCTAAGAAGGAAATGTAATTATGCTAAATCTAATCAAACGTAAGAGCAGTAGAATTATAAACTCTTAATAGATATAAGTCTAAGTCAGAGCCTTTAGGATTTATTTGTAACTAAGCTTTTTGCTACCAGGCTAGTAAAGTAGCATCGTCAATAGATATTTCTCTATTAATTACTCCATTAACATAGATTCTTACTAAGTTAAATTTAGCACTTTCCAAATTAGCCTTTAATGTATTATAAGAATCCTACGCTAAGAAATAATTAGGATAATATGGATCATTTGGATTGAGAGTAAATCCTTTTTGTACGGTAATAGTGATATGTGTATCTGCATCTTCTTTAAATTGTGCAAATCTAGCATTATAAAGCTATTCTGCTGATGTATTCCAACATACTACGGTTGGTTTAATTAACATTTGACCAAATGTAATTACTGGAGACTCTTCATTACTTACATTATATGATTTAAATCCAAATTCAAGAGTAAAGTTATTACTTAATTGTAAATTAACTGGAGTTTCAAATACTTTATTAGCATTAGCCTCAACTCTATAAATTATTTTACCATCTGAAGCTTTCCAATAGTTTGGGCTATCATTAAATAATGTAGTAGTTCTACCACTTATCTAATCAAAATTAATAGTAGGTCTAGGGCTAGAAGTATATAAGTAATTAATATTCGCTTTAGAGATAGAGAGAGTCTAGTTATTAGACATAAAGGCTTTATCTGAACTAGCTGACTAGAACTAGTAAAGCTAACCATTTACTTCTACTTGTAAATACTATTTAGCATTATCACTATTTACTTCTATATATTTCTTATAAGTAGTTTCATATTTATTATCTGAATCATAGTTCTAGGCATTAACTACAATAGTATCAAGTAAGTTTTGTCTGTCCTAAGATGAATCAGAATTTAAATATGTATTAATAGTAACAGAATCCTTAGTAGGACTATAAACTGTGATAGTATATAATTTTACTGTATCATGGTTATTAATAGAACCAGTAATACCATTTACTGCTACTGCAACTCCTGTAAATCCTTCTGATTTAATTACACATGCATTTACATAATCTGTAGCAATATTCTAAGATTTATGTACTGCTCTAACTGTTAATGTATTTAAACCAGATTGTAATGTACTATAGGATAAATTACCATCAGTAGTATTAATGCGATTAGTATTTAAATAACCCTCAAGATGATAATCTGCAGGAGAACCTCCTTTAAGAGTAAATTCTGCATTATTAGAAATAACATTACCTGTATAAGATAAACTTATCTTTTGACTTTTAATAGTTACATTAAGAGTACTAGACTTTTGAGGATAATCTACAAGTGTTGCTATAATAGTACTTTCCTATGAATCTGTAAATAATTCTGTGATATTAATCCATCTTAATTCACTGTCTGCTTTATTAAGATGTTCAATTTTTGTACCTGAAGAATCTAATGTAAAATCATTTAATGAATAAGGAGCGACGGTAGTTTCCATACTATTAACTCCATATTGTATCTTAACCTTTACGGCACCTGCCGCGTCTTGGACACCAAAAGACTAAGTAGTAGAAGTATGACTTGTAGCTACTGCTAATTCTACTTTACTCTTAGAATTACACTACATAACTACTTCCCCAGTTTTATAAATAGTACCATTAATTCTAACAGCAACAACTAACACATCCTAATCATAAGATGGAGTTTCTACTGTAACTCTAGTAGATGTAATGGCATCTCCATTATAATCTCTTAATGTAAGTGTACTATTAGCAAAATCCATAGAATTAACAAGATGGCGAGAGATTAAATCTTCAACCTATTGACCAGTCTTTTCATTCCAAGGTGTCTCAAGTGATTCAATTTTATTTTCCAAATCTTTAAAGATTGCCATTTTATTTATTTATTTTTCCAATAATCATTATCTAACCAATTTTTATCTGAAAGCCAAGAACCACTACCATAACAGCTCTTTATAGCATTTAGCACAGTTAAAAATACTAACTAGGAACCTTTATATACAGCTCCTATACTTCTCTGTGCTACCTATTCAATTGTGTCTATTAATTCTGAAAGATTTTTATTAATTTCAGAAACTAACTTGCCATTTCTATATATCATTTAAAATCTTTTTTAATATTCTATTTAATCTACTTTAACAGATTTAAATAGTTTAAATAACTTGTTGCAATAGATTTATCATCTAATAAATTAGCCTGATAGCTATTGTAAGAGTTAATAAGATCAAATTCTTCTTCAGCTGACAAATATTCTCTAATTATAGCCTTTACACAATCATTATAATTAGGGTTGCCATAAATATGAGTTTGTATATATGAATATCCATCTGTTTCTGTTAATTTTTCTAAATCATATTCCTATATTACTGCGGTCTGAATATCGTAGTTATAATAATAAGAATTGTCTCCAAGTTTCTAAAATGTCTAAGGCTATTCTTTAGACATTATTCTTCTAGGTTCTTTCATATAATTTTAATTTCTTTAATAATTTCTTGTTACTACCATTATTAGCGTTACTACTGACATGGAGTACCTTATTTTAGTGTCTCAACAGGACTCTACCAACAGTGGGTAGGAGATACTACCTATTATATGTAGATAAAATCTATTATATAATTAAATCTTTTTTAATGCTCTAAACCCACAATTAGCGTCAGATAAGCCAACGCCGCAGCTAGAAACGAAACAGCAGAGACCAGCGAAATCGTCATCAGAAGCGCCACCACCGACAAAGAGTAACCGCAAGTCTGTACTAGAAGAATTACACTAACGATAATCACTCATATAAGTTGTGCTACTTCCACCGACTTTTGAAGGTATTATATCACCTCGTGATCCTAGGGCAAATTGAGTTGTCCAACCATCCTAGGCTTTTTCAATTCCTGCTACCTATTTATTTCCTATAGTATCTGTAAATTCTGAAATATCCGTAGTAGTATATACATTACTATCTGCATTAGCTGAATTTCTTTTTAAAACAATTCCTTCTAATATTGTCCAAATACCACCAAATGGGTTGTCAAATCCTCTCCATCGGGGAACCTAAAATGTATAACCATCTAAAGTAGCACTCTTTAAACCCGTAAAGTTACCTATACTATTACAGTAACCACATGGAATAAGTGGATACTAATTATTATAAGAATTCCATTTAATTCCACTGTAGGTTGTAACTCCTGCTCCCAGACCTCCCTAATGGTATCCATCAGAAGTCAAATTAGCAATATAACTTTCCTATGAATTAAAGTTAGCATACTCGATTACATAATTCCAGTAAAATATCCACTTATAGTATTCATAACATAGGAGTTCTTTTCCAGAATTAGCTGCATATTTTCTCATATTAGCTCTTGTCTAAGAAGTTCTAGGTTTTCCCAAATCAGTTTTAAATATATCAGTACTCAAATAAACATCGTTTGCACTTCTATTTCCACCTCCTCTGTAATCAGAAGTAGTGTTTACAACTGAAGCTGTACAAACTTTATCATTAACAGTATGTAATGTACATCTATAAGCATCTACATACATTTCTGGTATTTCCATCCAAGTATTATCTATTTTTTGAGTAGATATTCTAACCCATGATTTAGAACCAGATGTACCTGACTTACCATAAAATTTAGGAATATGAACACATACGTCTCCATCAGTTCCATCTAATATTGAAGCTTCCTATACATCACTATCAGGAGTTACTTCTATATTTCCAGCATTAACTCCACTATCTGAGGCTATTACTCCTCTATAGGCTTTCTTAGACCAATCATTAGGGTCTAACCAATACTATAATACTCCATCTTTTACTACACAACCTTGATACTGAGATTGTATTGGTAGAGATTTATGCATAAGAGGATTTCCTATTCTTGTACACTTTGGATTAGATACAGAACTATCATATTCTATTCCATAAGAAACTAAATCTTCAATTTCTTGTATTGAACTTATCTAATTTTTCAAATCATTAATTTGTTGATTTACATTATCCTATAAAGCATAAGTATCTACAATTACATTACCTTCGTTATCATATGATGCTCCTATAGGGTAATCAGTTCCTTGTATATTAACAGTAGAAATCATAAATATAAAGTATTATTTTTAACTACAGGATTAACTACTTTAATACTCTAGAGTACTTTATTATTCTATTTAAAAGAATAAGTAGTAGTATTATTTGCAGTAGATGTTTCTATCTATAAATTTTTAGTAGTATCTAAATCAGATATTAATTTTTTAAGCTTCTATTCTTCAGAACTAGCCCTAGTAATTTCATTATTAAGATTTGTTGTTATAGTAGTATCTGCATTCTCTCTTGCACTAATTTCCGTAGATAATGCAGATGTTTCAGCCTTACTTGAAAGATTAATATTAGCAATCTTGTCAGTTACAACAGAAACACCATCAACTGTAACATCAACGACTCTACAAGCGTTATCACTAACTGTATCTATCTTGGCATTCAATACTTCATCTGCATCAATCCTATTAGTTATCTCAGCGTTCAGAGCATTACTAGAGGAAGTCTCTAACTCGGTAATTTGGTCTTGGAGTGATTTCTCAGCACCCTTAGCTCTTGTTACCTCACCATCAATAGCACTCTTGTTTGCGGTTTCAGCAGAAGTTGCTCTATTTATTTCTGCATTTAAAGCATCTGAACTAGCTTTTAAAATAATAGCATCATTTAGAGCTTTATGTAAATCATCATCACTTTTAAGTTTATCTGCAATTTCTTTTAAGGTATCATAAGCTTCTGGAGCTTCTCCAACTAAATCTTTTATAGCCTTTTTAATAGAACCCTTAGTATTAGAATCTCCGTTTATAATATCTATAGCAGTAGATAACTTTTTGAGATCTTTTAAAGTTACATATTTAATTAAAGGCTAATATTTTCCATTTTTCCAAATTGTTGACATAATAAATAAGTTTTAGTTTAATAAATAATAGGAAAAGACAACAATATAAGAATATTATTAAACTTTGAATTTATCTATTATTTCATTTACTTTAGAAATACAATCTGCTAAAGTTGCTGAATCTTGTAGTTTAGTTACACCTTGCATAATAGACTTTACCTGTCTCTCTAATAAATCTGCAGTTACAAACCCAGAATCATCTACATTATTACCATATGTTAAATAGTAAGTATCATCTTGTAAAGTACCGTCTGACTCTAACTATTTATATTCTTCTTGAGATAAACACATCCATTTAGGTACTTCTGAAACTTTAGCTAATTTCTCTGTACCATAGAATATACCATCAGTTCTAATACTCATAGTATTACCTGAAGTATTCTAAATAGTATTTACCATTAAGCTTTCTAAAGTGGCTCTAGAGTTTTTAGTTATTTTGGTTTCTAACTATTCTGTAACTGTAGCCTTATATTCCTCAAAAGCTGTAGTATTTAAAAATGAGAACTAAGTATTTATGTCGCTTACTCCAAAATTTGAAGGCTTTAAATATTTAGAATCAGATGTCTCTGCTGTTTGATACTTATCTGTTACCTCTTTTAAAGTAGTTTCTGCAGTACCTTCTAAAAATGATTTATTTATATAAGTATTTGTAGCGTCTTCTTTAGTTAAGTAGTTGGTAGTAATATTAGTATTATTACTTTCCACTTTCTTTTGTAAAGCCAGGAAACTAGTGTTATCAGCTTTAGAAGATGCTAGGTTCCAAACGCGTTGGTACTATTCTTGATTTACATAATATGTATCCTTATTTTCAATACTATCCTCATAAATATAGTAATAAGTATCATTATGTAAATAGGGTTTTTCAGAATCTATTGCAGTCCCTTGTCCTGTAGTATTTTTCTTCCATTCTGTATATTCGGCTTCTGTGCAACTAACTAACTAAAGAGCTTTATAAGAAGCCACCCATCCGTCAGAATTAGTTATATTAGTTTTGTCCACTAACATATAAATATAACCATCTTCAAGATTAGAAACTGACATACCTTCATATGCTATTTCAGCAGGAATAGTATATAATTCCTAAGTAGTATCTACTACAGTTCTACAATCTAATGGTTTAGGAGTCTTTACTGAAAATGAAACTCCTAACAACGAATCACCTGTATATTTCATGCTAATGTGAATTGAATTTGATGAGGTAGTTCAGAAGCATAAGAATCATTCTTAGTCCATACCTAATATGTATAATCATTTATCTATTCAGTAGTTTTAGTCCATCCTGACATATCCACATCTAAGAATCCTAAACCACCATTTACTTTTAAACTATTTAAAGTTGAATTAATACCCGGTATTTTAATAACAGCTTTACCTGATAAATTAATTTCCATTATATCAGATTGAGTGCCATATTTAACTAAGGTACCTTTATTAGTGTTATAATACCAAGGATATGTTGCAGAGATAGTAGCTACTGCTTTATTTATAGAGCCTGCTTCGATTCTTTTATCAGTAGTCTATCCTCTATCATCAATCAAATATTCTCCAGCTGAATAATTAACTACTACCTTATAAATATAATCTCCTAATTCTGTATATGTAGATTCTGTGTAAGTCTAATCATTATGAGTTATAGAATCTGTTTTGGAAGTTACTTCTCCCGCATCTCCTTTAATAAAAGTTGTACTTGCAGGAATAATAGAACCACCTACTTCTACTAACTAACTAGATACATTAGATACTACATAAGGTTGAACTAATTCTCTAACTAATACTGGGAATAATAGTTTATCTAATATAGTAGAGAATGCTTTTCCTTTTAAGTCAGATACCTTAGTTCCCTATTTAAGTCCTCCTACAGAAGTATTCATTTTAATGTTATCAGATAATTCTGATTTATATACCGCAGCAGAAGAACTTTCAACATAGAGACCATCTTCATTAGATTTAATAGCATTACCTTCAGCTTGAGATATAGCAAAATCTAACTTAGATTCTTCATTTAAGGCTACTGAACCTGAGTGAGTTCTAATCCAAGCTTCTATTTTATCATCTACATTTAAATTAGCTAATTGACCATTTAAGGTTTCTACCTATGTATTAATAGTATTAACTAATTCCTATAAATCAGATAACTCCTCTCCCTAATTAGTAATAGTGCTGGTTAACTAATTTATATTAGCTTTAATAGTTTCTATCTATTCTTCTATCTTTTTATCTTGATAAGACTTAGCTAGAGTTAAAGCATAGTCAAGTGCTTCATATATAGACGTAATCTATTCTATATTTGTTATATGATCACTATCAGGTTTATATATATATTTACCTGTAACTGTTACACCTATACTTTCTCTAGCTAATTTCTTTTCTAGTTCTGTTTGAAATTCTCCTAAAAAATTACTCTTTAAAAGAGGTATAAGTTGTTTAGGTCTTTCTTTAGAACATGGTGTTAAACCTACCTTCCCTACCTAATTGTAAATAGAGTGTATCATTCTAATTTAGTAAGTTCTCTTTAATAAATTCTTTATTATCTATATCTATAGGTAAACTAATAAAACAAATAATATTTAACAATAATGAATAATCATCTTGATAACCTTTCTTTGCTCTATTTAATAAATCTCTATAAAGTTCTATTGCTTTACGCTTTAGAACATCCACATCCATGAGCTGTATGCTATCCATATTCATTATTCTAACAGAAACCTCCACAAGTATTAAATTCTTCTACTATTTTTTCAGCTTCCATAAATTGTTCAAACTAGATTAAATAATCTATTATATTAAGAGTCATCCAAATGAAGTCTCTGGCATATAAATCTTCATTATATGCAGAAGTTTGACATTTATTTAATAATGCATTAAATAATTTCTTACAATAATTAATATAACATTGTTGCATATTTCCTGTAAAGAAAGTATTTATATGTTCCTACTAAATAGGAGTTCCTTCTAAATTCATTTCTAGTACTTCTCTAAGAGTAGTTTCTTTTAATACTCCGTCTACTTCTTTCTTAATAACTCCTTCATCTATTATATATACTCTATTTATTTTATCTTTATATTCTTGTGAAGCTTCAGTTTTATACCAATTATACCAATCTATATTCGGAAATACATAATGGTCAATAGTGTAAAAACCATCTTCCTTAAGGTTGAAAGTACATGCATCATCTTTATATACTCCATTTTCTAACTAATTGTGTTCATGTATTAACGCATCTAAGAATGTTATTTCTGTAGTTCCTATTTTCATTAATACATTTACAGTCACTGATTTACTGTATTTAAATAATAATGTATCTTCATAAGTACTAGCCACCTCTTCCTCTTCAGATAAATATTGGTCATACTCTTTAGATAAATCTAATACAGTTAAATCACCCTGTGCCGAATTACATATATCTATTTTAAATTCCATTACTTAACTATTGAAATTAATTGAGGTTCACTCCATATATTCTTATTATTATCTAGAACATAATTATTATTATTCTATGAAGCAGTAATCATCCATAGATAACCAGTAAATTCCTATTCATTAGTATCTGTCCACTAATTGCCAGGATTTATTGCAGTTCCAGTTAATTGAGGCCTTTCAAAAGTACTAGTTACTGTAAATTTAGTAACAAGTCTACTATCATAAGACCATTTAGAATATAGGACAACTTTAAATAAACTCCAAGCACCACTTACTCTCTATCGTACTGCCATAAATCCATATGGATTAGATGCAGTTATTTCTGATGGATATTTACTCCAATTATTCTTACCTTCTTCACTGGCTTTGATTATTTCATCTATAGAAGCATCTGTATCATCTACATTCTATAATTCTCCACCTACTTCTACAGCTTTCTATGGATATATCACCTTAGGCTACTAAGAATTATCTTTAACCATATATAGAGTCTGACTAATCTCAGCAATATCTGCAGTTACAATTTCATAAAATTTCTAACCATCTTTAAGATTCTGTCCTTCAAAATACACAATAGTTCTTTTCCAGGTATAAGGAGTTTTCACAGAAGGTAATACAAAGTTTTCTCCCCACTAATTAGTTTCATCCTAATTTTCTAACTCCTTCACTTTATTAACATCGGCTGTATTTGTAGCCAAATAATCCACTTTAAACTTTAAAGATTTGGCTACTTCATCAGCTCCCTAATTTTCTGAAATCTATTTAGCAAGATCCGCTAAATAGAGGTCAAGTGTAGTATGTTTAGCTAATACTGTAACTGCTTTATCGGCTGTCTCTGGATAAATCTAATCACCAGTTCCAGAATATACTTTTTCACAACTGATTGCCATTATGATTGTCTAATTTTGTCATTATAAGGATTACCATCATTTAACTAAGCTAATTCAACTTTAGTTCTCTAATCCTCTATATCTAATTGTCTATCTTTGTAAGTTCTATCTGTTTGAGCTTTATACCAATTAACTTGATATTCTAATTGAATCTTCTACTAATCAAGCTGCATTCTTTGTTCATTAAGAGATTCTGCTTTCTATTGAGCCTTCTATAACTCTTGCTAAGCCTATTGTAACTACTAACTAGTTTCCTCCAACTTCTGCTACAGTTGCTATAACTAATTGTTTTCAGCTTTCTATTTTTCTATAGCTTTTTTAACAGTATATTTAAGTTCAGTTAAACTTTTAGCAGTAAGAGCTTCAAATATAATATCGGCACTAACTAATCCCGACTTAATTAAATCAGGTAATGTAGATTTAATTGTCTACATATCCTACATAATCTCAGTACTAGATATTATATGTATATCATAGTCTGTAACCGTAAAATATTCAGGAAGTGCAGTAAATATTTTCTAATATTTATCACCTAGAGTAATAGTACCAGTTAGTCCTTTCTTATAAACTATTTTAGCCTAGTTAAGACTATCAAGTAAAACTTCTCTTACAACTAAATCCATTTGCTAATAAATAGGTTTGGTTACAGTATAAGAATTAGTCACCCCCTATTTAACATTAGTTACAGCATCTCTCTACTCAATACCATTAAGTCTTTCTCTAAATACACCAGTAATAGAAGACACAGTAGATTCAATAGATTGTATAGCTAAATCAATTGCTTGTATTACCTACGCTGGTAAAGATTCATCATAGCCATTAAATATAGTATTTAAAGGAGCCTATCCATCTTCCATTCTTCCTTCTTGAGAAGTATCAATTAACATTTCTCCTTGTTTCTTATAAGCTCTCCATTTCTGTACTCTAGCTCCAAAATCAGGCCCTAATACTTTAGGAATCATAGAAATGTCAATAATACTACCTTTAACACCACTATTTGCTACAATCGCATCTCTATAGTAGTGTAAAAGATCATAACGTATTGTCTTCCACCTAAGTCGTTAATTTAGGTGCGTTCTCTAATGAACTGCTCTGATTTTCATCAGAAGTTGAGACTATATCTTGTCTTATAATATCTTTTATTTTATTTATTAAAAATTTATAAAACTTTCGCACTTCAAGTTACTTAACTCTACATAATAGTCGTTGAACTTTTATCTTATACAAGATACTTAGCTGCTGATTGTCCAATCTTTCCAATTTTCAAACATTCAAACCTGCTATTACTAGCTATTTTGTAGTTTGGAAAGCTCTAAGGAGTTTCCAGCAATTCACGAAATTTAAGCAGAACCGTTATATTAATCCTGCAAATGAGCACATTTTAAGATTAGACTATAAGGCTAACGAGCTCTATTTAAAAAATAAACACCATTTACTGATAATCCACAATAATTAGGATTATCGTGGCTTCTAATTACCTATTTATCAATTCCTCTAAGAATATAATATTCATCACCGATTCTAATTGTATTATATCTCTACATAATAAATTTATCATCAGTTTCTATCCATTCTACTTCATATACTGGAATTAGATTATATCTATGGGAATCGTCTTCAGGATAACCAGGGAGTAAATCTTGTTCTTCGTCATCATCACTATCTTCATCTATATCTACTACTGGACCATATGCTCTTCTGTATCTAGCGGTATCATCATCTGTCCAGTTCTATTTAAAATTACGTAAGTCTTCTTTACTTAATTCATTTCCATATTTAGCTAATATCTAACTTTTAGAAAGCCATTGTCTTACAACAGACCTATAAGATTTCTTAACATAAGGAGATTCAGGATTTCTATCTACAAAGGTATTTAAAGGATTTAATACCTCTATTTCAATATTAGTTTTACTAAATGATGGTTTTACTCTGTAAAAACAATAACCTGTAACTAATAAGTCTATAAATAATTGTCTAAGTTTAGTTACAAAATCAATTTCTTCAGACTACATAATGTATTGAAGAATATTCTGAGCAGCAATCTCATATTGAGAAACAAATTGCTAGTCTTGCTCTTCAATTATTTTATCTAACTACTATTTAATAGATTTATCAGTAATATCCTAGTTATTAGCAAATTTAAGTAAAGAATTATTTAAGTGTGTCTTTAAAAATCCTATTATTTGTGTCTATATCAATAGCTATTTTTCTCTATCCATATTACTGATAGTCCCTGCATCTTTACAGGATATTTTTGGCAATATAGGAGTTCCTAGAAATTCACCAACTAAAGCATCTACATGTTTTCTTAGTAAAGGTGTAAATTCAACAGAAGTAGGACTTCCTATACCAAAATTTTCTTCTAGATAACGAAACTATTCCTTATCCCTTTTTCCATTATAATAATTATAAGCTTTCTAGAGCTTAGTTTTATCATATACAAGTTCAGAAATAGTTTCATTAGTCTTATCTATAAGCTCTTTGTCTGTCATAACATAGTTTAGGTTCTGGAGGTTGTATTTTAATTGCTTTAAAATACTTTACTCTATGTAATTTACTTCTTCTTAATTCCTCTTTTATAAAATCTACAAATTTATCATCAGGTAAATCCGCCATTAGTACAAAAGGGTTCTCAGCATGGTCTAGATTAAAAGAAACTTTATATCCTATAGGGTCTAAATCTTCAATACGAATATCTCCTATAAAATTTATCTAAAACTGTGTTCTCATATAATCTAGGATCACTTGTTTCAATTCGGTATGGGTCATTGTTTTCCTCCTATTTAATTACTATTTGATTTGATTGTTTCTTTGGAATAACCCCAAATTCTCTATAACCTTTGTCATTTATATAATATCCGTAGTCCTAAAATTCTTCAACTTCTTTGTCAACTTTTGTAGGTTGTCTTCCTGATAATTCCTAGTCTGCAAGTTCAACCATTCCAAGAGCAGCTATAATATCAAATTTTGTTTTATTTTCATCGTTATAGCCATTTAACTATACTAGCATATCTTCAAACCATATATTATGTCCATAGTCTTCTACATAATCCGCTATAAGGTCTGTTTGCTATTCTATAATAGTTTTAGTTGCAGGAGTACCATACTATTTAGTAGTACCATATTTAATATCAGTTAAAGTGGCTCTAGGTCTTTTCATAAAGTATTGTAGACATTTATTTTCTCTAGCCCAAGTAATCATACCTACACGGGTAGCTTCTATATTAATTCTACAATTATAATATCTACACATACACATAGCTATCTTATAAGCCTCTCTAATATTTTGAGGTCTATCTTTATACATAGCTACATATTGGGGTTCATTAAGACCAAAGGCTCTACGTTTAATTACAATACAAAAATCAGAAGGATCTCTAGTTTCTTTAGAAGTTTGAGCAGCACCAATATCAATACCATCAATACCTGCTACATATAAATCATTCATTTCAGTATATACAGGAGCTTCAAAATCAATTCCCTATTCTTCAGCTTCTCTCTTCTACTTCTCAATCTGCTCCTTATATAAATCAGACCATACTGGATGTTCTAATATCTAAACTTTACCAGAATTAAGAAGCCATCTAAATCCATTTATATTTTCTAAAGAGTGTTTATTAGACTTATAAGTATAATCAATAGTTCCTACTTGTGGTCTAGGTCCAATTTTATGAAGACGTATTTTAGCTAACTAATCTGCTATCTTCATTTTATTAAACTTATTCTAACCTTCAAGGGTAAATGCTTCTTCTGCATTCCAACAACGCTCAGCACATTTTTTAAGGTAGTCTTCAGGAACAGCTAACAGATTATTTCTTTCTTCTTGTAATACTTTCTTATATTCTGTCTAATTACAAACTCCTCTGGAATCCATGTATTCAGGATTCAAAGATTGCAGAAAATAAGGAAGAAAGAATCCACTCTCTATAGTAATTCCATCTTGTGTCCATTTATGTCTAAATGGTAAAATCTTAAAAGCCCTGGGATTATAATAAATCTTTTTTAATCCTTCAAGAGGAGGACCAAAGTCTCCTCCAGTGCCACCAAATAACATAATACCTCTAGGAACACCCTATACTTCGCATAACTCCTGTCCCTACACTACAGCAGTAGTTAAATCAGGCCACGAACCAGCCTCATCATAAATAAGAAGGTCAACACGATCACCACGAATATTAGAAGGCTTGCTTCCATTAATACCTATTACAACAGAACGCCATCCAAAGTCTGTAAACTGACCATCTATTTTAACCTAATATCCTGATTTCTTTTCTAATGCCTTATCTGTTAATCTGGGCTTAAAAAATCCATCAGCATTTGTATTAATAAATGTGAGAGCATGGTCTAACTTACTAAAGGTACCATTTAAATAAGTATCTTTAAAACAGGTAATCATAGTTCTACTTCTTTTTATAGTAGTGTATAGTCTAGCTGCAAGAGAAGCATTTATCTCACTAAAGCCAATTGAACGTGCCTTCATTAAAGCAGCATTTTTATGTAATACTCTACACATCTGTAAATAATGAAAGAACATATATTGAGAAGCAAAGAATACTGGAAAACTTTCATTAGTACCTTCACCTGATGCCTTATCCATATCTACTACTGGTAACTAATAAAAATTTAAGAAGAAATAGTTATCTCCAGTAATAGTGTATCCGTGTGAGGTCATACCATATTTACACCTAGTATATTGTTCTTTCCAAAATGCATCCCATCTTTTACTTCTAGGTAAATAAGAACAATATCTGCCAGTTTTTAGAAATGTTTCTCTAACTTCAGTAAACCATGAAGGATCAAAATCTAAACCATGAGTTTCATCTATAGGTCTATAACCAGTTAATTCGTAAGATAGAGTAGGATCAAAACATTCTATTTTCATATCCTTAGTAATATCCCAATATGTCTTATCATTAGAACGTTCAATTCTATACTCATCAACTAATTTCTTAGCTTCTTTAGTATCTTCTTCCTACTATTTCTTTTTTACTTCATCTACAATTAACTAGATTTCATCAGGTAATACTTTCTTCTTTCTAGGCATATCAATTAAAAATCACCTGGGTCATATCCGGTATTAACTCCACCTCTAGTTGTAGACTCTTGTGATACGGACTCTTTAACTTCTTTCTCTAAAGTAATTAATTGCTCATGGACATTACTTAACTAAGCCATCTCCTTCATTACTTTTTCTGCAGAGAAAATAGGTTTACCATTAATATCTCGTTCATTTAAATCTACAATAGTTTCAAAATAATCTATAAACTAATCTGCTGCCCTTCGAGCTGCTTCCAATAATTTCACAGATTTATTTGATTCTTGTAATTTCCTATATTTTCGACAAGCTTCTCTAAATATAGGGTCATTAAACTAAGCTTCTGTCAAACCACTATCAGCTAAAGCTTCTTCATGTCTTTCCTATTCCAAATAATTAGAATAAGGAGACTTCCAATCTAAAGCTAAATAAATGTAAGTGAGTTCTTTCATTACTCTAGTCTTAGTTTTCGTTTTATCTCTATCTAGAAGAGCCTTAAATTCTCTAATTAAAAGAATCTCAGGCTCATTTAACTCTAGAACAAGATGGTCACTATCATAATTAAATACATTCATAAATCATTAACATTAAACATATATTTTAATTATCTCTTCTTTTTATAGTTCCAAGGAGCAACTTTGGCGTCATTCTCACCCTTACCTGCACCTGCTTCTTGTCTATTTCTTCTTTGCATTTCGGCAATTTCCTTAGCTGATTTACCTCTAGTATAAGGATTTCTCTAATAAGACTGTTTTACAGCATCTTGTTCTTTCTTTTTCTTAAAGTTTTTAATAGGGTCAGATTTTCCTCCATTTTGCATCTTTTTACCTGCACATACTTTACAGATTTCTCCGCCCTTTTTAAAATATACTACTTCTTGACCTTCAGGACACTCTCCAATAGACTATTTAATATAATCTAGTTTAGCACCGAGTCTTGCTTTACGAGATCCTTTCATTTGTTGAACAATATTTTTTAATAATTGGGCTACTTGAGCTGCTTGCTAATCACCTTGTTGTGCTACCTACATAATTTTCTAAATAGTCTATTTAGCTTTCTAATCACCCTACATAGCTGCCTAAACTAAAGCTATTGCCTACTATTCCATTCCCTATTGTCCACTTGCCTATTGTGGCTGTACCATTTGTGCTCCTGCTGCGTATTTATACATTTGTCCTCCCTTTTCAAATTTTAAATTAACTAACTAATTATTCTAACTTGGATTATATCCTAAATTAGGTTTAGTTAATTGATACTAACTAGTCTAATTCTGAACAGCATTATTTAACATATTCTACTAGATTTTACCATCCCCTATAATTTTACTCACAGATTGAGTATAGTTATCAGTTGTAGGATTATTTAAATATGTTCTTAACTATTTTCTATCTGACCCTGAATAATCATAAGGATTTATCCCATTTGCTCTCATGCCCTATCTAATATCACCTCTATCAAAATTATGTTTAGTAAGTTCTGAATAGCTATCTAATGGTCTACTTTCTAAATAATTAGTGACTGCGTTTCCTAAATTAGGAGCTTTATAATTACCGTTATTAATTAAGGTAGATACATTATGAGAATTAGTTATATCAGTAGTTGAGCCGTTTGGAGTAGATAAAGTTACACTACCATTTCCAACATGAATGCCATACCCAGGAGTTCCTTTAATAGGAGTTGCTTGCTAAGTTGGTGTAGATGAATTAAACTAGTTACCTCCTCTTTTACTATAAATATTATTTAAATAACTAGCTAAATCTTTATGTTGAGATAAGTAACTTCCTACTTTACTAAAATCTCCTGTCTTATAAGCATTTGCTACATCTGCTTGAGATACTCCATTATAATTCCATATTCCTCTACCCTTATTAATCCATGAATTAGATGCAGGAGTTTTTGGAGCTGACATGGTTCTTGATCTGCCAGTTGTAGAAGATGTACCGGTACGAGATTTACTTGTAGTAGGAGCTTTGGAATTTTTAGTAGCCTATGGTTTAGTTACATTAGGTTTCCAATTACTTTGACTATAAGGTCTTATTATATAATTCTGATTTCCCTATGTTTGTTCACTAATTCTATTAAAATCTTTACGAGGAATCAATTCATCAGAATGATATAAATCTTTTTCTTTAGTACCCGGAGTATAACTTGTATCTACTAAATCTAATTCAACTCTCGGATACACTGGTGTAGTTCTCCATTTCCATGCCATAATTATACAAGTATTAAATTATTCTAGTTAGTTCTATTTATCTAAGTATTCAATTCTCTCTAGTTAATCATGCTCTTCTATTTTAATTGTTTCATTATTAATCCTGTTTGGATATTTTACATAAAAATAATTTCCAAAATTGGGATTTTTTAATCTCTTCTATATAGTATTATACTTAACTCCTGTTCTTTCTGAAGCTTCTTTTAAAGAATTATAAATAATCCCATCTATACTGATAATAGAATGGTGAGACATACTCTTTCTTTGTTTAGCTGCCTAAGAAAGTTTTTCTTTATGTTTTTTTGTTAGCGTTCTCCCTCTTTGTCCTTCACTAATATGTTTAGCGTGCTCTTTTGACTTTTTAACGCCTGTAGTAGTTTTGCTTATCTTCTACTTTGTTTCTTCCGTGTGGTGATAACCTAAAGTACTACCTGCGGCAGGCAAGATATTATATTCAGGTTCTATAATATTTATCCAATACTGCTCTCTATCAAACAACTAATCTTTAAGATCTTCTGTAATTTCTAGCTCTTCTAAAATTTCGTAATCAAACTATGTTTCTCCATAATCATTCCATGCTTCCTAAAATCTATAAGAATGGTGTTTATTCTTTCTTAAAGAATTTAAATGCTATAATCTCCTCCTGTTCAAATCTGAAGAACTTCCAATGTAACAATCGCCTGTTACAGTATTAACAAACCTATAAATCCCTGCTTTCATCGTCCTATCTCTCTATTACTATTAATTAGGACCAAATCCTTAGTGTTGAATACTGCTTCCTACATTAAACCTGAATCAGTAAACCATCTGCATCTCAATCCTTTCATTTCATCTTTAAATAATGCTTGCTCTTTTCTAATAACAAGCATAGCCGGACAATGCATTTTGTCACGCTAACGCAGACTTACAACATCTCCCGGCTATAGATAAACTTTATTACTTGTTTCCATTACTTTTAATTTGATTCTTTCTTTCTGTTAATTTCTCATTAACTATTGCCATAATTCGTGATTCATTAACTACTACAAATCCTTGCTTGAAGAATGGAACAGTAGCTTCACTAGCTTTAGTAAAGAATACTACATCACCCTCTTTTAAGAACTCACATTTGAATCCAGTTTCAATTACAGTACCAACACGAATAAACTGTTCCAATTCGTGAATTTGACCATCCTCTTCACTCTTATATTGAGGAGTAAATCCACCTAAGTCAGTAATAATTCCACTTTCTACTGTTATCTTTTGAAAAGGATTTTCATCAAAAGGTTTAATTAATGCATAAGAACCCATCGGTAATATCTCTAAACCATTGATGTCTTTTGAGATTTCCTTAGCATAATCTTCAAGTGCCTTATTGTGTTTTTCAAATTTATCTATATATTCATCTACTTTAGTATTAAATTTAGATTTCTTCTCATTAGCTAAAATAATATCCGCTCTTTGTCCATTAACTACAATAGGAGTTCCTGTACTTTCCATACCGATAAGTGATTGAGCTACTTTCTCTTTTCCATTTAATTCACTTCTAAAATCCATAGTCATTTACATTTAATTTATGGCAATAATTACCATTTACCTTGTTCACAAAATTCATCTTTAATTCTAGTTTTATTATCTAACACACATCCACATAAATCACATAAATCACCAAAGTTAGTATTTAATTTATGGTCACATCTATGACATATATCTAATCTTGTAATAGCTAAATCTTGATGTTTATTCTTAATATTATAATATATGCTTTTTAATATAGTTAATGGCTTAGTTAAAATGCCATGTAACCACTTAATTAATATGTTTAATTTCATTCTGCTTCCCATTTATTACAAGGACAATGTGAGTTTTTATTACTAATCTTAAATTTAAGTACGCATCCGCACCCCTTTAAATATCCCTTCTTAGGTGTTGTACTTACATCATTATTTTCAGGATTTAAATACAAATGTGCATTACAAATCTCATTTTCTTGGTCACAAATAGGACAAGCTCTACATATTTTAGTACGTTTAGTTATATATTCTTCCATATATTAATTTGTATATTAATTCTTAGTTAATTCCATTATAGTGCTATAAATTAAATAAGCTATTAGTAATAATGCTATACATAGTATCATATTAATATTCAATTCGTTTATTCTTTAATCTACGTTCTTGTAGAAGATGTTCCTTTTCATAGTAAGATAACATACGTTCTACTTCTTTTCTAAGATAAGGTAGATGATAAACAGTCATATTGTCATTATGATCAAAATGTACTAATACTAAGTCTTCTATACTAAAATCAGGATTATATGATTCAATTATATAAGCATAAGTACTAAGCTGAAGACAATAATGATAATAATTACAATCATCTAAATTATTTAGAGGAAACTTCATCTTAACAGAACTTCTTACTTTGGAATCAAAATAGCTCTTAGTATCAATCTTCTTATTCGTTTTCCAGTCTCCGATTATGATAGAATTTCCTTTTTTAACTAATAAATCAATCTGACCTGCAATATGTAATTTACCAGATGGAGAATCCCAATGAATTAAATACTCAGGATATACTGCATTCTCCAAATCTAAAGTTGTTCTATCTTTTTGACATTCAAATTTACCTCCTATTTGATATTTATCTAGAGTAATATTCTTTTTCTTGGTGTAAAAGGAATTCTCTAATCCTGCATGTATTTTAGTACCTCTTTCACAAGACCTTCTATTCTCCTCATCCCAAGAATCTAATATTTCTTGCTGTGCTTTATTAAAATCTAACTCTGTAATATTATGTAACTCTAACAGAACAGGATCAAATTTCTTAGTATTTAAAAGAGATTTCTTCTCAATCTTAAATTCATCAGCAGGTAATAATTTTTCTAAGGCTTTATACGCTGACCAAAATTCTTTATCAAATGGCTGACCAAATTGCTCAATCATAGTAGTTACAGAAGTAAACTTAATAGAAGGATCATTAATATCCCAATAACGATGAGCTTTCTCATTAAAAACTACTGTTCCATTTTGTTTATCAATACTTAAATTTTCCATATAACATTAACATTTTACATTTATTTTATATTTATCTAAACTAATTTTTAACTTTTCAATAATAATATATAATTAGGTGTATAACAAATTAATTAGTAATATAAACTCTTAAATTTAATTAAAATGGAAGATTTAGAAATATTTGGTATTCCTTATCTAGCTAAAGGTTCAGGAATACATATTAAAAAGGAAAATAGAGGGAAATTTACTGAGACTAAAAAGAGAACAGGTAAAACTACTGAAGAATTAACACATAGTAAAAATCCTCTAACTAGAAAAAGAGCCATATTTGCTTAGAATGCAAAGAAATGGAAACATGAAGATGGTGGTGAAGTACATAAGCCAAATGGTCATAGATCAATATTAGATAATGGATGGTTTAAAACAAAGGATTTAAAGAATCCTCTTACTTATTAGTAGGGTGGACCTTTTTAGATTAATAACTCATAGCCTCAAGTGTTATAGAGATATATCTCCTTAGTTAATTAGGGTATTCCACAACAAGCTGCTTTTGATACTTCACATTTATCTATGATAGAAGATGGTAGACCTGGAAAATATTATTCATTCGGAAAAAGAGCTTCTAACTTAGGTGGATGGACTAAAAATGCAACTGATAGTCTAACTAATGGAAGATATAAAAATTTATAGAATGTCTAGAATTTTGGATAGTTTAAATAGGGATTAAAATAGAAGAACTATAATACAAGACCAGCTTTCTATAATGTAGAAATGAATAGAGGAAGAAATAGAGATAAATAGATTATTAATTAGTGGAATAAACAATAGGGTTTAAATCCAATTGCTCAAATATATAATTAGAATATTAACTAGGTATGAAAGATATAAATATACAATTGAATGAATTACAAAGATTTTTAGATTTTGTAAATGAGAGAGATAAGCAACTATGGGAAAGATATTTAATTAAATGCACCCAATTAAATGACGATATAGAATTATGAAAGTAATCATAAATAATATCTTACCTCCAAAAGGTTTTAAATGTATAAATTTATTTGGTATACTATTCTGTAGAAGAATACTAAATAAAATAGATATAAACCATGAAACTATACATACTAAATAGGGATAGGAACTATTGTGGATAGGTTTTTATTTATGGTATATAATAGAATATTTAATTAGATTAATTATATACAGAGATACTAAATTAGCTTATAAAAATATCTCTTTTGAAAGAGAAGCTTATTAGAATTAGGGTGATTTAGATTATCTAAGTAATAGAAAACATTATAGTTGGTTATCTAAGTTAATTAATGAAAGAGTTTTTAATTAAATTAGTAACAGCACATACTGGAATAAGTAGTAAAAGAGTATGTGGAATATTAGGATGGATAGTTAGTTTAATAATACTTATATACTGTAGTATCCTAACTAAACAAGCACCAGATATGATAGATACAGTTTTATATTGTTGTATGGGATTACTAGGTATAGATAGTATAACTAGTATATGGAGAAAATAACTAATTATAGTAATTAATAGATACAATAAAAGGCGGCTTAGCTTAATTGCTAGGTCGCCTTAAATATTTTATATTTATAAATTAAATTAGTACCGTACCGATTGTTTATTTAATTCATCTAGATAATTAAGAAACCATTGCTTATCTTTAAATGGTTTTGCTAGTACTTTATCTACTGTGTCTTCTGCTTTATTTAAAGACAGCATAGCATTTCTATTTAAATAGTCTTCGTAAATATTATAATTTTTAGTCAACTTGTTCATAACCTTCATTTATTATTCTTATATCATTATCATATATACTAGTGTGTGTATAACCAGTTTGCCTATTGACATAATGATGTAAAATTACACTACTAGTATCATCTACATTATCATCTATTACATAGTTCTTTTTAATTATGTAATCTAAATAATTCTCAGCCTCTTTTAAATCCCCCTCATAATCCTCTTGGAAAAGAATTTGTATTTTACTATCTAATTTAGACTTTTTCAACTTTTTAAGTTTCTTTTCTAAATTGGTTGTTTTTAAAAGCTTGTCATTTAGTTTATAAATTGCAATAATCATAATACATATCTTTTATAATTAAATTGTTCTCTCACAAGGATTCGAACCCTGACTAAAAGATTTAGAGTCTTCTGTGCTAACCATTACACCATAAGAGAATATTAGCTAGTTATCAAAACTAGCTAAATGTGTATTTAAGTTATTAGTTAAATTTAACTAATTGCTCATTTAAGTATTTAGTTTTATCTGTAATGAATTGTCGTGCATGCGCTTTAAAATAAGAAACAGCAGAACGTACAGATTCAATATTTTCTGAATCCAAACAATTCTGAATTCTTTGTAAACCATCATTACCAATCTTCTCACAAATGTCTACAAATAATTCATCATCCAAACCATTTAGAAAATCTGTAAACTTCTCTACTTCAGATTGTACTGGATTGGTGTATTTAACACTAAGTTCAAAACCATTATCTGAACTATTCATTGAAATATCTAAACCATTTTTATTAAATTTATAATCTTTATTATTTTCAGAAGCTTTCATAAGCTCTTGAAATTCTTCATTTGTCATTATTCCTTCTAATAAGTTTTCAACCATATTAATTAATATTTTAAATTTGTTTTAATTTAGTTCTTTTTTTAATTACATTCTACAATAGATTAATTGTTGAAAATATAAAAGTTAAAATAATTTAAAATGCTAATTCTAACATAATATCAGTATTTTATACTAAAGCAAAGATGGGGGGATAGGTATTACTTATGAAAAATTCACATAGTGATCGTAGCATGGGCTCACTACTCGTTTTAGCCCCCCTGGGCATCGAGTAGGAAAATAAATATTAAAATAGCCAGTTATTAGCAACTATTAAAACATAGATATAAATAATTATATCGAATCTGAGCACGTCAAGCTCGTCTGGGGCAGCTGTCAGAGCACCTCATCGTCGGTCACGCATTCAGTCTGACCTTAAACTACTGAATGATTTTTCCCATTTCCAAGAAAATAGGATAGTCTCGTCTACTCCGAAAGAGTGGTCGGCGTAATGTTGCGCCTAATTCTGATTTATATGGCTACAGTAATCGTAAACAATGACTCTAAGGTACAGGTTGCAAATGGTGGTGAGAATATGCGTCTCAGAAATTCTATGTCCATCGACAACTTGTTGGTGGCATTTCCAGATGGTCTCCCTACAGACTTTATGCTCAAATTCCATAACGATTTGCGCTATCAGCGAAATAGAACAGAGTGGAGCGATAAGTGCTATTGTGGTCTTGTCCCATTTTACAATGGAGTTGAGCATATAGAGTTCGCAATGCTCCAATGGGACTTGTTGGTCGAGGACATTGCAACCGTGAATGCTAATGGTGAGTTCGCTGGGTTTGTTACACCTAACGATGAACTACATACTTATGCTCGTTCCACAGCTTCTGCCGACATCACGATAGAAGCTTGGTTACAAGGAGTTGCAAAGCACTTCAATGATAATGCAAAGGATTACAAGTTCACTAAGCTGAGCTACCTCTGCAAATACGAGAGTCGCTTATACACTCGTGTTCTGCTTGGCATTGTCAAGAAGTAAAACTCTTAAAGAGGGATTTCCACTTGGATTTCCCTCTTTTTATTATTAATTTTATTTTTAACTCTTTAACACATTACCATTATGATTCCAAACATTATTAAGACCATTATTAAGGATATTCCTTCAGTTGCTAACTCTTCTATTCGTCTTATAAACGAAAACAGAGATAGAGGTCAATTCACCTTTGTAACTACTGATGCAAAGGCAGTTTCTATTGTGCTAACTAATGTACCAAAAGGTGCTCCGAAATCTATCTCTGCTCATAAAAAGCAGATGATTGCAGATTTCCTCTATTTAGTTGCTGTTGAGAGCGACCATATGTGTACCTCAGAAGGCAAAAAGTACACTCTTGCGGATATAGCAAAAGAGATTGACCTTATCATCTCACAAGATGTTGTCTTGTAGGATATGGAAGAAAATGGTGAATATCTCATTATTGAGGATTAATTCTCACGACCCAAGCAAGTCGTTAAACTGCTTATTAACAATATTAAATACAATAGAATTATGATTACATTACATTTCACAGTTTCTAACTATTCAGAAGATTTTATCGAGTTGTCTTTGTGTGCTGAGGATAAAGTGCTGACTTCTCAGCAGGTCTCTAAGTACACTTGGGAAGAGAACGATAACGGTCTCCAAGATTATTGGAAGTTCAAGCTAATTACTGAAGTCCGAAAGGACATTGAGAGTTGGCAACCAAAATATGAACTTCCTAAAGACATCTATGACGCTTGGTACAAGTGGTACTATTACGTAGACGGTGAAGACGCTTCAGAATTTATCCGTGAGATAGGATGCTCTCAGCATACACTCCATTTTCAGTCTAACTATGCCATTATATTAGGTTGGAAATACTTCAAGAAGTTGAAAGCTGCAAAGTTCAAAACTAGTACAGCTGCGATACTGGCTTATGCTCGTGGTTATCTTGGAGGAATGGATGCTAACAACCGATATGAACAAGAGGGTACAGAGGCTCTCGGCATACTCGGATTGCAGACTCTGCCTGACACAAACTTAGTTGACTAATATTATGACAGAAGAAGAGAAAGAGGACTATTTCTATGAATACATAGATGCATTTGTAGAGGCTTTATATAATAACTCAGGAGAGCATTAATTTGCTCTCCTTTAAATATAAATAGAATATGAAAAAGGAAAACATTTTAAAATTGTTAGAAATTATCTATGATGAGACTAACAACTGCATAACTAAAAGCCGGACTAATAACTACTGGTGCACAGTTAATGAGATAAGTGAAGAAGATTTTCAAAAGGTAAAGAGTTTCTATATTGATTTTGTTAATGAGACTCTTCCAAGATTACTAAAATAAGAAAGGCTAACCTGGGGAAATAACTTCCTTGGGTTAGCCCTTATTTTTTAATTAGCTTTTCTCCCCAAAATCTTCCCTAACTTCTCCCTCAACTCTTCTCTCTTTATTTTCCTCTCCAATAAAAATAGCCATAAATAGGTAGAAAATAGCCGTGTATAAGCACCTATTGTAACTTAGCAACAAGTATAAGTGTTGTGGTAGCAAATCTTGCATACTTAATGTATAGCAAGAGACTACATAATTAAATAATAGGAGAATTAAACAATGACAGTTATTGAAAGAATCAATGCAAACAAAGCTGACGGTGCAATTAAGATGGGTCTTAGTGTATTCACATCGGGGATGAAACCAGTCTTTGACGGTGGAGCAGCTCTCAATGAGGGTGACATCTTGATCTTCCCAACACTTGAGGAGATGAAGGAGCGTATTGGCTCACGTACATTCAATGGTAATGACTATGAGTTCATGGTCATTGATGTTGAAGCACCTGATGGAACTAAGCGTGCGATTAACTGGTTCCCAACTACTTTCCAGAATCCATTGTTCGTATGGGCTGAGGATAGTGCCGGTAAACCATATCGTACATCAGACGTACTCTATCCAGAAGGTACAGCTGTCGCTGAGTTCTTGAAGGTACGTGGTCAGTCTGACCTTGATGTTAATGGTAACATCATCAAGAGCGATACTCAGAAGGGTGTTGAACTCTTGGCTGGCAAGAAAGTCAAGGTAAGCTCTAAGGCGCTCTACAAGACTACTGGTTTCAAGGATGGTGTACAGGACACCTCAAAACTCATTGACAAGGCACTCTTCAAGTATGATTTGGTAGCCTAAGTGAACTAAGATGGCAATCTACAAAGGTCGCCATCTTAATCCTCTATCTCGGAAACTAATAACTGTAAAAGCCCATAAAAAGGCTTCAAGGTTATTAGTTTCTGAGTATAAGTATTATAAAGTTCGAGAAGACATCACCAAATATCCAGCTTGTGATTGTTGGTGGCAACTAGAACTCTTAGAAGTACTTAGAAACGGAGAACGCCGATACTCAGTTAGACAGTGTTATTTATGCAAAACATAAGCGGATAACACAATCGAGACGGAGACAAGGTGGCGCTGGCATGGGAGAGTGGTTTTTACTACTTTCCCATTACAAGTCAATTTTCAAACATTGGTGGCATAAGTAACTCACACTTTAATGTTTTCTTGAGATATAAACTATAGTCATAATTAAATCAGAATTAAAAACCTTTTAGTGTATAGGTTAACTAATAATATGATGTAACTTCAAAATTAAAAAACCACCTTAGTATATAGCTAAATAGTAGAACGGGTGTTTATCCTTTTATAGGTTTGTACTAGGCAGTATTTAGCGCGTCGTAACACATTGAAAGTATTACTGGTAGAACTAAAGTATTAAAAAGACTTTAGAAGTAAGAAAGCGTAAAGACAGTTAGTAGAGGGGATAGTAAGTGTTGAAGAACTCTACATTATTTATTAAGCAATAACCTCGGTGCTTAAAGAGAGGCTTCCCTTAAACAAGGAGTAAGAGAAATTGTTTAGTCAGCCAGGAGACGTTAAAATTCATACTGATGAGACTGGACGAAATACCTAGTAACAGTTGTACGTTATTAGGTATCTATGAGTATAAATTTAACACATTAACAATATGAAAAAGAATATTATTGACACTTTGATTCCAGCAGTATCATTAGAAGTAATAAGATTTAATGCTTCGGAAATTTTGAATGACAAAGAGCCTGCTCTTCGTGCTTTAATGACAGATAAGTCTGTTATAGTAAATTCACAAACTGAAGCCTTTGAAATAGCTGAAAAGGCTGTTTTAGCAGGTATCGTTGTAACTTCAATAGAAACTTTGTTACAAGATGGTTACACAACTATTGGTGACGTAGCAGTAGATGTATCACTTCCTGCTCAGTATGTAGTAAAATGTGAGTAATTAAAAACACCTAAGCATGTGTATAAACTGCTTAATTAACTAAAATAATAACTCTTTAACAAAATAGATTATGAAGATAGAAATTAACTTAAAAGGCAACAAAGCAGTTGTCAAAGAGAGTAACAACTTAGTTGATGCTCTTGAAGAATTTGATGCAAAAGAAATTGAGTCAGTAGTTTATACTGAAGGTGATATTACAACTTTTGCTAAACCAGTAAAAGAGTTTAGAGGTTATACTCTGAAAACTACTGGTAAGTATAATAACAAAACAGGAGAATTTGAGTATGTCTAGAAAAAAGAATAAGTTACAAGGGTATGACACATTAGTGTCTACCTTTGTGCTCTTATCTAAAGAGTCTAAGGAAGAAGTATTAGACAAATTAGATAAGATGGATAAAGTCCAAGTGAAGTCTACTCATTATTACAAAGGACAATTAGTTCTTGATATTGAGTATGATGCTTATTGGGCTTCTTGTTGGTTTGACACTTCTGCAGGTATCAGAGAACACACTGGTAAATATCCAAAACGAATTTATGTAAGTAAGTAATTCATATTCGCACATAGTTTTAAGACAAGCTCCTGAGCATGAGTTTAAACTGCTCAATTTTATGTATAATATTATTAACAATATCAAAAATAAATTCTATTACAAAACATTCTCTAACCAGGACATAGAAAGCTATTTAACAAAAACTGGCTGGGATTATGAAAAGGCTAAAGCTTTTGCTAAAAGATTTACTAGGTATCTTTGTCCTAAGTTTAAAAGTAACGGAGATATAACAGAATATTATATTCCTAAAGAAGGTTTTAGTAGAAAAAACATTGATAAATTTATAGCTCACTTAGATAAAGTAGCTATTTTCTATTAGTTTTATTAATAATTTAAATGGCAATAAGGAATAGAGTTGTAAAATAAATATGGTTGTAGTATCACCCGATGTGGCAACTAGTAGTATTATGCAATAAAATACTAATTAAGGTAGTGGGTTATCAGCTCTATCCCAATTACACACTTAACAGAAAATGATTACAGGAAGTTCAACTCTTATTCAGGTATTCCAGTTGTATCAGAATAAGATAAAAGAAAAAGAACATAGAAACTGGAAATTCAATGCTGCTAAATATCGTAATATAGCAATAGCTAATAGAAAGGCTCATAATTATGCAGTGAATCAACTTATTAAAGAATCCGGATTAGAGTATACTCCTGAGATATTTAAGTTGATGTCTCTCGTAATTAATGAGAAGTTCTCAATTAGAAAGATGTCTATTGTTAAAGTAGATATTGCTCTATTTAAATTAGCTAATAATGCATTAATTTAACAGTTAGTAATAAAATAATTAAACACATTAACAAATGAAAAAATTTTATTTTTACTTTACAGTATTCTATATCATTATTTATATATGTGGTATAGATTACATTGCCCATATGTCACTCTTTGTGGCACTCTTCATGGGCTTCGGGGCATTTGCTCTCTGTGTTCTTTGTTCTACCTTTATGAACGAAGAGCTATTTAAAGAGTATACAGGTTGGAATTGGCTTAATAAATGGGCTAATTCCTAGTTATTAACAATATAAATAGTAATAAAATGAAACAATTTAAGAAAAGTCGTGAGCCTACTAGTTTTGATAATGTAAGGAATTTGCCATAAATAAGTTAAAGGCATTCAATATGATTTAGTCTAATTAAGAGTAATTAGATTGTATTTAGGTATCAATTCACAATTATAGTAAAGACAGACATAGTGTCTGTTTATAGATTCACAATTTTTTAGATTACAACAAAATGAAAAATGGAATTTTTTCTTGGACATCTGAAGGTGTCAAAGTAACTACCGAAACAGAGGTAGCTAACGGAGTGCAAAGAACTGAAATCATCTTGAACTCAAATGGTGATTACAAGCCACATGAGTTTGATGATGTCGAGTTGTTACACTTATTCAAAGACGACATTATCTATGCGCTTAAAGAACGTATAGATAAGTGCGAGCATGAACTCGTTAACGCTAAAGAGCGTGGCGAGCGTAAAGTAGACTCTTGGGACTATCGCACCAAGGGAGATTGTGATGATACCTTTGAGCTCAAGTCACATCAGGCTATGCTTGATGCTATTAAGTTGGCAGAAGAGGAGAAGTTTGATGAGTTTACAGCTCATATGTGGTGCCAGTTGGAGAAAGCACTGGCTAATGTTCCTAAGAAGTGGCATCGTAAGCCATACACATTTGGTACGTTGTTTGGCTTTGTAATGGAGAAGGCACAGTATGCTATGCATCTCCTTTATAATGAGAAAAAGAAGTAATTTTTTCTGTTAAGTTCCATAATCAAGAGACCTAATTAGACTTTAATTATTTTATATAGTTATTGTTTAGTTAGGTCTTTACTATTTAGTAAGATTGTGGGATTCTCTAATTATGGAACAATTATGACAACGGAAGAAGCAGAAAAGATTGCAGAGCAAGTAGAAACTATGTTAATGGGTGTAGATATTAAGCCAGATACAATGACTATTGAACCTAGCATTACAGTTTCTATTCAGTATGATGAAAAGGGAGTAAATCGATACATAATATCTGATTTACAAGGTACATGCGCAGTAAATGGACGTTCCCTGAAATGCCCTAAATAACAGAAATACGAATAAAGATAAAATAGGACTCTAGTACTATAGAGTATAATAAATAGTTGGCATCTTGGAAAGAAAATTGGTTAATCATAAGACAAGACTTATGTATTTTTTAGATAATTAATTAAATAGATAAGATTATGGATTTTACAAAGAAAGTAAACGATTTTGGTTTGTTCGGTAACGTATTGGTAGTTAACAATAACGTTATAGAGGATGTCGGTGTTATTAAGACTGACGAAGATAAGAAAGTTCTTGCGGCAGCTGCTCACATTACTAGTAAAGCTATTAGTAATCAAGTTAAAAAGGGAGAACTTAATCCTATTGAAGGATTAATTGCAGGTATTGAAGCTACAGATTCAACAAGAATCACTCTTGTCACTCCTGATATTAAGGACATTAAGCTCTTCACTGAAGCAGTAATTAAGACTGCTGAAGATGGCAATATGTGTCATATGAAAGACTATGTACATGAGACCGGTAACAATATTCCTCAAGACATCTGGGATTATATCTACAAGTTAACTAACGACAAATAATTATGACACTATTAAATATAATTTGTGGAGCAATTCCTATTATTATTATTTTAGTATTAAAAAGTAAAGAATAATGGAGTTTCTTAGAATTGTTTGGGCTATAGTATTTGGATTAATATTTGTAGCTATTGTAGGTTCCGAAATGACTAAGTAATAATGATTATCGATAAAGATAATTTCGAATTACTAATTGAAGCTTTAGATTTCTGGGTTAAGGATAGTGTCCTTCCAGTAATTCCTAAGAATAGAATAAGTGTTAGAAAAACCAATACTTGGTCTACTAACTATTTATGCTGTACTAAGGAATGGAAGAAGAGATACAAAACTAACCCAGCTAAAGCTTTGTGCGAGTTAGTAATAGACCATTATAAATATATTTATATTAGAAACTATCCAATTATTGAGTTAGTTAATAATTATAAATATCTTTACTATTGGTTAATAGGAAATGAGTATAAACAAAATAGAGAAACACCTCTATTGTAGTAATTAATTAAATTATGGTAATAACAGGAATAGTATTAGTAGCACTAATTATATTTATTATAGTTGGAGTTACTGCGAAGAAAAATCAAGAGAAAAAGAATGAGATTAATAGATTAGAACATCAAATTTGTCAATTAAATAAGTTTAAAGGTGAATTGATGTCTCATCACACTCTTGAAGACACTTTTAAAATCCATAAACAGTTAGGAGAAATGCATTTGGCATGGAGTATTGCAATATGCCCTGATAAGTATGGTATGTTCAGAACTTCTAACATTGCAACTATGTCTATGGATGAAGTATTTCTTGGTGATATTTATGGTTTATGGACTCATTCTCTTACTTACTGGTTATCTAGTAAGAATGATGAAGCAGTTTCTATAGTTACCAATCAATATTATCAACAAGTGCTCAGTGGTATTAAAGCCGAGATAGAAGAATTAAAGAAGAAAATTAGTTCTCTATAATCATTCTATGCCTATAAAAGAATTGGTAAGTTTTTAAGTGTTGATTACAAAATTAACATTTATTAACTACCAATTCTAAATAACTGCTTATATAGTTAGTTCACTTGGCAAGGTTAATGAAAAAAGGCTAATTATTAGCAGCTTCCATAGCTCAACTGAATAGAGCAACAGCCTTCTAAGCTGTGGGTTTCCAGTTTGAATCTGGATGGAAGCACAACTACAAGTTACAACAAGGATATTTAAAATATTTTCAAGTTGTAATAATTGTGAATTAAAATAGGTCGACAAAATATAATTCTACAATGGTTTGTGATAAATAGTTGTAAGTTTCTTCAAAGATAAGTTTAGTGGATAACTAGAGTATTATTTAGGATGTACTATTTAATATATCTAGCACTCAAAGTCCACTAAACTTTCTTACTTAAATTGATATTTATGTTAGTTATATTGATACTCTCCTCTTAGAGGAAGTATAGGACATTATCTATCTAATCTATCAGCTGTGAAGAGTTGATTGGAAGAGAAGTTTAGTTTCAAAATATTGCGCAACTCCCATTAAATGGGATTAATATGAAACAATTACTAGTTAAGATAGCTAATTAATTAGTAAGCTGTAATCAATATAACCTTTTAAATATAGTGATAGAAGCAGGGGTTCGAATCCTTTAATTTTTGTAATTAGTTAGCTATCTAATTATGGAGATTTCGTCTAAATTTGGGAAGCAACGGGAGAAAAATGATTCTCTTAGTGCCTCACGTATGTAGAGTTTCTACAATCACCAGCCATGATGTGAGAGGACGCTATCACTTTAATTTGAATTTATTGTATTTAATCATATTTTGTTAGTGTGTTATGCCTATTTGGGCAAAGTTCTTACCACTATTCTACTTATAGAAATGTGGTGTGTCTAAGTAAATCTTAGACATATGGAGATATAGCTTAGAAGGTCAGAGCGCGGGACTGAAAATCCCGAGATTGTGGTTCAATTCCACGTATCTCCACTATATACGGATGCCTGAGTGGTCGAAAGGGTAGGTCTCCAAAACCTATAGAGACGAAAGTTGAACAGCGTAGGTTCGAATCCTACTCCGTGTGCAAATAAAAGGTGAAGTTGGGGTATCTTAGGATAGAATGAGCCTATAAGTCTTCAATGAGTCTAGTTAAATAAACTAGGCTCTACTCCCTGGCGTCATTTAAATCAGCTCTCTAAGCTTTAAGGTGAAGCACGAACCTTTTAAGTTCGGGAAGACAGGTCAGTACTGTCAGGAAGCACTCTGTATTTTATAAAAGTTAGAAGATTAACTTTATAACTCTACCGGTTTGTGATAAATAGGTAGAGACTTGTACCCTTAGTTCAGTTGGTTAGAACGCAAAACTGTTAATTTTGAAGTCGTAGGTTCAAATCCTACAGGGTACGCAAATGTAAATTTTAAATGATTATAGAAATTATCTACAGGATTCTCAGTCTGTGATAGATAGAGAATCTACTTGGCACTATCGTCTAGCTGGTCAGGACGGGATTCTTTCAAGATCCAAAGGCGATTTCGAGCATCGCTAGTGCTACCATTTCAACCTTTTTTATAAAACTAATACGATTAATGTTTGAAATATAAAGTTGGTGGACTTTATAACGTTAAAGAGTTGTTAGGCTTCTGGTCTGTGAAGATAGGAAGCTTTATGGAGAAATGGCTGAGTGGTCTAAAGCGGCACCCTGCTAAGGTGTTAGTCATATTACATGGCTCGGAGGTTCGAATCCTTCTTTCTCCGCAACATTTATGACAAATTGTGAACTTGTAGTTGGAAAATATGGTTCGTGAGAATAGTATTTTATTGGACTATGGTGTAATGGTAGCACTACAGATTTTGGTTCTGTCAGTCCCAGTTCGAATCTGGGTAGTCCAACAATTAAAATAGGTACTAAACAACTCTCAGTAACTCTATTAAATAGCGTAATTACCTTAAAATTAATCATTTGGGTTAGAAAGAGAAAGAACGTTAGATAGCTGAGGACAATGGAATAGTTTAAATATAACCAGTGAAAATCGCCTATTATTTAAATAGATTATTAACACATTAACAGATAAAATTATGACAAGAGAAGAACATTTTATTAAGAAGACCCAACTATTGGCACAAATAGATAGTGCTGAGAAGTTAGGTTGTAAGAATGTACTTAAATATGCACGAGCAGAATTAGCCAAATTGGAGAAGAAATTTTGGGAGGAACATTTTTCTAATCCATTATTTAGTTATATGGTAACTAGAGAAGAAATGGATAAACTCATAGAAGATGGAGTAGATCCTACTTTTAAAATACGTGTAACCTTTAAGGGTGGTGAAGCATACGACTTAATGTATTATCACGAAATTGCTCCAGGTGTTAAACATTCTGCTATTGAGAAATGGGCAAAGGATGAATTAGCTAAAACTATTCCTCATCCTGAAAATATTGTGAGCACTCACTTTATTATAGGTTAATTAAATTAAGTAATATGGAAATAAAAACAATACAAATTGATTCTGATACATTTCTTGTATTTAAAGGTATTGAATACAGACAAATAAATGTAGAGGATATAGTTAGTTTAGAGACATTAGATAAATATGTCTTAATAATAACTAAGGATAATAGAAAGTTTACTATTGGTTGTTCTTTAACTAGTATTACTAAGAAATTATGTCTTGATTATATAGTAGTAACTAAAGGTTTCTTAATTAATAAGAAATATATATCTGAATTAACTAGGAAACCTGATGATAAAGATAAGTATATTTTAGTACTTAATGATTCCTATCACACTACTAGAGAAGTATCTTTATATATTGCAAAAAATATTTTAGAACAATTATAATATGAAGAAAATAGTATTAAAAGTAACAGTGAAAGTTCCAGATGATTATGTACTAGATGATCCATCTTGGTTATTAGAGAACATTGGTATTGGATATGACTATGATGTTGAACGTATTTAATTTGTTTAAATCATTATACAATAAAGACGACATGTTGGTATTTACAAAAATATTGTTGGCAACTAGCAGATAATTAGTTGCTCCTTTTTTTGTCTAAAGGTTGGCAGTATATTCCACCAGACATTAAACTCTAAAACTGCCAAATCGCTTAGTGGTGAAACTGGGATACACGAGGGACTTATTAGAGTACCAGTAATGGTGAATTTGAGTGCCCTATGAGAAATCATAGGAGTAGAATCTCCCTAATTAAACAAGTTAATTGTAATTATATTAGATTTTTATAGTATAATCTATTAGCTTGCAACAGAAGCCTCACTTATGGTGACATAAGTTTTGGTGACGGCGAACTAAATTAAATAAAATAAGAGTGAGGGGCAACAGACATACCTCTTAATGTATCGGTGGAGTGGCGAAGACAATAGGCATATTGTAGACTCTTATTTTGTTTATAAATGGCGTAGAGACTATATAGGAGATACCTAAGTTAGGAATTGTATATTTAAAATTAAACTGGCAAGATTCGCAGAAATAAGGGGAGCAGACTGCTATTAGAGGTTAGATTAAACCTTATATACTTACTTGCAAGATTTCTAATATGGTAGTAAAATAGTCCAGACCACAATAACTTATATGGGAGGTATTTCACAATAATTATTACTAAATGTGTTAAGTACTGTAACTCCATGCTAGCGTTGAGTGTAATAGGTAGGACGTAAATAAGTTAGCTTGTGTAAAAGCAAGTGTGGTAGGAAAATCCCTTGGTCAGGAATGACCGTACGGGTTCGAATCCCGTCTAAGCGACATAATTGATTATCTATGTTTTTTTGAAATTGAAATTATTCATAATTACTGTGAATTTGTGAAAATTTATAAGTAATGTAAAATTTTCGTTTTGTAGAAGATTTTATCTTTCATTTTAAACTCATATTGCTTGTGAAAGTAGTATGAGTTTTAATTTATTTGTAATTTCTATGTCATAGACTTATAATAAATAAGTGATTAATCAATTAAAAATAATAACTTAAATATTAATATTTATGACAGGAAATTTTGAAAATAGTTATCTTGGAAACATTATTGGAGTACAAAGATAGAAAATGAAGGATTTTACTAATTCGAGATTAAAAAAGGTAAAATAGATGAATTAGAGAGCTACATAGGGTTCTAAATAGCTTTAGATTAGAAGAAAACAGCAAAATAATTATGATGCCAGATTAAGAGCTAAATATGGTGCTATGTATGACCCTAACAAAGTTCGTCAATAGCAGTAGGAATTAGTTAAAGCTGGTTATAATATTGCAGTAGATGGAGATTGGGGTGTAAAAAGTAAATAGGCATGGCATGATTATTAGTTAAAAAAGAATTAGTAGACTACCAAAGATACCGATATGTTTACTAGTTTAACTAATTGGATTAATAAGTTTAAGCCAAAACCTTATCCATTATCTACTAACAAGAATGAATAGGCTATTATAGACCGTAAAGTACATAGCGGTGTTACTGAACCTTATTGGATACTAGATAGAAATAATCATCAATTAAAACACATGCAAGGAAACAAAGCCTTAGCACAATTTGATGTTATGACAGGTTTATCCAATGACTAGGATGGATATAATTTTTGGGATAGTTATAAAACTGATCCAGTATACTAGAAAAATAAAAACTTTTATAATGGAAGTAAACAAGCCTAGGTAACACCTGCTGGTATTTTTACTTTATCTTCTTCTAGTTATGAAGGACGCCCAGCATTTAGATGGAATGAGGGAAGTAGAGATAATACAAACACTAAGTAGAAAACTTCTGTTTTATTTCATATTATGCCTAAGAGCAGATAGGCTGATTTTAAAAATGGAATTAGAAATAAATCTTATGGTTGTGTTAATTTGCCTACAGATGCACTTAACTATATGATAAATAATAACGCAGTAGGAGATTCTATATATTCTCTGCCTGTTAGATAGGGTAATTATATATATGAGTCTGAGGAAGAAGGACATCCATTAAAAGTACATTATGGAAATGCTCCTCAAAGAGTTTAGGGAAAACATTATGCAAATAAATATGATTTAAATTTAAATTATAATAAAGGATATTAATTAGATTATGAAACTATTATTTAGATTATTAATAATATTATTAGTTACATCTTGTTCTAATAATGTTACAAAGGGAAATATTACAGATTGTGATAGTTTTCCTGCAGATCCAATTGCTTATATTTATTTACAACCTTATGATGATTTTACACAACAGGAAGCTACAAAGCTAGCCTCTAAAATCACAAAGGGATTAAGTAAGGTATACGGAGGTGATTGGACTAATGTAAAAGTATTAGCTAATAAGGACTTACCAGAAAAAGCTTATTACAAGCCTCGGAATAGGTACTTAGCTAATGAGTTATTAAAAAATCTTAATATTAATAAGGAGCAATCCTATATAATAGGTTTAACTCATAAAGATATATCATACAAAATACACGGTCAAACTAACTATGGAATAATGGGATTAACTCCTTTGAATAGTAATAAATCTATAGTTAGTGATTATAGAACACATGATTTAGTTGCTGTAATAGTGCATGAATTTGGTCATGGATTTTATGGGGCAAAACATTGTACTAATCCTAAATGTATAATGTGTGATTATCAAAAACACAAAGGAAAGCCTTTTATATATAAATTATGTAAAGAGCACTCCTTTATGAATTAAGGCTATATAGCAATACTAGTATAATAGCATGTCCAGATGCTTAATCGCTGGAATAGGCTGTCTGAGGCTATCCGGTTATGGCAGTATGTGGTGGCACATAATCAACTAACTAGGTTTATGTATTTAGTAAGCGTAAATACTCCTACGTGTGATTCGTAGTGGAATGCGTAGCTCAATTGGATAGAGCACCGGATGTAATCCGGAGGTTGGCAGTTCGAGTCTGTCCATATTTACCCCATTATTATTCATATTCGATGTTTTATACTCATAAGTTTGAAAACTTTCTAAGTTTTCGGTAAAGGGTTCTGTTTGTGAAAATGGAATTATTTATCTGTTTTTGGTTATGAATATATGTGAGAACTTTAATAAGTCGGAGGACTTACAAAACTCAAAAAGTGTGTCTTAGTGGCAAGTGCACGCCCTGCTAGCAATTAGGGAGGAGAGGAAGTAGCGACCCTCAGGCACTTTTATATCCGTGTTTAACTCAGTTGGTCAGAGTGCTCAGCTTATACCTAAGTGGTCGGGGGTTCAAGTCCCTCAACACGGACCATTTCTTTTATCATATTATTATTATTTTGGAGAGTCTAATTAGTTAATCTAGTTAGGCTCTTTTATTGTTTAATTAAATAACACATTAACATATGGAAAAAGTAAACTTAAAAGTAAATGACATCTTTTCCCAAGCGTGGAAGGGATGTCAAAAACCTATGTGGTTTAAAGTTCTTAATATAGATAGAACTAATAACAGCATAGAAGTAGAGTGCCATTCATTTGATGGTCTTAATGTATTTCCTGAAGTTTGGTCTTTAGATTCTACAGAAATAGGATTTGAGATTGGTGATTATAAAGTAGTTAAATAATTATGTGTTGGATGGGTAATGCTACAGCTATTAAAAAGATAGCTGAAAGAGATTTCTATGTCTATAAAATAGGGCGAGTTCCATGGAATAGTATTTTTGTTAGCCATTTTAAAAATTTCGATTACATTCCTAAAGTTCGTAATAGAAAGATTCCTCTAATAGTTCAGTGTCCTTGTAGAGATACTTATATAATACAAGAGGGTTATCATTCTTACAAGTGGATAGCTATAGATAATACTAATCCATATGAGAGATGTTTACATTTAGGTAACTATGATCCTACCTTAAAGGAAAATTTATCACTATATGAGTATTGTTGTATAGGTACATTTATAATTCCTAAAGGCGCTAAATACTTTGAGAACGAGTGTGGTTGGATAGTATCTTCTGAAATTATTTATACTGGTAAATATTTAAGAATAAGTAATTTTAACAAATAATTATGTGCTGGATTGAAATTAAAGATAATATAAATGTTCAAATTGCTGATAAGGGCTTTAAGGTTTATAAGATAGTATTAGATGCTAGTAAGCAATCTTGTAAATCTATTGTTAGAGGCTTTAATTATACAGTAGACACTCTATATACTATACCCACTATAGAATATGAAGTATTTAATCACCATTATAGAGAAATCAAAATAGAAAAGGCATACCACAGTTATACTGGAATACATTTTATATGCGGTACTTCTTACTGTATTCACGATGGAGCAACTAGATGTAGAGACTTGTTATTTGGAAATAGAGCAGTATGTATTCCTTTCGAAAATAAGGCTTATATAGCAACTTTTATAATCCCTAAAGGTGCTACATATATTATAAATACTAAAGGTGAAGTTGTATCCGATAAAATCATTTATACTGGTAAACATTTAAAACTATAAGACTATGTGTTGGACTTGTAATATTAATAAATTAAAAGCTCAAACAGCTAAAGAAGATATTAATGTATATAAAGTAGTTAAAAAAGCTACTAAAAAGTCTTGTGTATCTCTATTTATGGATTATACTTATTATTCAAAGGATATACAACCTTCTTTAACTTTAGGAGTAATAATTGAATCTAGTTCAATTTTTGCAAAAATTACAGAAGGTTATCATAGTTACTCTTCTGTAAATTTCGTATGCGATTCAATAGTGGAAGGAATCCTTGGAGGTTATGTAAAAACTATACAATGTGGAAATCGTAAGGGAACATTTAGAGTAGACAATTCTTTATATTTAGCTGCATTTATAATTCCTGTAGGTTCTGTATATTTTACAAATGAAGAAGGTGTAATAGTATCTAATAAAATGGCAAAAATATTTAAATGTAAGGGCATTCCTTATTATATTACAGGATGTTCTGACAAGCTAACAGCATCAGTAGTTGCAATTAAAAATCGCTGGGGAGTTACTCCAGGTGATTTAGTTGAGGTTGAATCTATTGATGATACAAATGCTCATATAGTAGATAAGTCTAAATTCTATTCTGAGTAGTAACAATATTTATCTATGCGGTAGAGTTTAATAGCTCTCAAGGGGGATACCTATATAGTCGCGAATATTATAGGACGGATTGATAAGGAAACGGAAACAATGAATGGGTAATTCTAGTAACCCCCAGGAATTTGTAAACGAAAGTTTCGAAGTACGTTTAATTCGTAAGTCTCCCACTGCGAAGTTTCAATCGTTGTATCTGATTAAAGATTTGTGTACTTAATTAGGGAAAAGAGAAGTTACCTACATAATCCGGAGTGTGTAGGACAGGTGATAAGGCGAAACATGATTATTATCTAAGTAGTCGAAGTACATTCGATTCGTGCTACTTCTCCAAAGTCTTTGATAGACTGAAATGCCAGGTTTCATAGGAGTATATTAACTAATTAGTTAGTATGCTCCTTTTTACGTTTAATACTTAAAAAGTAAGCTTATGTGTTTTTGGAAATCGAAACAAAGTAAAGTGTTAAGAGCTAAAAGAGATATAGTGGTTTATAAAATAGGTGACTTTGCTGATAAGGACACTTTTGTACCTTATTATATGAATAGCTTTACCTATAAAACTAATGTACCATGTCGAATATGTCCTGATTTTAAGAGCAATGCTATAACAATAGGATTTCATGGATATATAAATATACTAGTAACTGTTGATAATCCTTCAGGACTTAACGCCATTGTGCAGAAAAATGATAAATATAGATCAGTAATTGCTATATACGGAACATTTCAATATACATTATATTTGGGTAGGTTTATAATACCTAAAGGTTCAATTTATTGTGTTAATGAATCAAATAAGATTGTGTCTAATCGAATGACTTATACTGGACAATATGTTAGTGTGAGAGACATCTCTAATATTAATTTGAAAGAATTTTTTAATTCAATTTAATATCAAGCTTATGTGTTTTATTAGAACAAAAGAAAGTAAGGTACTAGTAGCTAAAAGAGGTATTAAAGTGTACAAAATAGGTACTTATGCTGATGAGAGTACTTTTAAATCATTCTTCTATGATAATTTTGACTATCCTGTAAATCAATTAGTAGTTGAACCAGTTATATTTGCAGATTCAATAGAATATGGATTACATAGTTATCTTAACTGTATATTATATCCACTATATCTAGCTGCTGTAGATTTATATACTCAAGGAAGTCTTCGATATACTTTATCTCTATCACAGTATTCAATATTTTTAGGAGAATTTCTTATTCCTGCAGGTACTCTGTATTGTTTAAATAGTAGTGGTGAAGTAGTATCAAATAGGCTTATATATACCGGTAACTATATAAAAGTACAGCCACATAAAAAATATGATACAAGAAAATTATGGAAAGAAAATTAGGTGAAATATTTACTTATAAGGGTAAAACTTATCAAGTAGTAGAAGTTAAGGCAGATGAAGAATGCAAAGGATGTGCTTTTGAGTTTAGTAGTTGTTGTACGTCTCTTTTAGGGTATTGTGGTCCTACACATAGAACTGATGGTGCAAGTGTAATTTTTAAATTAATAAATAATATGGAAATAAAGAATAATCAATTAACTATTGATATTCCTGAAGGAATGGAAATAGATTTAAAGAATAGTGATTTAGCTAATGGTATAGTTAAATTCAAAAAGAAAGATATTACTTATGATGATATACTTCAAGAGTGTTCTACCAATTTTAGTGGGCTTAGAGTACGTAATCACTGTCTAAATAAGATTATAGCTATTTCACAATTAATTAATATTGCTAAATACTACAATGGAGATTGGGATCCAAATTGGAGAAGTCTTGAAGAGTCTAAATATTATATTTATTATAGTACTCGAAGTAATACATATGGAGTAGCAAATACTTCTAGCACTAAGTATGGCAATATATATTTTAGATTATATGAAGATGCTAAAGCAGTAATAAATAATCCTAATTTTAGAGATATTCTTGATGTCATTTATAAAAATTGATTATGGAAACATTAGAAGAACTAAAAAATACATATAAGAAATTACAAGAAGAAAGTAATAATCTCTATAATAAAATTAGAGCATTAGAAAATCAAGATAAAATTTCTAAGTTTACTGTTGGTGAATGTTACTTAGATACGAGACAAGATAATTTAATAAAAATTGTTTCAATACAAGGTAATTACGTATATTATATATGTTTAGATAATCTCTCTATTTGTAGAGAAAATTCTTGTATATATTACATCCAAGGCTGGAAAAAGATTACATCAGAACAATTCAAGAATGCTTATCTTGCTATAATGAAGGATATGCGAGATCCAGATTTAGGAGATGAGATAGGATCTAATTGGAATAGAGTTTATAACTCTATTGTAACTAGTGTTAATAGCTAATTATGGAACAGAAACTTAACATAGCAGAAATCTTAAAGAATAAACCAAGGGGTACTAAATTGTATTCTATGATTCATGGTACATGTAGTTTTGAAGCAGTAACAGATGAAATTTTTAAAATAAAATTCTGTACTTCAAAATTTGGTTTAACACAATCTGGAGAATGTACATTAATTAAATTTGGTAATATGTATGATGGAGGAGAATGTATTATCTTCCCATCAAAGGAAATGCGTGATTGGAAGAAGTTTTCTTGGAAGAAGGGTGATGTTCTTGTAGGGGTAGGACAAAGAGTCGTCTTTGAAAAATTCATAGATGAAAATTATACTAAATTTCAAGGTAAATATAGCCTAAGTACTTATGAGGATAGAACATTAGTAAGTGATAGAAGTTATTATACTAGTAACTTTAGTAAAATAAATGACAGTGGCAATGTTGAAAATTATTTTGAAGATCTCGAAGAGAAGTTGGATGGTAAACTCAATCGTGAGACCTTGGAAGTAGAGAAACCTCAGCCAGAGTTCAAGGATGGAGATATAGTGGTATATGGAGAATCAGTAGCAATATGCCGAAGGCTTTATAAGCATACCCTTAGTTTCTATATTTCTCTAAATGAAATGTTTGGATTATTGTTTGCCGATGAGGTGGAATCATCTGAAGAGTATAGATTTGCTACAGATGAAGATAAACAGCAGCTCTTTGATGCTCTTGCAAAGGAAGGCAAGGCTTGGGATGCTGAGAAGAAACAGATTGTGGATATTAAAAAAGAACACCAATTCAAACCTTTTGAGAAAGTATTAGTTAGAGACTCTTATGATGATATGTGGAGAGCAAGTTTCTTTAGTCATATTAAAGAAAATGATGGAAGATATGTAACTACATGTGTTACTTGGAAATTCTGTATTCCTTATGAAGGTAACGAGCATTTGTTAGGTACAACAAATAATGTGGGGGACTAAGTATGATAGACAATAAGAAAATAGAAGATGTTGCAAAAGTCTATATGATTGGTGAGTTTTATGATAGGGATGAAGCCGAATGGAATTATCCTATTACCAATGAAGAAAAACGTAATCAATGTATTATAGATTTTAAGGCTGGTGCCTACTGGGCAATCAATGAGTTTTTAAAGGACTTATGGCATCTTGCTAGTGAAGAGCCAAGAGAGTTCACAGAAGTCCTTGCAGAAGCAAAAATAACAGAAAGCATTAAAACCTACATTTCTTTCAAGAGAAATGATGCTCTGTTTAAAAATTGGGATGCTTATAGTTCGGGTGCTAATATTACTCGTTGGTTGTATATTGATGATTTATTACTAAAGGAAGGAGATTAATATGAGTGGATTGTTATCAATGATTGGTATGCAAGCTGAATTGGACTATCCGATAGGAGATTTCCCTGCATGCTTTGGAGATACACCATTAGCTATTCCTAAAGGAACCATTCCTTCTGATAAGCAGAAGTGTAAGCCAAAGGAGCAGCATGAGTTTACTATCAAAGGAATTAAAATTATGGTAGATTCTAAGAAGGATGCACTTAAAGAATTGGAGGATGAATAATGGGTAAAATAAATGTTAAAAAGTCAATTCTAGAGATTGTTGAAAACAATAATCTAGAAATTCTTAAAATAGACTTGTGTAATGATTATGAATTTGCTGCTAGATTCTATGGTGGAGGAAGAGATGCGGTTTCTTCTAGAGTTTATACTACTTTAGAAGATTTAGACTTTGAAGTAGATTCTTTCAATATGCAAGAAGAGGTTAGAGGCACAGTATACTGCCAAGATAAAGATACTAAAGAACCAGTATGGATAGTACCTCGTGGCGATGAAGGAGGTTCTTGGTGGGAAGTAAATAGAGTTCCAGAGTTTTACAAGGGTAAGGAGGATTGATTATGGATAGAAATCAAGCAAAAGAATTTTTTCCTATCATGCAAGCTTTTGCAGAAGGAAGAGTGATTGAGTGTAGGACAAAACCGAGTACCGTAAAAGGTACATATATTCCGAATGATTGGACGGAAATGAAAGAGATTGAGTTTTGGAATAATACAGAGTACCGTGTTAAGCCAGAGCCAAAGTACCGTCAATTCAAGGATGCAGAAGAGTGCTGGAATGAAATGCAAAAGCATCAGCCGTTTGGATGGGTAAAGAGTAAAGATGGTTCAACTATAAGTAAATTTATGTTTATTGATAGTTTAGCAAATGATGGGGTGACTATCCATGTAAGTGTTGAACTCACCTATAGTGAATTAGTTAAGTATTACATATTTGCAGATGGAACTCCATTTGGTATAAAAGAGGAGGAATAATTATGGCATGGGTAGCAGTAAAACTTAAATAGAATAAACAAAATAGCTATGGAAACAGAAAATATAAATAACTATTCGGAAATGTCTATTGAAGACTTGAAAAAGCTTAAAGAAGACCTTTTAAATCAAAAAAGTAATTTAAATAATACTATAGAAGAAGTAGTAAATAATATAAGATTTAAAAAGGTACAAGCTAGTAATAAAACTATTGGATTAAATCCTTATTATAAAGATAAATCCTCTTATTTAAAAGTAGTTATTAGTGATGGAGGTGGATATATTGTAACTAAAGTCACTCCTAGTGGTAAGTGCTTAGGTATATATCAGTTTCTTTCAAATACTATAGAATTCTTAAAGTATTATGAAATGTGTTCTAAGTCTGAATGGGATAGTGCTATAAGTAGGCTTAATATGTGGTTTAAAGATGCCAGTTTAAAAATTAAAGAATTATGATTAGAGCAAAAGACGCAAAGGCTATATCTAGGTCTGCTGTATTAGACCCACATATATTAGATCAAATAAGCTTTGCTATAATTAAAGAAGCTAGTCAAGGTAATTATGCAGCTTGGATTGGTCCTATACTTCCGCCAACTAATGTTGACAAATATTATGATTACCTTAAAGAGTTAGGATTTGAGATTAGTCTTCTTTATAAAGGTGAACATGGAGTTTATGTAGTTTGGAAATAAAAATAAAAGATATGGATAGATTTTGGAAATTAGCAACATTTGCATTACTAGTATTTAGTATTAGTATGGTTATTGGCAGTAATAACCTTTCGAATCAAATTGAAGAGTTACAAACAACTGTAGATAGACAAGCAAATGCTATTCAGCAACTTGAAAAAGAAAATAATAATACTGAAGTAACTATTCCTCAGTATTTGGATAGTTTGCCTAATGATGATTAATAAGACATTATTTAGGTAAATGATACGAAAAGAAATACATGTAGTTTTTAACATTAATTAATTTGTAGATTATGGGTAATGAAGATAGAATAGATCCAGATGATTGGTACGATATGGGTTTTCCATATAGCCGAAGAATCAGAAGATATTAAAGAGTTCTAATTTAGGACTCTTTTAAATGGGGCATTCGTGGTTTTGAACTTCGAGGAGATAAGAAACACAGCAAGACAACTTGGATAGACAAGTAAAAAATTAATTGGCGAAGTAAATAACACTTCTGTTTCTTACGCTATCGCAGCCTAAGAAACCGAGCAGCACTTGCTTAGGAACAGAAAGGTGCACTATTCTTTCATTTCTTATAAGTTCTCTGTATACTTTAGGAACAGAGTGGTGGAAGTTGACAATGTTAATCTTGTCAACCCTAACAGACAAGGACAGTCTTTAAAACCTATGCTGTAAGAACGTTTTGATGCAAATCGGAGTGACTGGAGTTCAACTCTCCAATGCTCCACTAGTTCATAGAACTGTTTTTATTATTTAACGTTATTTTAATCCCTGGGCTATTTAGTTCAGGGATTTTTGTATTTAATTATTATGAAAATAATAGTATTAGTAATTTTATCTTTATTAGTATCGTGTGGTTCTCCAGTTCAATATAAAGATTCTATATTGAATTATAGGGGAAGTGTAGTATCGAAAACAATATGTATAGATCATTATACTTTCAAGATACGAATGTATAACAAGAAAATTAATCGATATGAGATTAAAACTATTCGTGTGTGTGATGGGGATGATTACAGAGTAGGTGAAACAATTAAATAATTTTTAATCTAGTTTAATTATGGAACAAAACATTTGGATTCAAGACGGTAATACTTTTATGAAAGGTAGTGCTACAACAAAAGCACATCCTGAAGGATTGCCTAAAGGAATTTATGAAGTTAAAGAATCAATGACAGGTTATTATTTAAATAGACTTGGAGATTCTTTTGTATTTAATTACAAGTTATATGGTATTAATAACGAGTTTATTGACCATTTTATAAAAACTTATAACAATACTACTGGTAATTTGGGTGTATTATTTAATGGAATCAAGGGAACAGGTAAGACAGTAACTGCAGAAGAACTCTGTAATCAGTTGGAACTTCCGGTTATTATTGTTAAGTCCTGTAAAGAAGCAAATGACATGCTTAAATTCTTAGCCACTCAAATTAACTTTGATTGTATCTTCTTCTTTGATGAGTATGAGAAGGAATTTAAAGAATCCTCATCAGTGCTTTCTTTTATGGATGGTGTGCACAACTCACAATATCGTAAAATATTCCTACTTACCACTAATGAGTTAGAAATTAATGACAATTTATTAGGTCGTCCATCACGTATTAGATACGTACGTTCTTTTGGTAATTTACCTGAAGAAACTACACTTGAGTTACTTAATGATATTCTAATTGATAAGAGTGCAGTAGAACCAGTGTTGGACTTAATTAGACAGATGCAAATAATTACTGTTGACTTAGTTAAGGCTCTCGCTCAAGAAGTTAATATTCATGGTGTTGACAAAATAGATTTAATCCGTAAGAACTTTAACCTTGAGTTCTCTGATTTTACTTATTTAGTAGAATCTATAGAATTAGAGTCCGGTCATCTTAAGGGTATTCAGAATCTTAATGAGCAGTTATTTGAGAAAATAATTAAGAGTCGTGAGATAACTCGTGGAATTATTGGAAAGTCTCCTTCTAAATTAACTGAAGAGGAACTGGATGCTCAAAAAACTATAGCAGGTGCTTATATTCGTACAGATTCTGTGAGTGTACATAAAGAAATAAAATATCTCAAGGCAGGAGATGAATTTGATGATCGCCCTATATTCTATATAAATGTTAAGAAAGGATATATTGTAACTTGTTACAACAATTTTACTATTTATGTAATTAAATCTGGGTATTCTACGAATGCTTCAGGTAAGTTTAATCAGATATATTAAATGAGAAAATATATATTAATATTTTTATTATTAGGCTTTATGAGTAGGGCTTTCTGCCAAACAACTACTCATGTAACTCTTACTTGTTATCAGCCAGTAAAGAGTCAGTGTAACAATCAACCATTAGTTACAGCTGATGGTTCTAAAATTAATTTACATCATTTAAAAAGGGGTCACATTAAGTGGTGCGCTATATCTCGTGATTTACTTTATTTATTTCCAAAGAATAAACCAAAGAGAGTACATATAGAGGGATTTGGAGTATATGAGGTCAAAGATGTCATGAATAAAAGACATAAGCATCGTATTGATATACTCATTCATCCAAAAGACTCTAAGAGAATTAGTGTTAAGAATGTAAAAGTTAGGATTCTTAAATAAGTTAATTATGGCTAAACATAAGCTTATAGTACTTACATGTTTTCTATTAGTAATAGGTATAATAGAAAGTATATGTGCTCTAATGGATGCTGAATTAAAGACATATTTTATCTTTCTTCTTTTAGGTCTTATATCTTATGCCCTATCTTATGATTTATTTTAAATTATGGTAAATGACACTCTAATAAGAGGTATTCAATGTCGTCTTAGAGACGCTTTGAATATGATTAATAATATAAAACTAAGCGATGTTAGTTCTATAGAAGAAATGGAAGAATTAGTAGAGCTTAGAAAAGAATTTCAACCTCTTCACGATAAATTTAATAAGTTTTTAATTAAATAATATGAAAAATAATATTAAGCACGGTTTATTATCTTTAGGTGTATCTATTATATGTGCTATTCTATTCTTGATTTTATGGAATACTCAGATGTTCGATGACATAATTAGTGATAGAGGACCTCTAACTTTAGAGGGTTCTCCTAATGCTGTAAGGATGGGTTTCTGTCATTGTGTTATTTAATGGGTTTTATTTATTGCGGCTTTTGTCACCGCTATTAATGCTATCTGTATATTTAGTGATGGGAAAGAAGACTATTCAAACATAAATATTAAGAAGAAGTGGATTGTAATTCCTGGAATTATTATATTGTGTTGGTTTATAAGTCCTATTGGTGCTATAATAAAATTGTATAATAAGAATATTGAATATACTAATCAGCTAGACAAGCAACAGTATGCTCGTAAAATGTTCTTCGATAAATTATGGAAAGTGTATCTTCAGAAGTATGAAATTTGTGAATTAAATAAGAATACTTTCTTAGAAGTCACTAATATGATTATGGAGGGAAGACATGATGGAGAACAAGTTACTTGGAAATGGCTTCAAGAGAATCAAAATATTCCTTATTCTGAATTTACTAGATTTTATAGTGATTTATCTGGATTTGTAAATGGACAACGAGAGGAGTACTACAAGTTAGAAGAAGCATGCATGGAAACAGTAAGACAACAGAACTCTATGTTGGATTCTTTTCCTAATGTAATGTATAATAAGGTACTTGGTATTCAGAAATTACAATATAATCCAGGATTTACTTCCACTCATACAGAACATGTATTTAAAACTAAAAAGGAAGATATATAATGAGTATAGAAGAAAAAGTAATAAGCATTGTTAGTGAAGTCCTTGGCATAGAGAGAGAAAAAATAACTAGTGCAGATACTTTCGATGATTTGTACGCAGACAGTCTTGATTTAGTAGAAATTACCATTGAATGTGAAAAGGAGTTTAGTTATCCTATCACAGATGATAAAGTTCAGAATCTAAAGACTGTAGGAGACTTAGTTAATCTTATTAAAGACTTGGATAATAGGGATTACTTAGAAAGTACTCAGGCTGATTTACAAATAGATGAGTAATCATCTAATTATTATATTAATTCAATTCACAATTATGATTCAATTAAGTAAAGGAGGTAACATCAACCTCGCTAAAGAAGCAAATGGTGTAACAGAGTTTTCAATTGGTTTGGGTTGGGATGTAGCAGCTCAGGCAGGTGTAGAATTTGATTTGGATGTAGCTGCTATTCCTTTGAATGCACAGGATAAGGCAGATGATACAGATGCAGGTTTGGTATTCTATAACAATCCAAATTGGAAAGATGCTATTAAGCACTCAGGTGATAATCGTACAGGTGCTGGTGCTGGAGATGATGAGACAATTGTAGTAGATACCACTAAGGTTCCTGCAAGTGTTGAGAAAATTATCGTAGTAGTTAATATTCACGATGCTAAGAATCGTCAGCAGAACTTTGGTATGGTTAATAATGCTTATTGCAACTTGTATGCTAAAGGTAATACTACTCCTCTGGCTAAGTTTGACCTTACTGAGGATGCAAGTATGTCTCGCTGTATTGTATTCTGCCAACTTTATCGCCACAATGGTGATTGGAAATTCAAGGCTCTTGGAGAGGACAAGGGTAGCTATCAGAACGTTATCTATCGTGATATTCTTCGTGGCTATGGATTCATCTTGCCAGATGCTCCAGCTATTTAATTAATTAAGTTAATTCGGTTTTAATTCTTGATTCTATAAGGGAGTATCTTTAATTAGGTACTCCTATTTTTAGTTAATTCACAATTATTTAATAAAGTTTTATGATTAATTTAAGTAAAGGTGGCAGAATCAATCTGTCTAAAGAGTCTAACAATGGTTTAAGTAAATTGTTCTTTGGTTCAAACTGGGGTGCCATTCAGCATCGTGGACTGCTTGGCATTGGTAGGTCTATTGAGAAAGTAGATTTGGATTCTACTGTTCTTCTGTATGACACCAATAAGAATTGTATTGGTGAAGTAGCTTATTACAATTTAAGTGCTCCAGGTATTCGTCATAGTGGTGATGATCGCTCAGGTGATACTAATGGTAATGATGGTCTTGATAATGAGACTATTGAAGTACGTCTGAATGAGCTTGACCCACGTGTTGAGTATATTGCATTTACTCTCAATAACTTTACACATCAGACATTTGGTGAGATTCCTTATATGGGTCTTCGTATTTACACAGGTGACCAAGTACAGAGAAACACTAATACTCCTGTAAATGTCTTAGCTAAGTTTAATCTTGAAGACGGTAAGGAAGGTACCAAGATTTCTGATAAGCAGGCGGTTATTCTTGGTATTGCCTATAAGAAGGATGGTGAATGGCGCTTTAAGGCAGTTGGTGAGTTTGGAGGTTGGACTTCAATTGATGCTATGAAGCGTCCAACAATTGCATTTCTTTAATTAATTATAATAACAGAAAAAATGACAGATATAAATTACGGTCTTAGCTTAACAGAAGTAGAAGATTCACGTGCTAGACATGGTATTAATGTATTGACACCTCCAAAGAGGGATGCTTGGTATGTAATGTTACTTGATGGATTTAAAGATCCACTTATTGTAATATTACTTATTGCAGCTGCAGTATCTATCGCCTTGGGTTTTGTAAAGGGTGAATTTACAGAGCCTATTGGTATTATTGTAGCTATTGCTTTAGCTGTAGGTATTGGTTTTTGGAATACTTGGTCAGCAGCTAAGAAGTTTGACCTTCTTTTAACTAGTAGTGATGATACTCTAGTTAAGGTAAGACGAGATAATGGAGTAATTCAAGTAGCTCGTAAAGACTTAGTTGTAGGAGATATTGTAATACTTGAAGCTGGTGAAGAAGTTCCTGCTGATATTATTATTAAGGAATATAGCAATTTGAAAGTAAGTGAGGCTTCTTTAACTGGAGAAACAAATCCTGTAACTAAAACTAATTTTGAATCAGAAACTGCTACCTATCCTACAAATAGAATTTATAAAAGCACTATTGTGGCTGAAGGTACTTGTGTAGGTGAAGTATTTGCAGTAGGAGATGAAACAGAAGTAGGTAAGACTGCTAGAGAAGCATCTTCTATTACTGATGTAGAAACACCTCTTAATAAACAGCTTAATGGATTAGCTAGCTTAATTAATAAGATAGCATTCACAGCTGCAGGTATTCTTATTGTATCTCTTGCTATACGTTATATATTTATAGAGCAGGGATATGTAGGCAAAGATACTATTGATATTGTAAATGATTGCTTACAATTCTTAATGATTGCAGTAGCCCTTATTGTAGTAGCAGTACCAGAGGGTTTACCTATGGCTGTAACTCTTGCTCTTGCCTATTCTATGAAGAGAATGGCTAAAGCTAACAATCTTATTAGAAAGATGCATGCTTGTGAAACTCTTGGTGCTACAACTCTTATTCTTACTGATAAGACAGGAACTCTTACAGAGAATAAAATGAAAGTAGTATTCCAGGACTTTACAGACAGAAATGCTGTTATAAATAATATTGTACTTAATTCTACTGCTAATCTTAGTCCTGTAGGAGAAGTAGTAGGAAATCCTACAGAAGGTGCTTGTTTGCAATATATACAAAAATCAGTTGATATTACTGATAAAAGAAATAAAACTCATATAACAGATAGAGTAGAATTTAATTCTAAGAATAAATATATGATTACTAGCGATGGAGTAGTTACTTATATTAAGGGAGCTCCAGAAATAGTAATGAATTTCTGCTCTAATGAGAAAATACCTAATTTTGTAGAACAACAATCTAAAGGCAGAAGATGTATAGCTTTTACTCACAAGGTTGGTTCTGATATAAATACTCTCTCAGACTTCATATGGGATGGCTACGTAGCTATCGAAGACCCGGTGAGAAGTAATGTACCTGATGCAATTCAGGCTGCTAGAAACGCTGGAATTAAAGTTAAGATTGTGACAGGTGATAATCCTGAAACAGCCGCCTCTATTGCTGCTCAAGCTAATATCTCTCAAATTCCTAACACAATGCTTGGTAAGGAAGTTAAAACTCAAACAGATACTAATTTACGTAAAGTAGATGTATTTGCTAGAACTAAACCTGAAGACAAGCAGACACTTGTTAAGAGATTCCAGAATATGGGAGAAGTAGTAGCTGTAACTGGTGATGGTACAAATGATTCAGCTGCTCTTAACCAAGCTGAGGTGGGTGTAGCTATGAATAATGGTACTGATATTGCTAAGAATGCAGCTGATGTTATTCTTCTTGATAATTCGTTCCCTTCTGTTATCTTAGGAGTTAAGTGGGGAAGAAGCTTGTATAAGAATATTCAGCACTTTATTCTCTTCCAGCTTACTGTAAATGTTGTAGCTATTGGTATTGCTTGTGTAGGTCCATTTATTGGAGTAGACTTACCATTTACTGTTATCCAAATGCTATGGGTTAACTTAATTATGGATACTTTTGCTGCTTTAGCATTAGCCACAGAACCAGCTAATGAAGCAGTAATGTCTGAACAGCCTCGTGATCCTAAGGCATTTATTATTACAAAGAGAATGTGGTATGAAATCTTTGGCGTAGGTATTTTGTATTTTGGCATATTATTATATTTGCTAATTAGTAATACATATAGCCTTACAGAGTTCTTCACTATCTTTGTTATGCTGCAATTCTGGAACTTGTTTAATGCAAGAGTATTTGGACAAGACAGAAGTATCTTTAACGGTTTGTTAAGTAATCCTGCATTTATTGGAATATGTTTGGTTATATTTATTGGTCAAATTTTGATAGTTCAATTTGGTGGCGATGTATTCAGAACAGAACCATTAAGTATTGAAACATGGTTAGAAATTGTAGGTCTTACTGCAATTGTACCAGTTTGTAGAGAACTCCTATATTGGATTAAAAAGTTATTTAAGTAATTAATGAGAGAGGACTGGTTAATAGCTAGCCCTCTCTATAAATATTAGATTATGATTGTACTTAATATTGGAACCTTTATTATTACAATACTAGTTTGGTTTATAATTGGTATTGTATTAGGTTTATGGTTTCGATGGAAAAAGAAACATAAATGATTAAATTTAAGCCATTAAGTAGTCGAAACGAGAATTGGATTTATCAGCCTGATTTTTATTTGCATGGTAAACTGTCTACTAATTATGAAACTGATGAGGTAGTTATGCAGGATGATATATTTAATACTCGAATATCTAGATATTATCGAGAGGGGGTAGGTTTAGCTCCAACATTCTTAGATATTCCAGAAGGCAAACATTTATGTGAAGTTGATGGGATATTATGTGCTATTTTTGTTTGGAAGAAAATAGTATTTTGTAAAGGAGGTTGGGTTAGCGACCTAGGGTATAGTGGCCCATTTGATGTTTGGTTACGACAAATAGGACTTATTGTAGATATTACAGATAAAGAAGGAGTACTTGATGCTCAAAATAAATTTAATAATAGAGAATCTTTTATATGAAATTTGAAGTAACTTATTTTGATTCTTTAAAAAATAGGGAACAAACAATTAGACTTACAGGTATTAATGAAGCTAAAGTAAAAGAAAACTTCATTAGTAGTTATGATCAGAAACGTTATCCATTTAAGTCCATTAGAGCTATTTGAATGTTTATAGATATATTAGGAACAGCTTTAGTCATCTTATTAATCTATTTAGTTATAGTAAAAGTTGACGGAAGAGAATGCTAAGAAAGCTAGTGAGTTATTAAATAAAATAGCACTAGCTAAGAATCTAATGCAACATGAAAGTAGGTCTGACATACCTGATTATTATATAAAGAGCATAAAACAATTAGTTAGTTCTGATGATGGATTTAGGTCGGGATTTTATAAAATAATGTGTGCATTAGGTTCTAAATATTTAGATAGATACAAAGATATACTTAATAATTTATAATTATGGTAATTAGGGGTATATTTACAAATACTAAATTAAGTTCTATAAGATGAATTCAGATTATAAGAAATCTATTGAAAAATTATTTAATGACTGATTCTGAAACTTTAAAAGATATAAGTAAACAAATAGCTGATTTATTAGTTAAACAAAGTGAGATACAAGATACAATATTGAAAGCTGAATTATCCAAAAATAGATATAGATATTGCGATTATGGTGAAGATATGTATTGGTATAAAATCATTTCTGTTAATGAATGTAACTGTACTGTTCTAGAATTGCACTTGAGAGAATCTAACAAATTTGGTTCTATTTCATATTGCGAAGAATCTTTAACTTTGGCTAATAGGGGCGATATAATTACAGAGCAAGAATTCCTTGATAAATATAATGAATTTATAAACAAGATTAAATTATGAAAACAGATAATTATTTTAGTGAGACAACACCTACAAATAGTTACCCATCTGCAAAATAGTGTGATTATTTAGGTGGAGAGCATTTCTTAATCTCTGTTTAGAATTTTTAACATTTCTTAACTTGGAGAGAAGGAAATGCTCTTATATTGTTCTCGTAGAGAACTTGCCGTTAAGGCAAAGACTACCTATATAGGTAGTACTATAAATATATATATTTAATATTTATTAACTATTTAATTTCAGTAATTTACTATACTGTTGACTTGTTAAGTTAATAAATAAACTTTTTACTCGTAGAATTAGTGTAGCTGGAGGCGCATACCTGACTTCCATTCAGGAGGCTTGCGTGGGTTCGATTCCCACATTCTACACGATGTTTACTTCTTCTTCCTTCTATACAATTAGATTATTTAATTAACAATTAAATTTTAAACTGTATGAAAAGAATTATCAAATCATGGTGGAAAGGAATGAAAACTGTAGCAGCTTGGTATAATGTTAGAGATTATCGAGTGTTACCCTTTACAGTAATCTAATTAGATTTCTACTAGTAAGTGCCAAATGGGTACTTACTGATGTTGGGAGAGTAAATTTAAATATTGGAGTATTAAGCCCTGTTGGTAAGGGAACTAGACTGTCACTCTAGTAAAACTAAGGGTTCGAGTCCCTTATATTCTGCAAATAATGGAGAGGACCTAGCATTTAACTAGGCGGTTGTTAGAGGTAGCGGTGGCAATCCACGAGTATGCCTGATAGCTCAATGTATTATTAGAATATGGTCACGATAGTTTGCCCGTCTAATGCCATATTCGCCTTTATTCTAGCTTCTATAGCACAATTGACAGTGCAGCTCACTTGTAATGAGCAGGTTATTGGTTTGAGTCCAATTAGAAGCTCTTTTTAATATCTCAGAGTAGAGAACTAGTAATGGTAGAGAATAAGATCCTATTACAAAGTCAACCTACTTATAGTATATAGCTCATCTATTAATTTAGGTGAGCTATTTTTGTATAGATTAATATTTAACAGATTAAAAGAAATGAACAAACTTGAAAAATGGCTATGGACTAATTGTGAAATAAAAGATAGTGCACAAGCTACTAATTCTCTGTATTTTATATATGGGATATTAGAAATTCGTTATTCAGATCATCAAGCACATAATAGTACAGGAGATTTACAAATTATAAGGTCATCTGTTTATGAATCTAAAGTATACGCAGTTATATTAAAAGGCTGTTCTAAAATTATGATAATTAATGCAACTCAAATTATAGAGTTTATAAAGCATTTTCGCATAGTTAAAGAACTAAATACTCTTAACACTATTAAGCTTGTTCCTTCTAATAAAGAGATTAATAACTTAGTACTTCCTGGATGCCTTTTTGAACCTTATAAAGTAAATTCTAAACATGTAAATAAGATATTTTTTAAGGGCAATTATAGATGGTCTAATACAGAAGTTAAATGTCTTAAACAAGCAGTATTATGCTATTTTAAGCAGTCTTGTGGATTTAATACAATATTCACCCACTATTTAAAGGAGAATACAGTAAGTTTTATTGAAGCAATAAACTTATATAAAATAATAGTATGTGACAATAAGCAAACTTTTACTATTATAACTATAGATAAAGCAATAAAATATATAAATAGCATTAATGATAGTTCAACAAGTTAGATGTGTTAATTATAATCTGTATATTACAGGTTTAGTCCCCACTTCAGAATGGGAAGGCACAATAGTTTATAGAACTTATAAAGATGGACAGATAAATAAGTTTGTAGAGAAGTATGTTAAAGATACTCAACATAATAATTGTGTCACTACTCTGACTAGATTTATACCTATTGATTATCTTTACAACTTTGTATATAATAATGTAGAAGTTAAGGGAAAATCTTTTAAATTACAAGAAGTTCTTATAGATAATTTAGATACGCCAGAAGAACCATTAGGGGGTAATTTCGGATGATATTTAAAGTAAGTACATTTGGATATATTGATGACTGGGATAAAGCTTCTTTGAAAGAGAAGGATGCTATAATGAGAGCTCTTGAAAGGGTTAGAACAGCTTACATATTTGAAACTCGGAGAATAATAAAGAGTTCAGAGGATGCTAAAGATTGTAATCCTCAAGTACAAGAATTAATGCCTTTTATAGGACACAAGTGTAAATCACATGATATAGTAGGTGTGTTTAAAGGCATAGAAGAAACTTGGGAGGACTATTATTATATCATAGAACAAGAAGATGGTAAAGTATCATATAATACAATGGTAGATACTATTGAATTTATTGATTAACAATTATTAACTAATAAGTAATTAAATATTATATATCATAGGAACATGAATAATGTATTTTTTAAGAATGGGTTTCTTACGTCAACAGAAGCTCAAAATATTTGTAATGTAGCTAACGAGATTATTGCAAAATTAACAGAACATATTAATTCTGTTGGATTTTACGATACTTCTATAATTAGTATTATATCTTCAGATAATGAAATACATGCAGGTATAGGTAATAGAAATGTATCTTGGATTAAAGATGAAATAGCTACAATAGGTAAGTACAATTCTTTGATTGCTTGGCTTAAAGAGGCTATTAAAAATAAAGAGGAAGCTCTTGAAGAATTATCAGATATAGAACTTCGAGATTGGTCAGAATATAAAGATTATCCTACTCCTAAATCACCAAGTAGAAAAGCTACGGTAACTAAAGATGATGTAATTAGAAACTTGGGAGCTACAGAACTCAATAAATACTTTACTTTGCAGTCTAAAGCAGCAGCTATTGGTAAGTTTATACATGAAGGTGGTAGCGTTTCTAAGGCTAAGATAATGTTAGGCAAGGTAATTGCTGAACCAAATAAGATTAGTGGAGCTGGTAGGGATACTGTAGTATATAAGTACACACCTTCTGTGAATGTTGATGATGTGGATAATATGTTCTTATCTTTAATGTCAGAACATAGAAATTTAAATGCCCAACTCAATAGTATTAAAGCTGATGCTATTGAAGAAGCAAATAAACAGAATATAGCTAATGAGCAAGAGTATCAGAAAGCTAGAACTGCTTATTCAAAAGAATATAATGATTGGCTTGACAAAATTGAAGATTTACAGTCAAGATTTAATCAATATATAATTACTGAGAAAGAAAAGATTAGTAAACTTAAAATTAATGTTCCTGATTCTTTGATGGAAACATATAAGTCTATTAAGGCTTTACTTACTGAGTAATTAATAAGAATAGATTAAGGATTAGTATTAAATATATTACAGGAATATATAATTTGTTGCGAGGATTGTCGCGATACCACATATTAGGTATGTTTAATGGTCGTTTCCACACATATTTTTATTTTTAAGTATCACCTAAAACATAATTGGGTTAAAAGTATTATGTGGTGTTACTAAGTCTAAGTCTAAGTCGTGGGAACGAGTCTAAAGCTAAGACACATTCTAAGTCTGTGCTGCTAATCCTTATGATATTCTTTAGTTTGTCCTATGTTTCTTTAAACTGTAGGTGCTTCTATAATTAAGATTATAGTGACTTTTAATTCCTATACTTTTCAAGATGAGAAATCGGGAGGTTGATTTCCTACAATCATGGGTGGAGAAACTCTCCACCCTTTATTATTTATCTAATTTATTTAATTATGAAGAAATTATTTATTTTTGCTTTCGCAATCATTGCCCTCTGTTCAAGTTGTGGTAATGGTTGTTCTAGGACAACAGACAGTGTAGATTCTACATCTGTCGACACTTGTGATACAGTAGATTCTGCTAAAGTTGATACTGTAAATTCTGTAGATAGCACATCATTTTCTATGGTGTGTCCTGATTAAGCTACTCTGAACGGGGTAGCTCTTTTTATTTATTTATGTTAGAGCCAAAGAAAATTAACCTAGAGAATGCTTATAGAGGTAGCTTAGAAGTACAAAAAAGAGATATTCTGAGTAACTTCCGTTTTGAACAAGTAGCTATGATTATGGCTTCCCCATGTTTACCTATTTATAAGAACGAAGAGGATAAGCCAGAAATCATTGGATATGAACCTTGGAAGATATTTACAGGGTATGAACTCAGAGTACCTAGTATTTACGATTTGTATTGTTGTGCAGAAAGATTACTTGATGATGTAATTAAAGAAGTACATAAAAATCCTAAAAGTAATTATCAAAGTATAGCTTCAGGTCCATTTAAAGTAACTTATTTATATGGTAATTTAACTCTTGATTTCGTAGTAGAATCATGGGGAAATTATTAACCATATATACAGATGGAGCTTGTCAAGTATCTACAGGTAATGGAGGTGTTGGAGTTGTATTTATTAAAGATAATAAAGTAATTTATCAATTTAATAAACACTTCAAAAATGTAACTAATAATCAAATGGAAATAATGGCGGTTATTTATGCTCTACATGCTATTAGTACAAATTTTGATTCTATTACTGTAGTATCTGATTCACAATACGTTTTAGGATGTATAAATAAAGGATGGAAACGCAAGAAGAATCAGAATTATTGGCAGTTATTTGATAAAGTATATAATATAGCTAAAAAGTTTTGTTCAGATATAAAATTTGAATGGACTAAAGGACATAATATAGATGAGTATAATAATCTAGCAGATAGATTGGCTGTGGAAGCTAGTCACTTTGCAGATTAGTTAGATTACAATTAAATATTCTAATTAATTTGGAAATGAAAGCAAAGCATAAGCGTGAGTGGTTACAGATGAAGCAGAATTGGTGGTCAAAATTACCAGCTTCAGTACAGAAGGCGACAACTAAACCAGGTTCAGTAAAGACTCGATGATTATCTTAATTATTGTTTTAATATGTCTTATATTATTAAATCCTTATATAGACGTACAACAAGATAAGATAATTATTTGGTATAATTGGTTTACTGAAAGAAAATATTATATTTTATGGAAACCCCAAAATTCTTGAGAAAGTATAAATTGGTTTTTAAAGTTATTAAATATGTCATTGGTTTTATAGCTATGATGTACTTAATAAGTATGTGTACTTATTTAATTAGTAGTGAGAGTACATTTTGTTGCATTATGGGTATACTAATATTAGCAACTATTGCTGTGTTAGTAGTTACCCTAATTTCCGAAAATATTAATAAATTAAAAAGTTTATTTAAATGAGAAAAGTCTTTTTATTTGCGAGTGCTTTAATGTTGTCATTAAGTTTCACTAGTTGTGAACGTATTGATGCTGGTTGCGAAGGTATCTTAGTTAATCTCTATGGCTCTGAAAGAGGTGTAGATGATGTATCTATGGTAACTGGACGAGTATTCTATAACCCAGCTACTCAGGAAGTATATGAGTATCCTACTTATGTTCAGACTATTGACTATGAACCATTTACAATTAATGCTAAGGATGGTTCTGAATTTAAAGTTGATCCAAATGTCAATCTTAAAGTTAAGGACGGTGCCGCTCCAAAGGTATTTCGTAAGTATCGCAAAGAATTAACTGATGTAATTAATGGTCCCGTATTTAAGTATGTAAAGGATGCTTGCCGTATTGAGATTAATAAATTTACTACAGACCAGATTGTGTCAAATCGTGAAGCTGTAGAACAGGCAATTGAGAAGCGTCTTTCTAAACTTCTTGATAAGGAAGGATTTGTGCTTGACCAGTTTACTAGTGGTTTGCAATATCCTAAGACTATTGTAGATGCTGTAGATGCTAAGAATAGAGCTATTCAGTTGGCACAGAAAGCAGCCAATGAGGTGCAAGTAGCTGAGGCAGAAGCAAAGAAGAAGATTGTAGTAGCTGAAGCAGAAGCTAAAGCTAATGCCATTGTGAATGCTTCTCTTACACCATTACTTCTTAAGAAGCAGTGGATTGAAAAATGGTCTGGAGATCTTCCTAAGGTTACTGGTAATTCATCAACATTAGTAGGACTTGATAAATAATTGTTATGTTTGGTTTATTTATATTCTGTTTAGTTGTGGCAGCTATTGAATTTATGCTTGTCATAGATTTAAAGCCAAAGATAGGTATACCTCTCTATGTATTTATAATAGCATTACTAATACTGTTTGTTCCCGGACTTAATATCATAGAGGTAGTAATATCTGGTGTATTATTAACTATGGCTTGTCATAATGGTTATGATTTAGCAGGCTCTAATCCAGTTTCTAAATTCTTCAAAATGCTTAACCGAGATATTTAAATGATAATTCAAGGTAATTTTTATCGAATTGAACCAATAAATGATAATTCTCCATTATGGGATTTGTATTTGCTTAGAAAAGTAAATAGTAAAACTAATCCTAGAGAAGAATTTCAATTAGAGGGCTATGGTATGCCTTTAGATTCTGCTATTGGTAGAATAATTAGATATGCTATTAATAGCAAATATGGAAAAGATGAGATTACGACCTTGAAAGAATATTTAAATGTTTTTAAACAAATTCAAGAGGAGATCTATAAAGAAGTCGGAAGATAATTACTTAGACCTATTTAATAAAATAAATAGTTTGTGTGATTGTTTAAATACAATATATCATACAAACTCTGGAGGTTGTTGTTATGTAGCCTATGTAATAGCAGAAATACTTGAAAGAGAGGGTATCCCGTTTGAAGTATTAGTTTCAGAACCTTGCTATGAAGATGATGGTTATCCTGATGATTTTGAGGATTTAAATGATTCAGTATATCATATATGTCTAGAGGCTAAACCTATTAAGGATACATATAGAATCAATGTTGGTACATATAGTGATGAAGAGTATTTTTATTATAGTAATGTAACTTCACAAGATATATACAACTTCTATATAAATAATATTTGGAACTCTTTTTATGAAATTGCTAAAAATAAGTTTATTAAGTATATAATTAATTTAATATATGATAACTTCAGTAGCGATTTACGAGAAGGACGGTCAAATAGTTCAAACACATAATTCTTTTATTTATGAAGATTCTATCTATAAGGTATTTAAAGGTGGAATTTCTTTATTTGAAGAAAAACAATATAGTACTAATAAACCTTTAAAACTTAAAAAGAAAGACTTTATAAATAGGAAGAAAAAAGCAGATGAGTATTTTATTAGATTTTTAACTCTGGAATTTGCTCCAGAATCCTACTTAATTAAAGAGGGTTACACACTAATTAATAGTAAATGAAAATGAAGAAAGAAATTGCTAGTTATAAGCTTGGTCAGTTTGTTGATTTTAAGGATGTTGAAAGATTGATAGTTGCTTGTGCTGTAAGTATGCCAGTGAAGGAGGGTCTTACTGCAACTTGGAATATTCCAGGTGTTGAGGATTCTTTTGAAATTGTACGAGCTGTATCTATCGGCATTGCAGTATATAATCCAGAAGATGAGTTCAATCTCACTTTTGGTAAGGAACAAGCTTATAAGAAGGCTCTTGCAGGAGATCCTTGTTGGTTTATTGGTAAAGGTGGTGTAATTACTAAAGAGTGTATTGATGCACTTTTGACAGAGAAAATTGATCACTTTACTAAGAATCCTGAGATAGTCATTAAGGACTATAATGCTAACAAGGCTAAATATGAGAAGATTCAGGAAGAGAAAGAGTACATTCAGAATGCTTCTCCTGAAGAACAAGCGATATTAACTTTAATGTCTAAAGGTGTAGATGTGCAGGGAGTTCTTGATAAGACAAAGACTCTAGTAGATGCAATTGAGAACGGTTCTAGCCTGGTTGATTAAGCTATTTATAATTGTAGGAATCATATTTATAATTGTACGTATAGAACAATTAAATAACAATGTACAGAGTATCCCTTCTAATAAAGAAATAATTAGAGATTCTTTAGTTAGGGACACTCTGAATCACACTAAAGATTCCTTAACAATTAAAATAGTAAAAATAAGAGAGACGTATGAAGATAAGAAAGCTATTATTATGTCTAATGATACTTCTGCCGACATACAGTTTTTCACAAACTACATCAACCATTACAATAACTCCGGAACAACTAAAAACAACTAATCTTATATTTCTAGAGCATGAGAAATATACAAAAGAAGTTCCATTATTAAATAAGAAGATTGAAACACTAGAAGAGATAAATAAATCTTGGTTACATACTGATTCTATAAGAAGAATTAACGAAAAACAGTATAATACTATTATTAAAAAGGATAGTATTAAAATAACACAATTACAAAGTTCACACAAAAAATATAAAGTTGTAACTAAGATTAGTATAATATTAAATATCATTCTTGCATGCCTATTGGTAAAGTAAACTATAAAGACCCAAATGGATTAACTTATAAACATCCAGAAAGAAGTTGTAAAAGATGTTTAAAATATCCATGTATAGCTAATATGGATAAGTTATATAGTGATTTTGCTAAATATGGGTGTAAGCACTTTGATGATATGAATGTGTTTCATTAATGGAGCAAATAACAATTCATGCTAAACTAGTTGCGAAACAAATAGATGGAATGGGATATACTAATTATGTATTTGAAGACTTAAATCCTAAAGATGAAGACTTTAGATATATAATGTGTGTCCGATTTCCTAATTGGGAGCAAAAAAGTATCGAAATTGATGAAATTGGATATTTAAATATAAGATATGTAGAAGGGGGAAAAGATACATGGTTTGATGGTCAGAACCTAATACCTTATAAATATACTAATGTCATATTTCTCAAGTTTATTGAGGATAAACCTAAAGTTGATATAAGTGAAATTATTTTAGATTAAATTTATATTGTAGATTATTAATTATTAGATTACTATGAAACATTATTTGAATTTAATTATATGACAGTATTAGGAGATAAGCTTCAGGAAGCTATGAGTAAGAAGGCAAGTGATATTACTACTTATGTATGGAAGGGTCCAAAGGTTAATGGAGAGCAGCAGGAAATCTTAATGATTGATGCCTCCTTTGATCAACTTAAAAAGTGGTATCGTCATTGTCAACAAATGCTTTATAATGAGGATTCTAAAAATCCAGGAAGAGTTACCTTACTTGAGATTGTACAGGATCAAATTAATCGTTGTAGAGCAGAACTTCTTATAAGATGGCTCATGGCTGAGAAGCAGTATTCTAACACAAGATGTTTGGAAGATTTACGAAAAGTAATCAGTAACAATAAAGATACACTAACCCCGGAGGCTATTAAATCATTCCCTATTAGTAAGGTAATGGATGGTCTTCCTATCGATTATCAGCAAGTACCTATTAAATTGGTAATGGATGCTTGTCTCGACCTTTTAGGAATTTTTGACAATAGTCATATCACACTTAACTTTATTCTTAAAATGGGTCTGTGGTTTACACCACGTGAAATGCAAAAGGATTTGTATCGTAAAGACCCAGAAACTGGTAAAGCTAGAAATCGTCTTGATGTAGTTAAGGAAGAACTTAGAATTAGTTTGAGACCTAATCAGTATTTACGTATTTGTGATACTGGTTTGTCTTATACTGAGTTTAAGGCAATCTATATGTTGCAGAGAGATAAATATTCTAACTTAACTAGTGAGCAGCTTAAGTTACTTTCTAATAAAATTCTGTATCGTTTTCAGATTCAGTGTGAAGAGCAAGCTAAACAATGGCTTACTAAGATAGATGAAATTAATAAGGTTGCTGCAGATAAGGGTTGGGATGTAACACGTGCTGACTTGTAATAAGTTAGCATATTAGTAAAAAATATTATTATAAGTGCCAGTAATGCACGATTTATTTGAGCCTATCTCTCGAGATGAAAGGCAGGCTCAAGCACTTAAAGCTTGGATTAAAGCTAAAGGACACGGGACTATTGTAGGATGCACTGGTTTTGGTAAGACTTGGGTAGCTATGAATGCTATAACTAAATTACGATCAAAATATCCTACAATGTCAGTACTAGTGGTAGTACCTTTTGATAACTTAAAAGAACAATGGTCTAAAGAACTTGACGAGAGAGGTTTGGGATTTAATACTGATGTAAGAGTAATGATGGGAGCATCTAAAAAGGAATGGTCTTGTGATTTACTAATTATTGATGAAGCCCATAAAATCAATAGTGAAGTTCTTAGTAATGTTCTTACAAATACTAAGTTTAAATTGATACTTGGTTTAACTGCTACTTTTGAAAGACTGGATGGAAGACATGAAATTTTAGCTAAATATGCTCCAGTTGTAGACACTATAACTATGGAGGATGCTCTCTTTAATGGGTGGGTAGCTAAATATAAAGACTATGTAGTTGTTATTGATGTCCTCGATATTGATGTTTATCAGAGATATAATAAAGAATTTAATGAACACTTTGAATTCTTTCAATGGGACTTCAACAAGGTTATGTCTATGACAGGTAAAAATGGTTTTACTAATAGATGGCAATATTGTAAGGATACCTATCCTGATGATTATGCTATGCAAAAGGACTATTTAAAATCTGTCACATTTCATGCTATGGGTTTTATGAAAACTATGCAGTCTAGAAAGAAGTTTGTACAAAATCATCCTGAAAAAATAAGAATAGCTAAAGAGATAATTAAGTACAGAAGTGATAAGAAGATTGTTACTTTTAATGCTAATACCACTATGGCTGAAGCATATAAAGAGGGATATGTTTATACTGGTAAAGAAGGTAAAAAGAAGAATAGAATAACACTAGAAGAGTTCTCTAAAATGCCCAGCGGAATATTAAACAGCTGCAAGATGGCAATTGAAGGTTTAAATGTACCTGATTTATCAGTAGGTATACAAACTGGTATAGATAGTAGTAAAACTAAAGCTGTACAGTCTCTTGGAAGAGTAGTACGATTAGCAAAGGGTAAACTAGGTGCTGAATTTTTTACATTAGTAATTAATGATACTGTAGAAACTAAATGGATGCAAAATGCCAAAAAGGATTCTAGGATTGAAATTATTGATGTAGAGAATTTAATGCACGTTCTTAAAGGAGAGCCATACGAGCTTTATAAAAGAAAGATTAAGAATTTTACATTTAGGTTTTAAGACATTAGAAATGGAAATGTATTACACAAAGCGAGAGTATAATCAAATGAAAAATACTCTTACTAGTGAGAATAAGCGTTTGAAGAAGCAGATTGAAAAGCTTCAGAAGAAAGTAAAGGAATTAGAATACACTAAAGAGGTAGTATTCGAACCAGATTTTGAAATGAATCCAGTAGTAGAAGAGACTATTGGATAGATAAGTCTATAATATTCACGTAACTAGACTCTAAAGCTATAACAAGTATTATAAGTCTAGTGTTAACTATCTAAATATGTTAATTATACGTGAAGAATTTAGAACTGAAACAGCAACTTGTATTTTGTGAAAAATATAAAATTGATGCAAATCAATTATTGTTGCTAGAAATTATTCTCATCGCTCAAGAGGGTGACGATGCAGAACTTGTCCAGCTTTATTTTCAATCAGAGGCAAAGGGAAGCCTATTGGAACAATTAATTAGATTACAAGAAGTAGGAGTAATATTAAAGTCTTATAAGTTACCTAAAAAAGGTGAACGATTAGATTTATTTAGTATTCCTATTAATAGAAATCTTGTAAAAGACTTTTATAAGTGTTCTTTTGAATTAGGTAAAGAACTATTTGAAGAATATCCTCAATTCGGTTTTATCAATGGGAATCCAGTTGGTATACGTAGTGTTTCTAAGAAGTTTGATAGTCTAGAAGACTTTTATCGTTTCTATGGAAAGACTATTAGGTGGAAACAGGAAACTCATGACCATATTATAGAATTAGTTAAATGGGCTCGAGAGAATAATATTCTCTGTGTAAGTCTGTGTAACTTTGTAATAGATCATAGATGGGATGAATTAGAAGCACTTCGTAATGGAGATTTAGCTAATACTAATTTTGATGCTATTAAGGTTGTATAATTAAATATTATGGCAGAGAAAATTAGTGGTTTAGAGGAATTCTTTCAATTAGTTAAAGAAGGAAGAGAAGGACACAATATAGGACTTAGTACAGGTTCACCTAAGTTAGACTTATATACTGATGGAGTTCTTCCAGGTACCTCTTATTTAATAGGAGGTGCTTCAGGCAGTGGTAAATCTACCTGGGCACTCTGGACTTATGTATATCAACCATTAATACATTATTTAAATGGGGATAGTCCAGAAAGAGACCCTAGATGGTTATTATTCTCACTAGAGATGACTCGTAGTCAAGTATATGCTAAATTAGTTAGTATGTACATATTTGACAATTATGGAGTTGAATTGCGATTTAAGCAGATATTCTCTAGAGGAAAGGACTGCGTATTGTCTGATGAAGAATATGAACTCTTAGTTAAGAGTTCTGAATTTATCAAAATTCTTGATGAAAGATTATCTTTTTATGAAGGTAGTCTTACAGAAGCAGTTTATTTAAAGGAGGTAAATGAGGAATTATTGAAATGGGGTAAATTTGAGAATGGTAAATACATTCCAAATAATCCTAACATGTTTCTAGGTATTATGATTGACCATATGACCTTGGTAAAGGCAAGTGGCGGTCGAACTAAGAAAGATGAAATTGATGCAATTTCTAGAGATTCTGTTCAAATCAGAAATAATACTAAAATTGTATCTCCTATAATGATTTCTCAGTTTAATAGAAATGCTAATGGTCAAGAGAGAATGAAACAAGGTCTACAAGACCCGTCTATGGAGGACTATAAAGACAGTGGAGCATTACTTGAGGATTCACAAGTAGCTATAGGTTTATTTAGTCCACATAAATATAAATTATCTACTTATAAGAAATATAATATCAAGATACTAGAGCAGTGTTTTATTGGTGTATTTATCTTAAAGAGTAGATTTGGTTCTTCTGACTTAATGATTCCTACTGGTTTTTATGGTGATTGTAGTCATTATGCAGATTTACCTAAACCTGAGAACATATTTGACTGGGAGAAATATACTAGTCCTAATTATTTATTAGAAGATGGTGTTCAGCAATTAAATGTTGAACTTAATAATATAGATGAGCCAAAAGAAATAGATAATAATTCAAATCTTTCATTTATATTATAAAAATATGTCAAATTTGGTGTGTTTAGCAGGTCTTTCAAATTCCGGAAAATCAACTAGCCTTCGTACTCTCGACCCAGAATCTACATTCATTATAAGTTGTACCAATAAACAGCTTCAAATTCCAGGATTTCGTAAGAAGTATCCTAAAGTAGCTATTAAAGATAAAAAGCTTATTGGCAATTGGTATGTTCAAAATAATTATACTAAGATTGAGAATGTATTACATATGATTTCTGATTCACGCCAAGATATAAAGGTAGTAGTTCTTGATGATTTAAATTATTTACTCTCAAATGAGACTTTTGAGAATGCTAGTATCAAGGGCTATGATAAATTTGTAACTATGGCTAAGAATTACTATGATTTGTTAACAGAGTGTCAACTTCTTAGAGATGATTTAACTATTGTAGTTATTTCTCATATAGAGAATTTTGGTACTGAACTAGATCCACAGTATAGATTGTGGACTACGGGCAAAATGTTGATAAATCAGATAAATCTTGATGGTTTGTTCTCATATATTATTTATTCTGAGCGGTATGTGGATGATGTAGATGGGGAAGTACATTATCGTTTTAAAACTAGAACAGATGGTAATGATACTTGTAGAAGTGTGGCAGGCTGTTTTGATGAAAAATATATTGAGCCTGATATGAAACTAGTTATAGATACTATCAATGCATTTGAAAACGAAGATTAAGACTATTTAACTAACTAATTAACTAATTATTGAATATATGAAGCTAGACATTGTAATGCACTATTCTGTTGATGAAACTACAGGAGAAATCGTTTTTCTTGGTAAAGATGAGATTAAGGTAGACACTGCTAAGAAAACTACTACTTCTAGAAAGAGTTCTACTAAGAAAGACGAAAATCCTGAGCCTATTGTAACACTTGATTCTACTAAATTAACGCTTACCCAAGGAGCAGTTGATTTATTACAAGTCTGTGAAGACTGTCGTATAGACATCAAGTATGATAAGAAGGGCAAGCAGTTGCTTCCAAAGATTGGAACAGATGCTGCTTTTAAGTCTAAGGGAGGTAATTTACTTTCAAGTAAGAATACTGTAAGATACGGAGGTGCTAATAATAAGAAGTTAGCAGAATATGGCACTACCTTTAAAATGGAACCAACTGAAGATGATGGCATTTATTGGCTTGTAGGAGACAAAATGCCTGAAGAACAAGAGGTTCCAAAAGAGTTAGTTAATATTGAGGATGAACTTGATATAACTAACTTGGATGCTATAGAAGAGGAATCTACAGACTTATCTAGTCTGAGTTATACTCTCTAATAAAATAGAGTTAATTAAATATATTAGATAACATTAATTTATTAGATTATGATTACTTAAATTTTGAAAATTATATAATATATGTTATTAAATTTTGCTATTTCATCTGATTCTGCAGTTCGTAACATTCGTCGTCCACTCACACCATGGGAAATCCATGATGTAAAGTTTAAGGGAGCTGAAATTCGTGAGTTTAACGGTAAGAAAGATCCTAACGCTCATTATAAGTTACTCTCCATTAAATATGAGAATGAGGATGGCTACTTTAATGTAGATTTGTTCTTCCCTAAAGATGGTGATGATGTACGACCAGAATTCGATGGTGCTAATGGTGGTAAAGTTCAGATGGCTTCCTCATTTGAAACCACTATGGCAATAGTAAAACAGACTGCACAGGTTCTTAACCCTAAAGGTTTTGAACAGATGCAAAAGCTGAGTGTTAAATTTAAGAGCTTTGATGATGTTGCAAAGACTTTCATTAAAGTAACTACACCAGCTATTGATACAGATATTAAAATTAAATTGACAGGTAAGAATCGTGACGGTAAGGTAGTTGCTCAGATTCCACGTATCTTAGCTTTGAATAAGGAGGGAGAAGCATTTATTTGTGACAATTATATTGGTCCAAAGCTCTTCTGGTCTGATTATGAAGCAGGTAAGCGTGACGAGTATTTGAAGTCAACTCCTACTGACCCAGATAAAGCTGTTGAAGATACAGCAGGAGTAGATGAAGCTCCTAAGGATGATTTGGATCTCGATAGCTTGCTTTAATTAAATAATTCTCTATGGACTTTAGTTTTGAACCTAAAGTTACTAGGGAGTTTCTTCTAAGTGAAAACAATGAGGAGACATATATGAGTTACTATCTAGGAATACCTGTAGATAAAGGCTTGTATGTGTCTCCTCTACGTTCTGACCATCATAAAACTTGTGGATTTTTTAGAGGTAAATCTGGCAGACTTTACTTTAAAGATTTTGCCACTGGAGAATGCTTTGCCTTTGAAAATGTTGTAATGAAAAAGTTTAATTGTAATTACCATGAGGCTCTAAGAATTATAGCTAAAGACTTTGGATTTATTAAGGGAGAATCTCCTATATCTAAACCCGTAGTTAAGCAAGCTGAATTTAAAGGAGACAAACAAACTTTCATTCAAATAGAGGCTCAAGAATTTTCCGAAGAAGAACTAAAATGGTGGAATCAGTATGGTATAACTAAACCTATATTAAATAAGTATAGAATATTTAGTTGCAGAACAGTCTTTTTAAATGGTTCTGTATTTAGTCAGTCTACCCCAAAGTGTCCTAGTTATGGGTATTACTTTGGAAAGAAAGAACATGTAGAACAATGGAAAATATATTATCCGAAAAGGTCTGATTATAGATTTATAGGTAATATATCTACTAAAACTATTCAAGGTTATAGACAATTACCTAAGAATGGTAAGTTATTAGTAATAACTAAGAGTTTAAAAGATTGTGCTTGCTTATATAGTATGGGAATACCTGCATGTGCCCCACAAAGTGAAACTCAATTTATTTCTAATACTATCTTAGAAGATTTAAGGCAACGATTCGATAAAATAGTACTGCTATTTGATTCAGATCTTACGGGAATACACTATACTAATGTACTACGTAGAAAATATGATTTCTTAATTCCTTGTATTATACCTAGAAGGTATGGGGCTAAGGATATTAGTGATTTCTATAAGAAGTATGGGAGAGAAGAGACTATTAAATTTATTAAAGAATCTATTAAATATATAAAAGAATGGGAAAGACATAGGTGAATACTAGTGTAACAGTAAAATATAAGAATGGCGACACCCAAACATTCCAAACAATAGAAGAAGCTTCCGAAGTAACTAAATTAACAGTTAATTCAATTAAGTCTAGAGCTAATAAACCTGGCTCTGGAGCTAAATCTAAAGATGGAATGACATTTCAATGGGCAGATCCTGCTGTCAGAAGAAGCCTTACTGCTAAAAAGAGTAAGAAAAAGGGATCTAGCTTTGAACTTGATATTGTGCATAAATTAAGGGAAATTGGATATCCTAATTGTATGACTAGTCGTAATAAGGATAAAACTTTAGACGCTAATAAAGTAGATATTTGTGATGAGGAAGTTCCTTGTTATATACAAGCTAAGTATACTCAGAACATGCCTAATTATTTTACAATTAGAGACTCTTGTAGTTTAAAAGACCGCCCATTCGTCATGTGCTGGAAGAAAGCAGGTAAAGATGGAGAGCCAAGTCCTGGTACAGTTGCCGTTATACCGATAGATTACTTTTACCAATTAATTAGTAAATAAAATGAATACTTATTTGATTCCTTGGAGTGACCCGGGAGAGTGTGATATTCTTAAAATTACTGCAAATAGTTATGAAAACTGTGTAGACAAAATAATTAAACATTATGCAGAAGAATTTGATTCAGATGCTTTGGCAGAGTGTACAGATTATGAAGAGTTTATGCAGTTGATATATGATAATCACGACATTTTCTTGGGAAGCATCCATGAAATTGAAGAATATGAATAACCTGCGTATTGCACTAGATATAGATGATACTATTTTAAAGTGGTTTGAAGCTTATCAAAAACGTTTCCCTGGTGAACGTAATTTAGTGCAACATATAATTACCAGAAATGTACGTAAGTTACAATATGATAGAGAATTTTGGGAGAATCTAGAACTATTAGAGCGTCCTAATTTTGAACCTCATATTTACTCAACTAAACGTATAAATCAAAAGAGTTACACTCGTAATTCTTTAATTAAAAATGGTTTACCGATAAAACCTATTTATCAGACTTATAATCAAAATGGTAATAAAGCTGATAAGATAAAAGGAAGGTGTGATGTTCTTATAGATGATAGTTTATTTAATGTAACTAAAGCTATACAGAGCGGATTACCTGCACTTCTTATTGATAGACCACACAATCAAAATGTGGAGTGTGAATTTCGCATTTATAACTTAGATTATGAAGAAATCCTAGATGCGTATATGAATGAGTTAAATGTCTTAGGATGGCAAAATTAAGAGACTTAGTCAAACTTACTCCATTAATTGACACTCTTAAATTAGTTAAAATTGATGATGCAGAGTATTTCTCTTCTAAGTATGGAAACTATATAAGTAATTCAAGGTTAGGATTACTTAATCCATTTCAAGGAGGTTCAACAGATGCCTTCTTTGCTGGGTTCAAAGACGAAGGGTTTGTTTCTAGTTTAGTTATAGGTTCTGCAGTTCATTGTCTCTCTTTGCAGGGTGACCAGTTTGAACTTGCTCCTGCTCTAGGTAAACCTACTGCTAAATTGGGAGCTATGGCAGATGAACTTTATCCAGTATGGTTGCAACATCCCATTAGAACTTCTGATATTGAGGAAGCTTCAGTTAAGGTTAATTACTATAAAAATAAGCTTACTCCAGACATCATTAAAAAGGTAAATGAGCAATGTATTCCATATTGGAAAGCTCGAAAGAATGCACAATTAAATAGTACTAAAGAACTTATCTATTTAGATGATAAGAGTCGTGATACTGTATATAATTGTGTAGAAGCATTAACTAAGAATCCACAAATCCAAGAGTTACTTAATCCTTCAGGACTCTTAGACCCTCCTCTTTCTATGAATGAACAGGCATTCCTACTAGATATAGAGGCTGAATGTGCTAATGGTAAGAAAACCATACTACATTTAAAAGCTAAACTGGATAATTTTACTATTGATACAGAGCAGGACATTATTACTGTAAATGATGTTAAAACTATTAGTAAAGTAGTGTCTGCTATTGATGATAATATTAATAGGTATCACTATAGTAGAGAATTAGCTGAATATTTATATCTGTTAAATTTGTATGTAGCAAAGGAATATAATATATCAAAACCTTCAATAAAGGCTAATTATTTAGTAGTATCTACCATTCCGCAATACTATACTAAAGTTAGACCTGTAACTAATAAAGAAATACAAGAAGGTATGTATGAGTTAGGAACTTTGTTACGTCATGTAGCATATCTAATTTGCTATAAAGGATATTCTCTTTAATGGAACTTAAAGATTTAGACTTTAATAAAACTCTAGCAATATATAAAAAATTCTTTAGTGTTCATTTTTTAAATAGTAACTTGGGTGATAAATTAGCTGTAATAGCCTTAACTTGTTATATAACTAATGAACTCAGGAAAAAAGACAAAGAAATCACTTGCTATGATGTTCTATTGAAAGTGGGAAAAGATTTCGGAAAAGAAGAAAAAGAAACCTTTCTGAAATCACTTGGTGCTATTTGTGAGGACTTTATGTATGGAGTTAAAGACTTCCCGGACTATGGAGTGTCCCTCAAAAATATGCCAAAACAGCTTAAAAAATTATTAGATTCTTATGTACCATTTTGATAATATTTTATCAAAAATTTGTACAATTATTTAGATTAACATTAATTAACACTATAATCCTTGGATAATTTCCTAAATGGATTATTGTTGTTTACATCAGTTAAGAAAACTGGTTTTAGATAAGTATTTCGTAGATGACATGAAAATGATTAATGTTTAATAAGGATTTAATAATTATGAGTACAAAGGTTTTGAATTTTAAGAGTGTAGCAGTATCAGCAGAGTCTAAGGATGTAGCAATCGCAAACATTGAAGAGCAGTATTTCCATATTAATGGTGATGCAACTCAGGCTTATAAGAACGCAAAGGCTAAGCATCAGGGTGTTTGGACAGAGCGTGACGACAAGGCATTTAAGTTGGATTATTTGGAGAAGAAAGGTAAGAGCTGCCCAGGTGCTGGTTACATTATTGTAGTAGAGGCTGCTATTGGTGACACTCGTGAGCGTCCATATAAGATTGAAGATGTAAAGAGCGAGGGTAAGAGAAAGTTTAAGTCAATGTATAAGTGGATTGACGCTGAAGGTAAGACAGTATGTCAGGTTGATACTAATAAGGCAGATGCCAAGAATGCAATCAAGGAACTCTATAAGAGTGGCGCATTTAGAGGTGATGCTAAGTTGGTAAAGACAAAGGATGTAGTAGAGGGTAATGCAGTTATAGCTACAGCTAAGTATACTCCTTCTAAGAATACTAAGCCAGGTTCATACATTGCTTTTGGTATTGAAAATGCATAATCATATATTGGGTAACTAACACTATTGTTAGAATTGAGTAAGGTGATTGTCCGTGAGGATAGTCACCTTTTTTCTTTTAGATACATTAATAGCTAGATTACTTTGAATAATTAAGTAATTAAATTAAATGCAAGTAACTTTAGAACAACTTTATTTAGGAAAATCCACTAGAATTAAGGAAAAGGAGTATTTCACAACTGAGCAATATGTAATGCCATTTATAGACAGAATGTCTAAGTTTACAGACAAGTTTGAAATTCAAGTTAAACCTGCAGACCAGATTAGTCTAACTAATGATGGTGAAGTTAATCTTGAAAATATTGTATATAATAGAGTGTGGGTAGAAGCTCAACTTCCAGGAGAATATGCTTATGAGGGTCATACTCAGTCAGTTAGTCTTCTGTATGCTTTAGATACCCGTAAGCCAGTATACAAGATATTTCAAAATGCAGTACGTAGTGCTTGTTTAAATATGTGTGTATTCTCTCCAAATATGCTGCAGGTTAGGGAATTAGAGCCTGAAACTGCTATGGAATATACCTTTGTAAATCAAGTTATGGAAATGACTGATAATACAAAGGTGATGTTGGAGAATCTAGCTAATACATATATTAAGAGAAATGAACTCTATGACCATTTAGGACATTGGGTAGATAATTGTATTAGTAGCAAATTTAATTCGGGATTTGGTACTGTAAAGTTGGCAGAATCTACAGCTATTGATGCTTATAAAAAATTAGTAATTGACGAGAAGTCTGACTATTTTGTACCTAATAATGAGGATATTTGTATGTTCGATGCTTATCAGGCATTTACAGATATTATTACTCATGATAAAGGTAGAGATATAGTTAATAAATTTGAGAAGATTTATTTAGTTAAAGATATTTTAGGTATTAAGTAAATAAATATTTGGAATTAACTAAATAATAAAATATAATATAGATCCAGTAATAATTAGATGTTTATAAATAGATTATATTTTTAACGGCTTAATAGCTTATTTAAACATTTAACAATGAAAAAGGAAACCAGAAATCGTATTGAGAAAGTATTAAACTATGCTAAAGAGAATAATTGTAGTGTAAAAGCAGCTTGTATTGCAAAGAACTATAATTATAGCACTTTAATGAATACTATTAAATATACTCGTAGTATTGGTAAAGATGAAGATATTATTTCTCTATATGATTCTGTAAAGAAGTCTACAGGTAATTCTGTAGAGCATATTGATACTGATGAAAGAGCTGAGACTGAACAGATTCGTAATGAAGATGGTACAATAGTTAGTTATAGATTTAAAGTATTTCGTCGCGATAAGACTCCTGTGATAGGAGCCTTAACTAGAGATGAAATGAATCTTATCTATAGACTTTATTCTTATTATGGTTCTAGTCTCACACAGCGACAAGTAAGTAGACATTTTCCTGATTATTCTTTAGTTGATTTTAAGAGAATTTTACGTGCTTTTAATATAACTAAAGCTTCTAGTCCGTTTGCTCCTCATGTAATTGAAGAGCATACGCCAGAAGAACTTCAGGAAATGCAACTTAGAGAGAAGGAGAATGACTTCTTAAAAGCTGTAGAAAAGAATGAGGTAAGAGACCTCAAACAACTAGTTATTAAACTTACTAAAGAACAAATGAAAAGTTCTATTAGTGAGGAGAAACTAATTCAATTAATTAAAGAAACTAATAAAGACTATAAAGAATTTCCAGTTAACATTAATAGTAGTAACCCGACATATCCAATATTAATTATATGGTTGTCTGATTTGCATATTGGAGCTTATAATGCTAAGTATAGTAGTTTCATAACTCTTCCTAATTATGATAAAGAGGAGATTAAATCTAGATTAACTAAGATTGTGCAGACATTTGTAGGACAGTCTTATGGAGCAGTTTATGTAGTTAATCTTGGTGATTCTATTGATGGTTATAATAAAGAAACTACTAGAGGAGGACATCAACTTCCTGAAGTAATGGATGATAAAGAAATTAGTGAGACTTATATAGAGTGCATGATGGAGTTCTTCAAAGCTCTTAAAACTAATGTAAGAAGTGATGAGTTTAATTATCTCTGTATAGGTGAGAGTAATCACGATGGCAATTGGGGATGGTTAAATAATAAGTTATTGGCTGCATATTTAGCTAATGAAGGGGTTAAGAGTTTTATTAGTAACTTTCCTATTGACCATTTCACTATTGGTAAACATTCATGGATTTTCATGCACGGCAAAGACAATAATAATCAGTCTCGCCAATTTCCACTTACACTTAATCCTCAAACTGAATTATATTTTGCTAACTATATAGCAGAACAGAATATTAGTAATAAATATATCTATGTAGTAAAAGGCGATTTACATAATTATGCTTATACTACAGGTAAACAGTTTGATTATATTTCAGTAGGTAGTATGTATGGAAGTAGTAACTATATTGTTGCTAATTTTGGGCATACTAAATGGAGTATTAATTATTCTGTAGTTACAGAAGATGATATGTTGATGGGAACAGTTAAGGGAAATAACTAGATTAGCATTTAATAAGGAAAACAAATACTGTATGTTAACAAGAAGTGATATTTTAAGTGAAGCAATTCATAAATGCTTGGTTGAAATGTATAAATGGGCTCAACCAGCTATAGACTTAGATAAACTTATTGCAGATGGATATAAAGATTCTAAGGAAGATCCCCTATATAAGAAACACTATTTATCAGAAAAGAATTTTATCTATCTGAGAGATGTATATAAAGATGCTTATGGAATTACTGATAATTGGAATGACACTTTTGAGTTACTAATAGACTATTTAGTTAAGGGAGGTACAGAGGATGACTATAGACCTGCTACTAAAGACAGACCTGCTTATAGAGATTATAAAAAGGTTCCAGCATTAGATATTTTGATTGGTAAGGAAGCTACTGATAAGTGTCTAGAACATATTAAAAAGTGTCAGAATTTCTATTGTGGACATTCTAGAGAAGTAAATCAGTTTGATATGACTATGGCTTTAGGTGTGGGAAGTCCTAATTCTAATGCTGAATATGTAACGAAGTATTGGCAATCTCATGGGAGACCTGATTTTACTATTAAAGATTTTAAGATTGATGATATTATCTATGATGATATATACCCTGCTGTAGATGAATTTTTAGAGTCTTTAAAATAAATAGTATGAAAGATATTATATTGCCAAGTGAAACCTCAGATGCTATTGATTTAGGTGCTATTAATGAAGATACTGAAGGTATAGTTATATCTTATAAAGGGGACAATGCTGTTGGTTACATAGCTTATACATGTGGGGAAACCGCTCCTTGGGCATTCTTCAATACTACGGATAATACTATAATAGTTAAAAATGCTCATGGCGGTGATTATGCCAACGAGTCCCTAGCTAATTTAGTTAAATGGCTCATAAGAGATAAAGTTGCCGACAATTTTAAACTCATTAATCTCACAATAGATTTAGATAATTATAATTCAGATAAATTATCTTTAGATACTAAAAAATTAATGAATAAAAAGAATGTATGGTCATTATAAAAAGAGACGGAATAAAGGAAGAGTTTAATGCTGATAAGATATTTAACGCTTTAACTAAAGCATTTAAAGCTTGTGGTTATACTTCTGTTGAGAATGTTATTCGAGATATGGTTTCAGAAATGAGATTCTGGGATAATATTACTGTAGAAGAAATTCAAGATGAAGTAGAGGAGACTTTATATAATTATGAATATCTAGATGTAGCTAGAGCATATATAATTTGTCGAGAATCACATAAATCAATACGTGAATATGTGGAAAATAAACGTGCTTATATTAACAATTATAAGCGGGCTTCTAATACGGCAAATGCTACTGTAGATGATAATAGTAATGTATCTTCAAAAAATATAGGTGTATTAAATGCAGAAATTCATAAGTCTGATAATATAGAAATAAGTAGGGGAATGGTAGTATCTAAATTAAGAGAACTCTTTCCTGATTTTAATGCGAAAGAATATTTAAATGATTTAAAACATCATATTATCTATAAACATGATGAAAGTTCTTTTGCAGGGGCTATAGCTCCCTACTGTGTTAGTATGACTATGTATCCATTTTTATTGCATGGAATTAAGCAAATTGGTGGATTAAGTGCTGCTCCTAAGAATTTAGATAGTTATTGTGGTATGTATATAAATCTTATATTTGCTACATCTGCTATGTTTGCAGGAGCTGTTGCTACTTCTGAGTTTCTTCTTTATTTTGACTATTTTGCAAGAAAAGAATGGGGAGATAATTATTATCAAAAGTATGATGTAATTATTACAAGTGATCATTGTAATAGAACTAAAACAATAAAACAACAAATACATCAACATTTTCAACAAGTTGTCTATAGTATTAATCAACCAGCTGCTGCAAGAGGACTCCAAAGTGCCTTTATAAATTTTTCTTATTTTGATAAATCATTCTTTAAAGGTATGTTTGGAGACTTCTATTTTCCTGATGGAACTCAACCTATATGGGAATCCTTATCTTGGTTACAGCAAGACTTTATGCAGTGGTTTAATGCAGAGAGACTTAAATGTATTCTTACTTTTCCAGTAGAATCATTTGCTTTAGTATATAAAAATGGAGAATTTGAAGATAAGGAGTCAGCTGAATTTGTAGCGCAGGAGTATGCAAGAGGACATAGCTTCTTTACTTACATATCAGATACTGTTGATAGCTTGAGTTCATGCTGTCGTTTAAAAAATATGATTACTACTAAGGAGTTTAGCTTTACTAATGGTAACATGGGAGTTCAAACTGGTAGTAAATCTGTAATTACTCTTAATCTTAATAGAATTGTCCAGGATTGGTGCAAATCTATTGGAGGAATACCAACTGTAGGTAATCAGTACGATTCTCTCAGATTATACCTAAATAATATTTTAGAGAGAGTTTATAAATATCATATTGCTTACAACGAGCTTCTTTGGGATATGTATGATGCAGGGTTACTTCCTGTATATAAAGCTGGTTTTATTGATTTAAATAAACAATATTTAACTATAGGTATTAATGGTTTAAATCAGGCTGCTGAGTATTTAAATATACAATGCACTAATAATCAAGAGTATAAAGACTTTTGTAAAGCACTATTTACAATTATAAAGGGAGCTAACACCAAAGCTAATGGTATATTTAATAATCATAAGCTTACTTTTAATACGGAATGCGTACCTAGTGAAAGTTTGGCAGCTAAAAATTATAATTGGGATAAAGAAGATGGTTATGTAGTGCCTACAGACACAAATCTTTATGCCAGTTATATATATAAACCAAATGATCCTTCTGTATCTGTCTTAGATAAGTTATATATGCACGGAGGAAATTTTGCAAATGATTGTTTAGATGGTGGTAGTGCAGCTCATATTAACTTAGACCATCATTTATCTGTAGAACAGTATAGACTTTTGTTAAAGTATGCTGCAGAAAATAAATGTCAGTATTTTACTTTTAATATACCTAATTGTGAATGTGATAAATGTGGATTTATAGCTAAACAACCATTTGATAAATGTCCTAAATGTGGTTCTACATCAATAAGTTTGTACGATCGTGTAATCGGGTGAATATAAACGCCCCACATAATAGTAATATTATGTAGTAAACGCAGAATATGCTGGAAACCCCTTAGAGCCTAAGTATATTTGAATTTAATTCAAAAATGAACAAGTCTTAGGATTGGGCAATCAGCAGACATATAAATTGTTAATTTATGTTAATACTATTGTGGTATATACAAGTCGTGTATATACTTGACATAGATAAAAATTTATGGGTCTCAGAGACTATCAATGCGCAACCTATTAGGTTGATGGTATAGTCCACTCCCTTATTATTAACATAATTTTGACAATATGAGAAAAATAACTGAAGAACGCTTTTGTGAAGTATGTGGTATATCATCAAAATTTAAACAAGTAAATTTTAATAACTTAGCTGGAAAAACACTCTGTCTTAAACACGCAAGACAGTTTAAAAACTATGGAGAATTTAAAGACTCTAATCCAAGATGTGTATTTGATGATAATGAAATTAGATTAAAAGATAATTTTGCAGAAATAGATACTTATGATTCTTATGGAAATGTTATGGAAACATTTATTCTAGATGTAGATGATGTTCCAAAGTTAAAGGGTCATAAATGGAGAACTGTTTATAAAAATGATAAACCATATTTATTTACAGGAAACCAGCAAAAAGAACGTATATATTTTCATAGATTGGTACTTCCTACTGATAAACAAGTGGATCATATAAGTGGTAACACTCGTGATAATAGAAAATGTAATCTTAGGGAAGTCATTATTCAAGAAAATATGTTAAATCTGCAAAAGAAATCTACTAATACTTCAGGGATACGAGGAATTTCCTTTTGTAAAAGAAGTAAAAAATGGAAGACTGATTTTACTTATATGAAACAAAGATATTATATGAAAGAATATACATTAAAAGAAGAAGCAGTATATCAAAGGTATCTTTGTGAAATATATATGTTAAAATCGTATAGAAATAAAGCTAATGATTCAGTGTATAAATCTTATATTGATAAAATTTCAGATGAACGTAAAGCTGAAATAAAAAATTATGTTATTAATAAACTAAATATCTCGAAAGAGAGGGTATAAAAGGATTTAACAAAGATTAAAAATTGGTCTTCTCCTAGACAGATTGAACAGAAGACTAGAATATATGATAAAAGTATTCAATGAAAGAGTTATTAAAGTTTGAAGCAGAATGGTGTGGTCAGTGTAAAGCTCTTAAACCTACATTAGATAATGTACTTAAAGACTTTCCTGATGTTAAGTTAACAATAGTAGATTGTGAGATTGAAGAACAGAAAACACTAAAATATCAGATTAGAAGTATGCCTACTCTTATCTATTTAGTAGATGGAATAGAAGTAGGTAGATTATCTGGAGCAGTTCCAGCTAGTAAGATTATTGAACTTTTAAATAAGAAATAAAAATTAAGGAGACTTAGGTAACTAGGTCTCCTTTTTCTATATATGAGTGTGGAAAGAAAACAGCTTAAATCAGTTAATTGTTCTCTACGTAACTTTACATATGGTCGAAATTCTGATTATATAGTAGTAACAGAATGGGTTAATGGAGATGGCTGGGATATAACAATTAACGATAAACAGATTAGTCTACATAGTGGAGAATTAGCAGCTATTAATTATTTAACTGCTATGATAGATTACGATTATGACTCTCATTTAGAATAATTATGGAAGAAATAATTGTGCTAGATTATTATGATGGGTCTGTATGGATTTATAAACTTCCCTATCCAAGTATGAATAATGCTGCTATAGATGACTGGTTAGAGTCAATGGACTTTAATTTAGATGAAATAGATTATATGATTAACTCTAATATTACAATTAATGATGAACGATAATAAAATAACAATAGAACAGACAGTTGATATCTTGATTGAAGGTGCTAGAAAAACTTCTAATACCCTTATGTTAGAAACAGCTAAATTAATTAAAGCTGCGTTGATTAATAATCAGCATTCCGAGAAACCAATTTCTGAACTAGATGTTTTACATAAGATGGTTAAAGAGCGTGAAAAAGCTATGGCTATTTATGAGAAGGTGGGTCGTAAAGATTTAGCTCTTAAAGAAACTAAAGAAATTGGTTATATTCGAGGAATAATGCCTGTAGAACCTTCAGAACAAGAAATTAGAGAATTTATTTCCGAGTTAATGAAAATAATGACTCTGACTATTAAAGATACTAAAATGGTTATTACACATGTTCAACGTAAATTTCCTACTGCTCAGAAAGGTACTATTGTCAAAATATTTAAATCTTTACTGTAATGAGATTATACGGGATATTAAAAGACGATCTTATTGGGGAATATATTATAGATAATACTTCTACGAATATAGAGGATTTTAAACACACAGATAATGTGTATTATACAGATAATTCTCTAGGTGATCCTTTTGATTTCTATAGTTTATTTGAAGATAATACAGATGCTGATTGGCTTCCCTATAATTGTACTATAACTGAAGAGGATATGTACTATAAAAATGGTAAATATTATTATGATGGATATGAGCCTATACCTAAAGAAGCAATGGTAGGAACTAGAATTACTATATATAAAGAGGGTAAGTTAGTACAACAGCAATTTAAACCATATTAATATGTATTTTGTATATCAGAAACAAATAAATGTAGCTAGTGAACGGAGCTGTAATGTAGATTACTATACTAAATATTTAAAAGAACTTCAAAAATGATATATTTAACATGGCGTGAAATTCGACAAGTATTTGTTGAAGAAGATACCCTTTACTCAGCTTTACTTTACGTATATCGTACTTATATAGGAACCGAGGACGATGACATAGATGAGATTATTGATGGAATACTAAATTATATAGAAGATTATATAGAAGAGTTAATTAAATATGCCTCTCCTTATGAATATTCTGTAGGTGATATAGATTCTGAAGATATTACAGACTTAGTTACTGGAGATGAGTTCTTAGAAAAATTTAAAAAGTGGTATTTGAATGACTAAAATACTAGTACTCCCGGATTTGCATGGTCGTAGTTTTTGGAAAGAACCATGCAATAATTGGGAAGGTAAAATTATATTCCTAGGAGATTATCACGATCCTTATGGAGAATATGTAGATGGAGAACCTAATAAAGCAGAATCTTTAACTAATCTTAGAGAATTAGCTGCGTTTGTAGAGAATAGACGTAAGATTTCTGATGTTATATGCCTATTAGGTAATCACGATCTTGCTTATTTCAACGGAAATGGTAAATGTAGATTTGATTACTGGCAACAAAAAGAAGTAAAAGAGTTAATTAGCAGTTTAAGTCCTCAATTATATTACATATATGAAGATTTAACTACTAAAGAGCCTCATAAATATTTATTCTCTCATGCAGGTATTACTAAAGATTGGATAGACTATAATAATATGGAGTTAAAAGACTTAGATAGTATAGACATAACTAATCTTAGTCCATTAGATCATATTCCTTACTCTAGAGGGGGCTATAATAAATATGGTTCTTGTGTTTGGAATGATTTAAATGATTTTCAATTACAAACTCCATATAAAGATTATTACCAAATATTTGGGCACTCTTGGGGAGGAAGAACTAAACCTTTAATTACAGATAAGCATGCTATGTTAGATTGCTGTAAACCATTTGTGCTAAACACAGAAACCAATAAAATTGAAGAATGGCGTATATAAATCTTGACCTTTATGAAGAGGTAGAAGTAAAGGATTTTATCGATTATATAAAGTCCCATTATCCTCAGTGTAGTTCACTCTCTAACAAGGATTTAATGAGTTATATAGATAATCATATTCACAGTCTTATAGAAGCTTATTTAAGCTCTTTAGGATTAACATTTGGAGATATTAACTGGGATAGTGGATTAGACGCTCTTTATGATGAATGTGTTGATTATTTAAATGATTAAATATGTCAATTCAATGGTTACTTTCTCAGAGTTTCCTAACGAAATTAGTTTGTGCATCAATATTAGCCAATGTATTTGCCATTGTGCTGGTTGCCATTCATCTTATCTTGCTGAGGACATAGGAGAACCTTTAGAAGAATTAGCTTTACATAAGTTAATTACAGAAAATAAGGGTATTACTTGTGTTGGATTTATGGGTGGAGATATAGAGCCAAAAAGTGTTAATGCTCTTGCACAATATGTTAAGACAGAATATAATTTAAAGGTTGGTTGGTATAGCGGTAGAAGTCATTTAGCTCCAGAAATTGATTTACAGTATTTTGATTATGTGAAATTAGGTCCTTATATAGAGGAAAGAGGTGGACTAGATAATCCTAATACTAATCAAGTAATGTTGGAGATTGATAATACTTGTGGAAGACCAATAACTAAAGATATAACTAGTTATTTTTGGCGTAAAAGTAATTAATGACTTTAGAATTAGCTTATAATAATGATATTTTAGATTTTAAAAAACAATTGGAGGACTTAGCTGCTATTTATAGTATCACTATAAAAGCTTATAATGAATCTCATTATTTAGAGAAAAAGAAAGCATACCGATTAAAAGGCGGTTATAGTGCTAGATTAACTCCATTTGCTTTATTTAAAGATAATAATCATGAAATTCCTTTTTACAGTGAATCAAATGAATGTACTTTAGATAATATTTCTGAAATTTTAAATCGTTATTGTAATGTTGAAAGTACCTGTAATTAATAAGTCTAACAATGCTCTCCCTGAATATGCAACATCTGGCTCTGCTGGATTTGATTTTTGTGCCAATGTAGATGAAGTAAAAGAAAAACTTACTTGGAATTGCTTTCTTTCACGAAATATAAATGGAAAGATTGTTGAGATTACAATTTATCCAGGTGGTCGTGCTTTAATTCCAACTGGTTTACATATGGCTATTCCAGAAGGATATATGTTAGCTGTTGTAACTAGAAGTGGTCTTGGTCTCAAGAAAGGAGTAACTATGGCTAATTCTTTCGGAGTTATAGATGCTGATTATCGTGGAGATATTGGTCTTATTGTACAGAATAATGGATTTGAACCATTTACAGTACAGCAAGGAGATAAAATTGGACAAGGTATTATTTATAAATGTGAACAAGCCGAATTTACATTAGTTGATGAACTAGATGAAACAGAACGTGGAGAAGGCGGTTATGGGCATACTGGAGTTCGTAATTGATATTATATTAGATTAATTAGATAAATACTTAATATTAATTAATATGATTACTAAAGAACAATTCACAAAGGTTATTGAAGATACATTGAAGTTGAATAAGGAATACGATAGATGGGATGATTTTGGCATTAATTTGTGGGAACTTCCTATTGGAGATACTGTAGCTAATCTTGCTGAATCAATTTGGGATATTACATTCGATGAAGATGGAGTAGATTGGATTAACTGGTGGATATATGAAAGACCTGCTTTGTTTGAAGGTGATGAAGTAAATAAAGCCTATAATGAAGATGGTTCAGAGATTCCAACAGAAACTGTAGATGACCTTTGGAATATTGTAGAAAAGTTTCGTAAGTAATGATTAAATATCTTTTAGGACGCGCTAGTACTGGTAAATTTCGTTTTGCAGTTGTAGAATGTGATGAAGAATGGCATTCAGATTGTGAACCAGCTGGTTATATAATTCAACGTAGTTATGGTCAGGTGAGAGGAAAAACAACCCTCTCACCTCAAATTATTGTAGATAGAACTAAACAGAAGAGAAATTGGCAGGAACAATATACTTTACAATTTAACTCCGAAGTTAAGAAATATTTAGATAAAGGCTATAAGGAAATTGACAAACATCCTAATGAATATACTGATGATGAACTTCTAAGTATATTTGGGGATGTTAAGACCAATCAGTATGGTGTGATTAAACCCCAGTTAGCTAAACAAGCTGATAAGGTTACAAATCCTAAGATATTTAATAAAGAATGGCTAATTAGCAGAAAACTTGATGGTGTGAAAGCATTATTTTATTGGGAGGGCAAAGCCATCCATACAGCTAGCCGTGGTGGTAAATAAAAAATAATTTCAGATTCTAGTTGCAATTTCAAAAATTATGAATATACTTGCATAGTATTAATTAAAAAATTTAAAACTATGACAAGAGAAGAATTAATTAAAAGAAATCAAAAAATTGTTGAAGAATATGTAAATACTCCAGATCCCCAAAAGAATCTTACAGTTTTGGCACAAAAATTTGGGCTGAAACAAAGTCGTACGGTATCAAAAATATTAAAAGATGCAGGAATTAGTATTTATAATACTTCGCATCACACATGTGTAGATGAGCATGTGTTTGATGTAATAGATACTGAAGAAAAAGCATATTGGTTAGGATTTATGTATGCTGATGGATGTATTTATAGTAAAGAGTATCGATTAGAATTGTCTTTATAGGGAGCTGATAAAGAACATTTAGAAAAATTTGCAAAATTTCTTAAAGCTACTAAACCTGATATTGTAAAGGTTTATAAGAATTATAAAGAAGGAAAATATAATAGATGCAGAGTATCTGTTAGAAGTAAACACTTATGGGGAGCATTAAACTCTAAAGGGTGTATACCTAAGAAATCTTTAGTACTTACGTTTCCTTCTTCAGATATAGTTCCAAATAGTCTTATTAAGCACTTTATACGTGGATATGTAGATGGTGATGGTTGCTTATGTATAACAAAACCCGAAAAAGTAGAATTGAATATTTTAGGCACTCAAGACTTTTTAAAAGGAGTTATTGCTAATTTACCATTAACTAAAGAATATCCCATATATCAAAGAAAAAACATTTATGCAATGAATCTATGGTGTGGTACTGCTAAATATATTATAAAGTATTTATATGAAAATTCAACAATTTACTTAACTAGAAAATATGAACATTATAAAGAAATTTGCCGTTTAGATATGAAAATATCTAAAGGATTACAAACCAATATCGGTAAAGGCTGTGATGCTAATACCGAGATAACTATAGAAACTAAAGAGTCTGTAGCATCGTAGAGCGTAGAGATTGAACCTGAGAAATCAGAATAAAATATCTCCAAGAGTGGTTTGCCCTTAACACATAATGGTGAAGGTGAAAATGTACGCCGAGCTATAATAAATAAGAAATTATAGATATATGGATAAAAAGCCATATGATAACAAAACTGGAGCATTACGACTATAGTACAGTTCACTTGCGTACTAATCCTGCTTTACTTGCTTTCTTCAAAGAGAATCCTACTGTTATTCTTGATGGTGAGTTGTTCGTAAGAGGTAAGACTCTTCAGCAACTTTCAGGAGCTGCTAGAATGGAGAAGAATGCTTATGATTGTGATTGGTTACAGTATTGGGTATATGATTGTTATAACTCTGCAGATATTGATATGATAGCTTCAGAACGTTATAAGTTCTTAGAAGATAAATTTGCAGAAGCTCATAATTTCCCTATTTATAGAAGTAGTGAGGATGAATCAGAAGCACCAATCAGACTCTTGGGACATGAATATGTATCTGGTTGGGATAATATGAAGAAACTTCACGATGAATGGGTTTCTGCAGGATTTGAAGGAGCTGTAATTACAGACCCTTCTAAGGCTTACAAAGTAGGTTCTCGTTGTAACAATCTTATAAAGATCAAGCAATATAAGTCTGAAGATTTCAAAGTAATTGGATATAAATTGGGACTTAGAGGTTCTGAAGATATGACATTTACTTGTGAATTAGAAGATGGACGTACTTTTGAAGCTATGCCAGTAGGTAACAGGGAAATTAAAGCTGAATATGTTGAAAACTTTGAAGCTAAGTACAAAGGACACAAAGCTGAATGTACTTTCTTTAACTATTCAGACGACGGTATTCCTACTCAACCTAAGTTGAGAATATTTAGATTTGATTTAGAGTAAATTTTACTAGTGATTTTACATATATGAAAATAAAACTGATAGGTAAGGGACACTATGAAGTAATTCATAAAGGCAAATCTATAGGTAGATTTGATAAATATGATTTAGATGCATTAAATAATGCTCAAGTAGGAGCAACTTTAAATTTTGCAGACTAATATACTTTAATATGAAACATTATTTAATTAATACTAGCGTAGATTGGTGTGATGAATTTGATATGCCTTTCTATGAACTATTAGATGAAAATATGTATCGCATCTATATGTATGCTAAACTTAAATTAGGTAGTGCTATAACCGATAAGTTTTTCGGCACTAATGAAGGTTGGGAATATAATTATGGTTTAGACTTATTACAATTTGAACCTATAGAAATAATAGATATAGAGTATTCTGTTATTAAGAATCATTTGCCAGTAGGTACCTTAGATGTAATGGATGATTTACTTAACTATCTAGAAAATAGAGCAAATTTAGAAGATTCTGAAGACATATATAAGATGACTCCTGAACAAGTAATGAAAATTATTGATGCAATTGCCAAGTGAGTTTAAGTGTGCTGGAAATACCATTAAGGTACAGTTAGTAGAAAAAACAGATAATAATAATTACGGAAATTGGTGTGATGCTACCAATACTATAACTATAGCTAAGACTATAGAATTAGAAGATAAAACTGTGGTAGAGCCAACAGAAGATCAAATAACCAATACATTTTGGCATGAACCCCTCCATTGTTTTCAGTTCTATTTCGATAATAGCTATAGTGAAGCACAATCACAAGTATATGCCAACTTTCTGTGTGAATATTTCAAATCTGTTGCTTCAGATGATGAATTCGCCTAAAAAGAAAGCAGTTGTTCCATCAGTAGTTATCGAAAAGAAACCAAAAGTTAAGTATATTTCTAAACTAAAGGAATATGCTATTAATTTCGATGCTACTATAAAAATACATCAAGGAGGGTTTGAATCAGCCCTACCTTGGTGTATCAAAGTAGATAAAAGTAAATATGCTAATTTAACTAAAGAACAGATAGTAACTAAGGTTAAAGAAGCAATTAGATTGGCAATCTTAGATAAGTGTCCTTGGGTATCTGAGATTATTTCATTAGATAATATTAAGTTCTCTAAAGAATTAATTAATAATGAAGCTAATCAAGAGCAAAAATTATGATGTTAACTATCTGGCTAAAGTAGTTGATATTAAGGTTTTTAGAAAGCATTCAAATCCAGAAGTAACTAAACTCAAATGTTGTACTATTGATGGATTTAATATTATTACTTCAATAGATGCTGAACCTGGGCTTTATATATATTTCCCAACAGCTTGTTGTATTAATCCTGATTTTTTATCTTATAATAACTTATTTAGAAAGTCAGAGAAAAATAGCAATCCAAATAAAACTGGTCTATTTGAAGATAATGGTAAGGTTAAAGCAGTCAAATTAAAAGGTGAATTATCAGAAGGATTTATTGTACCTGCTGTAGAATTTACCAACTGGCTTATATCTATAACTAATAGAGATATTGAATTAATTGATGGAACTGAATTTGATACAGTAGAACATGAAGGCAAGACATTTTGGGTTAATAAGAAATTCATCATTAAAAGAACACAGGGAACTCCTGGAGGCTCAAAAAAGACACGTAAAGTTAAGAAAGAACTCGATAAGGTCATCTCTTCTCAATTCAGATTTCATTATGACACAGTTATTATCAAGAAATGTCCTAATGTAATTCAACCTGAAGATTTAATTAGTATTACTGAGAAAATACATGGAACTTCCCATATTTCAGCATATGTAATGTGTCATAAGGAACTTACTTGGAAAGAGAAATTAGCTAAATGGCTTACAGGTAATAGTTTTGATATTTATGACTATCTATATGCTTCAAAGAATGTAATTAAAAATCAATATTATAATCCCAATGTAACACCTGGATTTTATGGTTGTGATACTTGGAGATATGCTGATGATTACCTGCGTCCATATCTTCAGAAAGGTATGACTATTTATGCAGAGATTGTAGGATATAATCCAACTGGCACATATATTCAAAAAGGATATGATTACGGTTGTGAACAGCCTAACGTTATTGCAGACAATTTAGTATATAAACCAGAAAAACATTTTAAGGTAAGACCCTACAGAATCACACTAACTAATGTAGACGGTGAAGTACATGAATTTAGTGCAAGAGAAGTTCAACAGTATTGTAAGGCTGTAGGACTAACTCCTGTAACTGAATATTATTATGGATATGCTAAGGATTTATATCCTGAATTAGATAGTAAGGATAAGGACTGGTCAAATAAGTTTTTGGATAAACTATCTAATGATAAGCGTTTTTATATGGAATGTAAATCACCTTCTTGTGTTAATAAGGTACCTCACGAGGGTATAGTTATTAAAAAGGAGGATATGATTAGTCACGCTTGGAAATTAAAATGTTTCAAATTCGTAGATAAAGCTCAATCTGATCCAGAGATGGATAAAGAAGATGAACTTGGTTAATAAAATACATACTTTCATCAAGCATTGGAATGAATATAACAATCCATTCTATGTTTGGTGGAAGTGTAGAAATTGGTTTCAAAGACCTTATTGCCATATTTATTGGGGCAGAAAAATATGGTTCTTTGGATTACCTATAGCAGATAGATATTATAATAGGATATTAGATATTAGATTTAGCGCCGTTGGTTGGAAATGGAAATATGAGAGAATAGAGCATGAATGGGATCCTTATATTGCTATTACTCTATTTAGAAAATGGCAATTAATATTTACCTTTAATTATGCTATTCTAGGAGATGATTGTTCTTATACTAGAGATATAGCTACTTGGGAAGCTATGTTAGATATAGTATATAATAATAAATCTCTACATCAGGTAGTTAATAAGCATCAATGGTGTAAGTCTATAGATAATAGAAAGGAAGTTATCACAATAAAAGATAACTTAACTAATGAAGGACTTTTAAATATTTAATAGTATGAAAATATGCGCAATGTCTGATTTACATGGTAATCTTATCCATATACAGAAGTGTGATTTATGTTTAATTACTGGAGACGTTGTACCTCTAAATATACAGAAAAATAGAGTAGAATCTGTTGTATGGTTATTTCAAGATTTTTTACCTTGGATTAAAGAATTACCTTGTGAAGAAGTATATATGGTAGCAGGTAATCACGATTTTATATGTGCTTCAGAATATCCAGTAATGAAAGCCCTAGCGTATCTTTCTAATTTTAAGTTTACTTATTTACTTAATGATTATACTAATTATAGAGCTCTAGATGGTAAAAATTATAAAGTATATGGTTCTCCACAATGTCACGTGTTTGGGAATTGGGCATTTATGCACAGTGAGGAATTTCTAGAAGGTCTATATAATCAAGTTCCAAATAATATAGATATATGGTTAACCCACGACACTCCTGCTTTGGGAGATTTAGATTTATTACCTCCGAGTCAATGGAGTCAAGAATCTATCCATGCTGGAGGTCAAAGTTTAGCTAAAGCTATTCAGAGAGTTAAACCTAAATATGTATTTTGTGGGCACCTACATACTTGTAAAGATAAATATCTAAAGTTGGATAATACAGAAATATATAATGTTTCTATTCTTGATAATGATTATCATATTAGTTATGAACCTACATATTTGGAAATCGATTAATAAAGAAGAAGATGGCATATTAGATATTTACTGTTCTAGATTCTACTTTAACTAAAATACAAATTAACATGGAAAAGAGTGTATTTGACAGACTACTTACAGAGTATAAAGAATTAGAAATTAAAACTACAAAGCTTAGAGATTTCTTAATTAGTAAAATAGATAAAACTTCTATAGATAATCTTAATAAAGACTTATTGATAGCTCAACTTAGAGCAATGGAAGCTTATCTTACTATTCTTAGTATACGTATAGGTCTTAATAGACCAACCCAAGAAGAAAAGCAATTAGATGAAGCTATAGAACTAGCTAAGTCTACAGTTAATGAATAAAAGAGTTATTTTTTCTGACAAGTCTGATTCTCTACTTCAGAGTTATTTTCGAGATATATCTAAATATAAAATATTAGATAATGAAGAAATAAACAAGTTAATTGTTGAAGCTCAAAATGGAGATGAAAAGGCGAGAGAAAAAGTAATTACTTCTAATTTAAGATTTGTAGTAACTATAGCTAAGCAGTTTCAAAATAGAGGTATTCCTCTTATGGATTTAATATCTTCAGGATTGGAAGGCTTATGTAAATCTGTAAATAAGTTTGATCCAACTAGAGGTGTTAAATTTCTTAATTATTCTGCTTGGTGGATAAAACAATGTATTTATACTACTATATATTGGTATGGTCGTGAAATTAGATTACCGGTAACTCAACACTTAAAAGTAATTCAAATATTAAGAGCTACTAATGAGTTTATCAAAAAGAATGGTAGAAATCCAACCACAAATGAATTACATACTTTAACTAATATCCCTGAAAAGCAAATAGATTATTTAGCACAATTTTCTAATAGATTAGTTAGTGTTGATGATTTTATTGGTGGGGATGAAGAAAATAGTCAAGTATGCGATGTGATACCAGATGGAGAACCTTCTCTTGATGAACAGGTTAATAAAAGTTTTATTAATAAGGAATTATGTAAGTGTCTAAATATACTTCCTGTTAGAGAACATGATATTATTGTTATGTTATTTGGTATAGGAATGAATCCTATGTCTAAGCAAGAAGTAGGAGATATGTTTGGTATTGGTATTGAAAGAGTTAGACAAATAAAAGAAAAAGCTTTAGATAGAATAAGAAAGAGATGCAATTTACAATTATCTAAATTAATATAATGGTATCTAAGGAAGAATTTCTTAATGGGAATTGGTGGTTAGTTATTGCTAAGTATCCTGTTGCTTGTGATGCTTCAATAAAAGAAGTAATTGAAAGTGAAGAAGATCCTACGTTAGAATCTAGTTACGCAAATGAATTAATAGAAGAGTGTATTGAATCATTTGGTTACTTAGATGAATTTACTTATGATCCAGATTTGGAAGAAAGTGAAGAATATGGAGAAGAGGATCAATTTGAAGATTGGTATGAGCAGCAAAGAGAAGGTATTGAGCTTGAGGCTATAAAGATAGATGAAAAGGTAATAGATGAGTATGGAGTAAAGTGGTTAAATGACTATTTAGCATGAGCGGATATTATCCAGCAGGAGCTTATAATGACCCAAGTGCACCTTGGAATGAACCTAATGATAGAAATATTACTGTAGAAGTAAATGTTGAATTAGGTACTTTTGTAGATATTACAATTCCTCAGTATAAAGAAGGTAGACATTTAGTTATTAATGAAGAAGAATTAAAAGAAGCAGTAGAAGAAGCTATAAAAGATAAATTAAATATTGATAATGAAGATATAGTTCTAAATAATTTAACTATTTGTAATTATCAATGATTTATTTAGTTAGTCATAATAAAAGCTTATTTCAAACTGATAAATATATAGAAGCGACAATGGAGCAGGCAATGTCTGTTCTGTTGCCGCTTAAACTATGTCAGCTAGATTCTGAAACTAAGGGACTCGATTGCCATACTAAAGCTTTATTAACTATACAATTAGGTAATAGAGATAATCAAGTAGTTATTGATTGGACCACTCTAACTCCAAAAGAAAAGCGAATAGTTAAAAACTACCTAGAATCAGATAGACTATTTCTTGGATGGAATTTGATGTTTGATTTAACCTTTTTGTATGTTCAGGGAATCTATCCTAAGCATATTTGGGATGGTATGATAGTAGAACAGCTATTATACCTAGGGTATCCAGCTTCAATGCGTGAAAAGAGTTTAAGGGCAGCTGCATGGAATTATTTAAATATTAACATTGATAAAACTGTTCGGGGTAAAATTATTAATGATGGTTTAACTACTGAGGTTGTTATTTATGCAGCAGGAGATGTTACATATATAGAGGACATAAAAGAAAAACAAGATATTGAGGTAGAAAAGCAAGGTATGAAACTCGCAGTAGAGCTAGAATGTGAATTTGTTAAATCTCTTGCTTACTTTAAATATTGTGGAGTTCACCTCGATGTTACAAAGTGGAAAGCCAAAATGGCTAAAGATCAAGCTAAACTTAATAAGGCTATTTCAGAATTAAATGCTTGGGTAGTAGCTTGGGATAAAGAAAATCCTCATAGTGGCTATGATATTCAATATCCTGAACTTAAATATCCAAAGTATTCTGCAGATTATCCTGCTGAGGTAAAGAGACTAATTAAAGATGGATATAAAAGGTTTCCTCAGGAAGACTTACAAACTCCTGATGGTAAGGTTGATGCTTATAAGAAAGTAATTAAGAATCAGTTTACACGAATTGATACTCAAGGTGATTTATTTACAGGATTTGATACTGAACCTAAATGTGTGATAAATTGGAGTAGTCAAAAACAAGTAATACCCCTATTTGAGTTACTTGGAATTAATGTGGAAACATTTGACAAAAAGACTAAACAGAAAAAGAAGTCTATTGAAGCAAATGTTTTAAAGCCTCAAAAGAATGACTTTCCAATTATTCCTATATTTTTGGAATATCAAGAAGCTGCTAAAGTCGTATCTACTTATGGACAAAACTGGTTAAATGCAATTAATCCTAAAACTGGTAGAATACATGCAGATTTTCATTCTATAGGTACAGATACTGCAAGAGTTAGTTCTGGTGGAGGTATTTGGAAACTGAATATGCAAAATCTACCTAATGATCCAGAAACTAGAGCATGTTTTACATCTGAAGAGAGTAATGCTTGGTTATCAGCTGATTATCAAAGTCAGGAATCTCGTATTATTGCATCTGTTTCTAAAGATGAGAAGATGATAGACCTATTTGAACACGGTTGTGGTGATGTCCATTCTTTAGTAGCCTATATGAGTTATCCTAATGTAATTCCAAGAGACACTAAGATTGAAGATATAAAGAAACTCTATCATAACTGGAGACAGAAAGCTAAATCTATTGAGTTTGCTATTAATTACGGAGGAGACTATAATACTATATCTAAAAATGATGGTATTCCTGTAGAAGAAGCAAAAGAAATTTATGATAATTTTATGGAAGGTTTTCCAGGAATAAAAAGATACCAAGATTATTGTAGAATGGCTGTTATGAGAGATGGTTATATACTACTTAATCCTCTTACTGGACATAGGGCACATATTTATGATGCTGAAGAGTTAAAAGAGACTCATAACAAAATGCAAGAACCTGGATTTTGGGAGTATTACCAGAATGCAAGAAAACGTAATCCACAAGATGAGATTGTACAAGAAGTAAGACATTATATGCAGCGTAAAGCAGCTTCTGAGAAACAATCCATTAATTACCGTAAAATGTATGCGGCATAGATAAGTAATTATCTATTGCAAATTGGGTGAATTGCAGGAAGGTCTAATATTAGAATAATCTGCAGCCAAGCTTATGAATCAAGTAAAGGTAGTAAGAAGGTTCAGAGACTAAGGATTGAGTATTGAAGCAATAATATCCTATAAGCGCCCAATATCCCTATGGGATAATGAAATAGTCCAAACATTGATACAAAATAGAGGAGCAATGTGCTTTAAATTGTCTTCTATTAAACTATTTAATTGGATTGTGGATCATAAGCTAATAGATAAGGTAAAAATGTGTGTACCAGCTCATGATGAGTTTAACTTAGAGTGTCCAGTAGCAATTAAAGAACAAGTAGGTAAAGTACTTATTAATTGTATGATAGCTGGAGGTAAGCCATTCTGTCCTAATGTATTTTTAGGTGCAGATATAGATATAAATGACCATTGGGTTCACTAATAATTAAATAATTTAATTATGACTTTTATAATTCACCATCCAGATGGAACAAGAGAACAATATTCTAATCATTATGATGAAGGTATTGAATCTGAAAGAGATGCAGCATTTGATGATGCATATATGACATTTCCAGATTGTTATATAGAACTTTTTTAATTAATTATTAAATAATTATGAAATTAAAAGGAATAGTTGAAATTGACGAAACTAATTATAGAAGAGACTTAGAATTAGCATTTACAGATTATCTAGAAGAAGATACACAAACTCCTGAATTATTCAGGGACTGTGTAGTAGATAGACTATCTGAAAACTTTATGGCAGAAGTTGCCCTAGATGAAGAAACTATTGCACAAGCAATAGATGATACAAAGAGATTCATAAGAGAAGCTTTAGAGAATATCTGATGATTAAATTAGCTAATAATATTGGATGGAATAAAAACTGGAAAGATACATATTTTTATGAGAAAGGTATAATTGTAAGTATGTTTACGATTGTACTAATGATATTATTTTTAATCTTTGCTAGTATTATATGAACTATTTAGTTATTATGGAATATAAGTGCATAGGTAGATTATGCCGTGTATATGAAGTAGATGCAGAATCAGAAGAAGATGCTATCAAATTAGCTTCATCCGGAAAGGGATATAATGGTGAAAATGTAGATAGTATTGAAATGATAGGTGAACCAAATATTACTGTAGAAGAAAATAAGTAAATTAATTATATGCAGAGGTCTTCCAGCAAGTGGAAAGTCCACATGGGCTAAGCAGTGGGTTCTTGAAGATCCTGAACACAGAGTTAGAATTAATCAAGATGATATTCGACTTATGCTTGGTAAGTATTGGGTTCCAAGTAGAGAGAAACTAGTACAAGAGATACAATTTGACGCAATAATTGAAGCATTAAGTAGAGAATTTGATGTAGTTATTGATAATACTAATTTAAATAATAAAGTTTTAGATCAGTTTAATCGCTTAATTAAAACTTTTGAAGATTACGAAATAGAATATAAAGACTTTTTTGATACTCCTTTATCTGTATGTATTGAGCGTGATAAAAACAGAGATTTACAAGTTACAGAGAAAGTTATTAGAAGTTTTTATAACAACTACAAAGATAAATATCCTTTAAATGGTAATTAAATGATAATAGATAATTTTAATATAGTATCTCCTTGGTTTGACAATCTCTTAGACCGGGGAGATTTCTTCTTTGTACAAGTAATGCAAAGAAATAAAGAAAAAAAAAT